AATATTCAATTACTTCTGTATATGTTACTTTATCTGTATTTTCATTTATTAAAGTTATGCTATATTCTATTAGTTCTATTACATTTACTTTTTCTATACTTTCTGACAATAAATTAATTATAGGCTCAATAATTTCTGTAAAAGATATTGCACTTGTGTTTTCAGTTAATAAGGATAAAATATAGGTTAGTTCTTCTAAATAAATGGTAGTAACTATATTCTCTGTAAATAATGAAAAAAGATACTCAATAATTTCTTTTACTATTATTTTTTCAATGTTTTCAGAAAACAAGGATAAGCTATATTCTACTATTTCAATATACTCCCCAACCATAGTATCTATATTTTCTAACAAAAGACTAAATAAATACTCGGCTACTTCTATATATTCTACATTATTAATATTTTCAGTAAGAAAACTAATTGGATGTTCTAAACTCTCAATTAAAGATACCTTTTCAATGTTTTCAGGTATTAAAAATATTAAATATTCAGTAGATTCTTTTACTTCAATCTGATTAATATCTTCATTTATAAGACTTATAAGATATTCAAAATTTTCAATAAATAATATAATATCTTGATTTTCTGTAAAACAAGAAAATAAATACTCCAAAGACTCAAAGACAATTACTTTCTCGATGCTTTCAGTAAATAAAACCAAAGGAAACTCTAAAACTTCTTTTAGCTCAACAGTATTAACATTTTCATTAAGTAGAGAAATAGAATACTCCAAGCTTTCTATTAAAGAAACAATCTCTATGTTTTCACTTAAAAGAGCTATTAGATACTCTATCCCTTCAGGATATTCCACACCACAACCATTTTCAGTAAGAAAAGCAATAGAATATTCAATTAATTCTTTAGCTTCAATCTTGTTGGTATTCTCATTAAGTTGTATTAGTGAAAGTTCTATTACTTCTTTTGCTTCTATACTGTCACTATTTTCTAATAAGCAGAGTACAGGATACTCTACTGTTTCATAATAAGTTTCTCCTCCCGCCTCCGTATAAGTATGAATAACTTGAGGCCAAGCAGGGTAACTTAAAACCTCTTCCGCTCTTCCAACAGGAGAATTGGTAGGGGTTCCGTGATTTCCATTACCCCTTCTATCAATTATAGTGCCAGCACCAGAAGCGGTTGCTCCGTCTGCAAAATCATCAAGCGGCCAATATGCCTTTAGATCCGCTGGTTGGATTTGTAGTGGTAAATATTTGATCTTCGAGGTGGCTAAAAAATTTAGTTCAGCATCCGTAAGGGCTCCTCTCCAGAATGCAACCTCAGAAATAACACCATTTAGCCATTTCCTGCCAGCCTCCGCCCACAAACCTTCTTTTCCAATACACCTTCCACCCTCACTGCTAGTTATACCACCTGATACAGATTGAGCCATACTATATTTTGTTGTGCCCACAAAAGCACTAAAAGTATTATTGGGATTATCAAAACGAGCAGCCACAAAATGCCAAACACCATCGTTAATCACTTGTGTGCTGGAAAAATAAGCCGTACCAGAATTACTATCAAATCTCATTAAAGGTATGAAGTGTCCAGCCGATGTCACTGCCCCATTGTCCCCTATGCCCACAAAAAAAATAGGGGCTTCATTCGAAGTATTTCTCAGGCTAAAAATTGGCCCCACGGAATCCGTAGTTTTTACCCACGCCGTCACCGTTACGCTTTCTCCGCTGAGTATGTTCAAAGTAGAACCAGCACCCAGTGTGATATGATCGTCCGTTCCATCAAAATATATTGGCATTAAAAACTCACTTCCCTATAATCAGCTCTTGGATCATTTTTGCATCCCAGCCAGTCAGATATTTCTCCTTCAACAGGGCAAAAGTGGAGAGATACAACACCAGAAACACCAATAGGGATATTGTTTTTAATCCAGCTAAATACTGTTTCCGCTTTTGCGCTGCTTAAAAAAAGATAAGTGGCGTTGACTACTATTTTATTATCTTCATTTCTAGAAATACCAGCCTCCAAATTCTTCTTATAAGCAGCATCCTCGTCTTTCCAAAGGTCAGAGGCAAAACTAAGGCGTGATAAAATAGTATCTCTGATCTGGATTGCTTTAGCTTCGGTATCAATTATTAAACCAATTTGTAGTCTTCTGTGCATAATTCCTCTTAGGTTGTAGTGTATTCTAAGCTAATTGCTACTACTTCCAAATCCCCTACAACATTATCTGCACTCACATCTCTATTGAGTTTGAATTTGAAATAATCACCGGCTGCTACCGAATCAGCATTTGTCTGAGTAATGCCGATCTCCTTCAAGTATCCTGCTGTCTGGTTATTTGCTAATACAAGAGTTCCAGCATTAACTGTGTCATAACTATCAGTTACAATATCGGCAGCATCCTCTGGGGTAACCGCCATGATAGCCGTCTCAAAAGCAGCCGTTAGTGTCCCTGTTTGAGTTGATGCACAAGAGAATTGAATTTTGGCTACTAATCCAGAGGCATAATTTGCGGGCATACGAAATTGCCACAGACATGATTCATCAGTTGTATCATCAAATAGGAGTCGCCAGTTGCCTTCTGCTGCATCAATTACAGCAGGACTAGTTCCAGGTAACTTAGCAGCTTGTACTGGTAATATTATTGTCCCTGTTGCCATTTAATCACCTTCCTTGTTACTATTCAATTGACGAAGTTTGGTTAGTTCTTTCAATTATTCTCTACTTTCTTGCTAAATAGTTGTTTTACATCTTAAAACATTCTTTTTCTTCTTTTCATCCCGTATAAACCCTAAACCATAAGTTTTACGCTGCTCTTATTTTTGGTGTAACCTTTAAAGAATCTCCATCATTAATTGTTCGTGCTGCTGCAAAACTTTGTACTGCAATTAAATCTCCACTTGTACCTGAAGCTACATCAGTAATAAATGCTCCAGTAATATCCCCCCAGTCACCACCACTTGCAGTAAAAGTTTGTTCTGCATAAGTCGCTAAATCATCAACTATTGACCAAGAACCTCGAGATAATGCTATTCTTGCATAACCACTGCCAGAAGGTTCGGTTAAATCAGCAAGGGCCTCTGTTTCTCCTGGTTCTGCAACATCTTGATAAAGTCCTAAATATAACGTTGTATCTACTGGAGTAGCTCCCAATAAAATATCTAATACCCTATTTTCACCTGCATCTGTCCATTTAGCCATTTTATTCTCCTTTCTTATTTATTATTGTTAGCCTATAACTTCTATATAGTCTTTAAATATGCTGTCATCTTTTTGTAATTTATAAGCTAATATACTTATCAGTGCTTCATCATTAGGTTTTAGATAAACCCCACTTTCTTTTCCTTCTATTATATTAAATACAAAAATATTACTGAAGCTAATATTTTTAATTTTAATAAAAGCATGGCTGTTTTGTATAATATCCCCTATTTCATAAAATTTATAACTATCCTCTATTTTAACTACATAGGTAGTATTGTTATTAAAAGATATTGTAGCTTTATACAAACCCCCACCAATTTCCAACATTGGTATAATATTTTGTTCATCAATAGGATAAACAATTTCTGCATTAATTAACAGTCCTTCCTCTTTGTTTTTAGACTTATAAAAAATACTCCTAGAAACCATTTTTCCTTCGTTTTATAATACCTGTCCACCTTCTGAAATTTCATCTATTGCATCTCTAATTGCCTTTAAAGAATCTGTCCCAGAATCAAAACTTGTTCCTTGAATATCTTCAACATCATCTATCAAATCAGTGATATCTTTTAGTTTAACTTTATACTTTATAACCTTAGCAAACTTTTTTTCTAATTCAACTAAACGATAAACTTTAGCCGCCCAAATACCTTCTTCATCAGGAATAAAAGAATAGGCATAAACTCCTATAAATTCGGGGGTAGTCACTCCATCATCTTTTTCTATCATAGTAAATGGAGATCCAACTAGGATATCCCCATTTTCATCAAATATATCTACTTTACAGTCTATTTGACCAGACTGAAAATTTCCTGGTACATATAAAACTTCAATAGACTCACCAACTTTATAATCTGGATTCATATTGTCTCCTTTCTAAAATAGATTTTCCTTGGCCTTTTAATTCTCTAGCCTGCTGGCCTAAAACTATTTATATGCTACAATAGCTATATACCCGCCGTAGCTGTCTTGTTATCTAGAAGAATAAGCTCTTTCATTATACAAAAGCTACTTCATGCTCAATTCCATCGCCGTCTTGAGCGTATATCTTATTATCACTCTTAAAATACAAAGCACCATAGTTCTCTATGGCTGTTGGCGTAGTTCGCTCAGCTAGATGCAGTGCCCCATCAGTTACTTTAATTGGCGCGCCTTCAAGTGATAGCGTGGTTGCATTAGTCCAAAGTGTGCCTGATTTAAGTTCGGTGACAATTGAATATGTGCTTCTTATTTCAATACCTTTTCCGTACCATTCCCAAATTATTAAAGGGGGTGTATTTCTTGTCCCTGTTAAGTGTAACCCGCGCATAAAATTAGATGGTGTAAAATTAGGACTGGTTCCACGAGATGTAAGACTAACAAAACTTCTGCTGTACACCTTAAACGTAGTTCCGTTTGTAATCGCACCGGAAAAATTTGGGGTTACATCAATTCTGTTACTTGCCTTTACAGTCTTTATGATAACCCTGCGTTCACCAATATATGTTCCACTTGTTATCTCAACAATAAATCCATCAAAAAAACCACTATCAGCAAGACTGCCTATCTCTGTAGCTGTTATATAATCGACATCTCCTCCTGTAGCAGTTGCTGACAACTCTTCTGTGTCAGTACCTACCTCTATGCCTGATTTCAAACCGCTTGTTGCTGTATTCTTAAACAACAATGCGGGGTCTTGAATATTAGACGTAGCTAATACCTGGCTATCTTTGGTTAAATGACAATATTGTGCGTGGTCATCATCTGAAAGACCTGCAATACTTCCATGATCAATACTTGCTTGCGTAAAATGAATAGTGGAGTCTCCTATATGAGAATCTATTTGATCATGAGTATATGTTCCAATATTACTTAATGCTGTATGGTCAGATACCCCCCCAGCCAATTCCTGCCAAGCGGGAGTAGCTAAACCACTATTGTAAAAATATGCTTTTCCTTCATCAGACCGAATAAACAGTTGGTAATTTCCTGGAGTACCTGGAAAAGATGAATCGTTCTCAACAACAAATCCTTGTGTTTCAGACTTTCCAAAATTAGCCCCTAAACAAGATAAATATCCGGCTTTAGTGATACTTGCTGTTGCCGTCGAAGCATCGCTAAGTATCCTAAAAGCTTTACCATCCGTTGTTATTCGAACATCAAAATCTTTATTCGTCTGTGGAAAGGCTGTTATATTTTCTGTAGTAGACGACATTGATAAACTACCAGCTGCAGTGCCCGTGCTGTCATAAAATGAAATACTACTTGGAGTAAGATATAACGCATAGTTTCCATATGGATATACTGGTACTGCCCATCCAGTTGCATGTCTTATTAACATTATGGTTGGGTATTCTTGCCCGCTTGTGGTAGCAGTTCGGACAAATATTAGCCCGCGATTAACATTACCAAACTTGGTAATATATTCACCGCTTGTTGCTGTATCATGCTTTACAACAAAACTATTACCATCAAAACTTACATCCCGCTGTACACTTGACCAACCTTTTAACTGATTAACATTATGCTTTAAACTTGAGTGCAAAGAAAATATGTTTTCCATTTGCACCGCCTTTCTTTAAATATTTATTTTTTCTTTCAATTTAGTTACTCTTCTATCAACAGGCAATTTTCTAGTATAAACTAAGTTTTTAAGAAATACAAAATCTTCATCCTCAAGATTAACAACTTTATCCTTAGCAGAATTATTCCATAATGTTATATTATCTTCTTGTCTAAGATTTATCTTCTTAGTCTCCTCTTTTGAAATTTCAATCCCCGCATCTAACAGATTAAATATAGTACGTTGATCTTTAAGACTAGCCATACCACTACCATCGCTCCCAGAAAATAACAAATTTGTTAGTATTATCCTATCCCATACACCTAATTTTAATTCCTTCATCCTAAATCCTCCTTATTAAACTTTATGATAATACCCTAGTTATACCTGCTAAATAGTGGTTAGGTGGTGTTCCTCCCCACGTGAATGTTTCCGTAACAGTATATCCAGTATGTACTGTAGCTGATGTATATACCGCCGTAGATATTCGTTCATTATCTGTACCACCCTCTAAAAAAGTATAGGTAATAACAACATCATCCGCTGCCATAATATTTTCTGATATTGTGATTTTCTTTCTAGTATTACTATCGTGGTCTTTAAGCTCTACTGCACCTATTTGTAAATCTCCAGGATTTATCGTTACAGAAATAGCATCTATAGCATCCTTAATAGCCGAAAGCCACTCGGTAACTATACCTCTTATATCCGGCATTAAAACACCTCCTAAAGGTTAGTCTGGTTCTCTCTATCCAAGTCCACACCAAAATTTTTAAATAGTTTATTACTCAAATATTCCATAAGCCCTCTTTTTTGAGCTTTATCATAAAGCCGTCTAAGTGTAATTGGAGAATCAATCTCATCTATTCTTGCTTCTGCGTCTCTAATAGTTAAATTGACAAGCTCATCCACTTCTTTATCCGTCAAGTGGTTCGGATTATCCTCAAGTTCATTAGGTAAATCCCCTTTTCCAACAAAAACCAGATACCCGTGTTTAAAAATATTATCCTCCATTTGATCAAAATATCCCTCATCAGAAATATTAACTTTTTCTCCTGGGGAGGTCATTTTTGCACGTTCTGCTCCCCTACTACCGATATCAATAATAGTAACATCCATATTACTTACGTTTAAAAATCTTAGTTTCCTCATTTAAAATCTCTCCTTTTTCCTTTTAAAAATTTAGTTCCTTAAGCTTTCCTTTAACTTCTACAATAAATCAATCCTTTAGGTCTCCACAATAGACTTGTCTTATTATAACTTACGGGAAAATTGTCATCAAAACTTGTTCTTAATGTTATACACCTAGATTTTAAACTTCTTATTGATCCCACTACAGTTCCCCTAGTTCTGTGTTTTGCTTTTATTATATCCATGTGCCTAAAACCATTCTTTTCATTACAAGTCTTTGTTGGATTGTTTTCCCAAACTTTAGTCCTTTTTGGTTTTATTCTATAGGGTTTACAATAGTACTTATTTGCCCCAATCATTGCAGAAGCGTCGTGATAATGCTCTTTCTCTAACCCTAATGCTTTCCTTGCTTTTGCTGTCATCCAACCATAGCAAACATCTACACTTTGAAATCTCTTTTTTAACTCGTTAAATAAATATTGTTTTCCCTGCTGCAAATGAGTTGGATACTTAAAATGTCTTGGTTTTTTGTCTAGTTTCCACCCCCCTTCGTGTAATTCCCTATGGCATTTTTTACATAGAGTAATCCCATTACTTATTCTATTAGTTCCACCATTAGACTTTAAAATAATGTGATGAGATTGTAATTCTTCTTTGCTAGCACAATTTTGACAAATATACTTATCTCGCCATAAAACTTTTTGTCTCCAGTTATTTCCTTCATACTCAGATAGTTGATATTCTTTTCCTATTAATTGGTATCCTCTACTCATTGAAGAAGTATCAAACTGCCCTTGTTCTATAATACATTCTGTAATATTTAATCTCTTCTTTAAATCATCAATTACTCTCAATATTGATTCTTTCTTTTGCTTTATGGTTGGGGATATCCAACCTTTCTTGCCCCTATTCAAAAATCTTGCTTTCCTATGTCTTAGCTTTCTGTTTCTTCTAGTTCTTCGATATTGGGATCTTTGAAGCATTTTTCTATGTACGTCTTGTCTTAACTGGATTATCCCAGCAAAAACTATCTTGTTTTTATGGGCTACAGATATTCCAACTTTTTTTGCTCCGTCATCAATTCCTACTTTAAATACACCTACTGGATTAACTACTTCTCTTTTTAATTGAATTGTAAATGGTTCAACTGAATATACTATTGCCTTATTCCTTTTTAACAAAATTCTTGCTCTTGCTTCACAAGTAGGAAGTAAGGGCTTTCCTTTATTATCAATTACAAATACTGACATTTAAGTCACCTTTCTAAAGAAGTTATTGTTATCCTCGGCAATGACCGTCTGTTGTCTGTTTAAGTTTCTTTGAGCTTTCTCAGAAACTATCAGAGCTTGAGACTGGATAAATCTCAAGGTAACTATCCTTTCGGATAAACAAAAGTCATAGTTGGTCACTTCACTTGCAATAGTAAGCTTACTTCCCAACTTAGCCTCAAAGCCTTAATTAACTATTGCCCGACTTTCCATATTCCTATTCTAAGTAATAGTCAGCTTATAAACCCTATCTTCATGAAGTAAAGCAACACCAACATCTCGGTGAATATGCAGATTGAAAACCAAAGTATCCGCATCTTTAGCTTCGTCTACTTCAAAATCCCCAACATAACCTGTTACAACGCCCAATTTCTTAGGTACTACAAAGATTACACCTTCGGGAATAAGTTGCTGTTCATTTCTATCCTCAACACGATCTAAATAAACAATAGGCACACCCTGATAAGTGCCAAGGGAACCTTTCAAACGAATCTCTGTAACCGCTTCCGGATCATATCCGTGGTCAAAATCACAAACAGTAGCCAAAGTAGAATATCTTCCTACAATAGCCTGCGCTCCACCACGATCAGAAACATAGCGTACAGCAGTCTTCAATGCAGTAGTAGCAGCAGACCCTGCTGCAATCCAACTACCACTAGCTAGAGTACCGGCACCCGTAGTAACTCCAGCCTGTACCGTAGTAAAGATGAAGTTACCCATAACATCCCTGGCAGATTCAAGAGCATCCGCCTGAAGTTCCGCTAAAGACCCAATTCTACCTGATCTCAAGTCACTCAGAAGTGCTTCTGGATTAACAGACAAAAGATCAGTAGTCAAATTAACCCATTCAGCTCTCCACTCTGTTCTCTGTGCATAACTACCATGAGCATGAAGAGTTCCACGCAAACCTTTCTTAGTTCTAAATCGAGGATCTTGACCAAGACCAAAAGTTTTAGTTACCCCCAAAAGCTGCGCAATATCTACCATATCATATTTCTTAGTTATGTCTGAAACAACAATCTCAGCAATTTCCCTAAGCCCGTTTGGAGTTCTAGACATCCTTGCAATAGCTGCCTTATACTCCTCCTTCTGCTCTGGACTCCAACTTGCTTCAATCTTATTCGCCATATACTGTTTTACATTAATCTTTTCTTTAGACAATTTAGTTCCCTCCTTTCCTACAGAACTTTAATGATTAGTTTATTGTAATCTTTACCAACTACAACCGCCACAGGATCACCCACAGGAGTAGAATTATAGTTAGTAACAAGACCGGCATTACCAGAAGTACCTATCTCAAGATAGTCTCCAATATCATAATCACCAATAGCGCCGACATACTGGTCAATTGAAATAGTAGAGCCTCTACCAATGCATACAAAACGCTCACCAGAAGTAATAGCCTCAATACTGTTACCAGCATAAAGCTGATTAACTTCGTTTCGACCATACTTCTTAGCAAAGTAAACATCATACTCTCCTGTACCAGAAGCCTTATTAGCAACAGCGGAACCAGCACTGTTTACAACTACAACAGCCATTCCCTGTTTCAAATCTGTGTTAGCTTTTACATCTCCACGTCTTGCTTCAGGCGATACAGCAATCATTTCGCAAAATCCGTCTTTCAAAGTATAAGACATTTATATTCATCCTCCCTTCTTAATCTTCGTCTTTAATCTGAAGCATGTTTCTAACTAAATCAGCGTCCTTACTAGTCCCATGCTCATCGTCTGGTGTTTCCAAATCTAGCTTATTATGACTAGACTTCTCAACTTTCTTAGTAAACATAGCTTTTACGCCAGCATACTTCTCATCATCAAGAATATCCTCTCTAAGTTTTTCAGCTACTTCTGCAGTTACCGAGTCATTAAGCTTTTTAAGCTCTTCAACTCTACCATCAAACTTAGCCGTCTCCACCTCAGCCTTCTCCTGCTCATAAAGATCTACTTTCTTCTGAAGATCCTCCTTCTCAGCTTTAAGAGACTCAATATCATCATTAACTTGAGAAATCTCTCCATCTTTTGTCTCTATCTCTGCTTTAAAGTCTTCAATTGACTTTTCCAAATCAACTTTTTCAGACGTAGCTGTCTCAAGATCAGACTCCAAAGAAGTATACTCCTTGCGTACAGAATCCTCCTTAGCAGCAACAAGCTCGTCCAGTTGTACCTTACTATAAGTTACCTCATTTTTTTCACCCATGTTTTCTGTATCCTCCTTTCCATTGTCCTCATTTTCATTTACAGAGGCTATTTCATGAACCCAAGCCTCACTATCTGCTGGCTTATGTCTTCCTCTGGCGGGGATAATACCTACCCCACAAAATTCCGGGTCTAAAATCCATCTAGTGACATCTGACATTCTTCTTGCTTTCAGATGCTCACAATAATGACCATATGGATCTTCCGCATTTTCAGATTGTCTTGGAAATATTTTTTCACACTGACTACACATAACCCGCTGACCCATAGTTTCCATCGACAATCCTAATTGACCTTTGTCAAAGTAATCAATTATTGAATTAGCGTACTTAATATCATGTGCTGTAGAGCACCAAATTACTCCAGTTATCTCTACATATACTTCATCACCTTCCTCTTTTAATTGACTATCAACAATAAAACCAATCTTCTCATCTTCATTGTGTAGCCAATTAACTGGTTTAAATATTGCATATTCGTACATTTTTTCTAGGTCCTCTAGTTTAAAGCCATCCCCATTGCCATTTCTAGCGTCCGCTGTGCAATATCTTCCACTAAGCCATAGTAAATCTTCGTCATTTTTAGACTTAGTAATCGCGGATACAAACTCCTCAGCTTTCTCTGAAAGAATAGGTCTTTTTTTAAGAATAGTTGTTTCTGCTATAATATATAGTTTATCGCTGTCACTGACCAACCAATTACCCATTAACCTTCCTTTCCTCTTTTCCAGGGTGGGTTTTTGTCCATATCTTCTATATGCTTAGAAGCCAACCTTTTCATTCTTCCCCAAACTTTATTCCTATTACTTCCAGAATACCTCCCATAGTTCCTTGGCATCCCAAAATATCTTACCGCTGCTTTGGCCTTAGCCTCATCATCTATAGGATAATTATAGTTAACTGGATCAGCAAACTTTCCATCTGGTACAGAAGCATACTGGCTTGGTTTTGTTACATGACCACCTTCAAGAATAGAAATTCCATACTTTTTACTTCTTGCTTGCTGTGCTTTATTTTCATCATCTGTAGCTACTGCAGTAATGGAATGAGAAATAAAATTACCTGGGTAAAATTCAGAAGCTATCGGCATAACAGAAGTTTTGCTGGTTACTTCTTCATTGGATAAGGTAATTATAATCTCATTTCCCGCTTTAGATAAAAAGGTTGGGGGCTCAGAATCAAAACGAAGATACAAACTACCCTCATCCCCACTAAGATCAACAGTATATTGGGTATTTCCGTCCGAATCTTCATAGCAGGAAAACCCTCTAACCTTAAACTGTAATATTTCTAACTCTGCTTTCAATGTCCATTTACCCCCTTTCTTGGCATACTTGTTCTTGACTGCCCCCCAGCCAGCCATTCTTGCTTTATTCTCATCTTTAGTATCACTATAGACTTTATTAAAAACCCCAATAAAAAGTTTTTGTGCTCCTGCAGGCAAATTCTTAACTGTACTTGGTATATTTTTAGGATAACTATATGGCATAAAATCCTCCTTACAAAATATTGGCTATTGCCTTAGGTACATAGGTTAAAGCAATTGGATATATGATTAACAAAAATATTGTCAATCCTATAGCAAATAACTTTAACTTAAAATTCCAATCTTTGTCATTATCTTTATAGTCCTTTAACTCCTGAGCATTTTCGTCGGTTTTACAATTTACTAGTCGCATAGTTTCATTTATTTGTCCCACTAAAGCATTAGTGTTTTCGTTCATCTGTTGAATTAGCTTGTCAGTATGCTTTTCGGAAGTACTAGTTATACTTCCAATATGCTCCAGTAATTCTAACCTAAACTTACACATATTATCATAAAACTCTTTTTGAGTTACTCTTGTACCATCTTTTGGTTCAAAACAAGATGCATCTGACATTACTTATCCTCTTTTTGTTTTTTCATTTTCTTTTCATATTTTTTGGCCGTTTCTTTTACTATTTCATCCAACACGGGATCTTCTTCTGCTTCTTCTTTAAAGTATCCCCCTAGTTTATCTTTTATCACATCATGGACTTCTTTTTTTCTAACCTCTGAATTAACTGCACTAATATAGTCATCAACAGACATATCTACAAGTTCCGCACTAGATTTAATCCCCCCGGTTTGTGGGCGACTAAACGGAAGCTGCGGTATATCCCAAATACCCTCCTCAGTATCCTTCTTTTCGGATTTCTTTAGTTCTTTTTCCTCCTCATAGTCTAGTCCCATAATTTCCATTGTAGTTCTCTTAGAAGGAAGACCTCTATCATAAAATAGTCCAACAAAAGCTTTCAAAAGATCATCAGTAGCCAAGCCGATTCTATTAGGCTTTATACTTGCAGATACTGGAAGACTATTTTCTTCTGCTATTTTTTCGTAAAGATTTTTTTCAAAAAAAGTAATAATATCTCGTCTATCAGCTATAATAACCTCACAAAATATCTTAACAAGTTTATCAATATCTCTTCTGCCTCTAGATAGAGTATTTTTAAATTCAAAACCAAGACCCTCACGAATGTTGTCATTACATATCTGATACTTTTCTGTGTCCAAAAGAGCATCTGCATCAGGAGAGATTACTTCAACATTTAGTCTATGGTTCCAAACCAATGTACAAGTTCTAGAAGGATTGGCTATCAAATTTTTAAGTCTTGTTACCTCATTTTTACCTTTTTGTCCGTCAGCGGGATGCTGATCCGTGCCTATTTTAAACAAGTAAATCATATTAATAATACCATCAATAACAGCCATATCTGCTTCCATCAATTTCTTTTTGCGTTGAATCCAATCAAAACAGTTAGCCATTGGTGGTATAGCATATCTTTGGTAGTCTTGTCCCCTAAATTTAAAATGTGCAGAGACTTCAGGATTCAGTTTTAATACCCTATCACCATAATCAAGGGCGTTATCCTTTCGATAATTATACTTATTCTCCGGTTCCCACGTTCCTTCAAACGGGGGTTTTATCCAACCGGCATTTGCTTCTTTTAGGTTTTCCTCCGTATAATCATGCATTGTCTTAGAGGAAATTCGCATACCTAGTTGTTTGTTGTACTTTAGTGTTGACCCCAAAACCCTACCATAACGAGGATCAATAAGAGACATTCCCGTAGGAAGTTTCATAAGTTTTTTAGATTTGGCCCCCCAAGGAACCTCTACCTCTTCCCAAAAGAAAATAGGGTACATGTTAGAATATATTAAAGCTCCAAGATAAAACATACGAAGATTAGTTAATAAATTAAGCTTACTTGCGATATAGTCATAAAAATTCTTTACTATATTTGAACTGTCTCCTTTAGTTTTATGTTCAAGAGAATTAAATGCCATAGATATTTGGCTAGTAAAGCAATTCTGTACAACATTATCTGTAGTATAATAAGATCCAGCCAACTTCATCTTATCAAAAATACTAAGATCTTCAGCTCTCTGATACTCAGTAGGGTTAAAAGCATTTACTGTTTGAACTGTAGAAAGAGACATATCTTCTACAAATCCGCCCTCTACTTTTTCCCAGTCAGTTCTATCATCAACTGTCGGAATATCCGCAGATACTTTCTTTCTACTCTTTTTCTTCGCCATTATACCTCACTCTATCCAATAGATATCCTAATACTTCCATAGGAATAACTACCAAATCTGGAAGTCTATTTATCCTCATGTCATTTCTTATTAGCCGCTGCTCTACTTCAGATAACTGCTCAATTGACCTATTCTTAGGATTAAATATTCCCTTTAAGTCTTTTATTTTTATTTCCTGAGTTACATCTAGTCTTAAAAGAGGAAACTTATTAAAATCCTTTCCTCTTTGCATAATCTTTAAAATATACTTTGTTAACCATTTAGGTAGTTTTTCTAGCTGTTTGTTTTCTCCTACCCAATTTAGAGAAACTACATCCATCTCTAATCCACAAATGTGTCCCACCCTTCCACGCTTGCTTAAAGCGGGGGCAAACTTAGGGTCTGGGTCGTCGTGCTCTAATAGAAAATCCCCCGCCTGTCTTTCGCTTTCTTTCCAGTAATTTCTTTTAGTTGAAGAGGCATATTTTTTATGGGTTTTTTTAGAAACCCTTAATTTTTTGCTTGGTTTTGGCAAACTAGTCATTAATATCCCCCAAGTATTCCCCTATCTCTTCTTGGAAATCTAATTTATCCTTGTTCCTGTTATACCTAACCCTATCCTTAATATTAGTCAGGTTTTTTCCCTGCCAAGTTCTTCTAAGTTTTAATTCTCTTGTTTTTTCTTTATTAATTAAATGCTCCTGGTACTCCTCCACCATCAGACTCAACCCATCCTCCTTCTTCATAATAGAAATCTTCCTGTTCTAGTTTTCCAAGTCTATAATCCTCTCTTTGTAAAGCCATCATAGCTGCTGCGTACAATGTATGAGTTTTATAATTTGCATCCTTAACAATATCAAACTTATTATTGCTAAGAGGTTTCATTTTCAGTCCCATCCAATCAGCAAGAATATCTACATCATAGGGGATTAAAAATTCTCTATGATCACACATATTCTGAAGTATTTCTACAGATAGTTGCTTTATTGGTATATTTATTGGCTTATCATTAACATCTTTTGTTATTTCTTTTACTGACTTAAAGTTATAACCGGATAAAATAATATTACCTAAATTTTTATTATTTAATTTTTCCCAAATTGACCCTCCTCGTGCTGTTGCGTCACATGCCACACCAACAACATTATAAAACTTACAAATAAACTCCACTATATCCGCTTGATCATCGTCAGTCACTCTTTCACAATGTACTCTACAGATTAGCTTGGTTCTATTTTTATTTGATTCTTCCGCCCAAATAAGAATTTCTGTGGGGTCAGCCCCATGATGACCAAAATCAACCCCTACCCAAACTCTCTTATACTTTAAGTGTATCTCTGGAAATCTAAGATAATGACTAAAAGGCATATTTCTATTAATATCTTCATTTATTATTTGAATCTTACGATAATCTGCTGTATATTTAGGATCGTCTTTATCATAAGTACCATCTAGCCTTATTTTACCGTGATCTATACAAAAATCAAGTTTAGAAGGTAAGAAAAGAAGGTATTCAGCCGCTCCCGGCTCTGCTAAAATGTTTCTGATATATCCCGGAGCATTTCTACTTCCATAAAAAGCAATTTTTTCTCTTCTTTCTTTATCCCCCCAAGTATGCTTATACATAGCAGGGAAAGTTACCTTAGAAAACTCTGGACTTCTTGTAAAATTAAAAAACTCATTTCTTACTCCGTTTGGTACTCCCCAAGCCCTAATTTGCTTATCTTTAACTTCGTTAAGACATTCCCTTAAATTGGCCCACCCCTCAGAAACGTAATCTTGACTTTCATCTGTTTCGATTGAATCTACATGAGAACCTTTACACCCATTACCTTTGGTTCCAGGTATTTTTCCTTCAATATAGGCTTTGTTAAAAAATTTTATTAAATAACAAGGCTTCCTTTTAATACTTTTGACAAGCTTTCTAGTAAATTTAATATCCATTATCTTATCAATTATTAGTTCCATCAAAGGATTAAGATGAACTTCCTGTGGTGCAGTTATTAACTTACCTTTTCCTGGCTTTCTAAAAAGCCACGTAAAACAAGACCTTTTAATTTTCTCTGTTTTTCCCACTGATCGACAACAACTAGCAACAGCCTGTGAAACATTATCATTATCATCAAAATAATATTGATAGTCATAAACTCGATAAGGATTAACCCCATCTGGCTGTTTCCAAAGAAATTGAGGGGCATGAATATCACTAGTTAGTATTCTTAGTAGTGCTTTTTCACCTTTTGTTAGTGGCTGAAGCATTATTTATTCCCTTCTAACCACCAAGACTTTTGTTCTTCTAGAAGAGGTTTATCTATCTCTTCAAATTCTGCTATCAATTTTTCAAAGAGCACGAAAATATCCTCATCATTCGTAATATGCATTTTAAAACGTTCTTCTTGATCACAAACTTTTCTTAATCTTAAAATGGTTTTCATTTTTTTCATGTTTGAAATAGATTTATCTGCCATTCTATCTATTGTCTCATTGTAAAGAAGTGCTCTAGTTTGTATTTCTTTTAAAAATTCAGCTATAGATTCTTTACCGGCATCTCTGTACTTTTTAGTAAGTCTTAACTGATCAGCACATTTGTTTATCTCAGCTGTGTTTTCCTTCACCATCTTGTTTACCTCTTTAATCTCCAGTATTTCATCATCTTCCATATCAGAAAGCATATTCATATAACGAAAATTTAGAGTTTGAAGAAAAATCATCTGAGTTAAAATATCCGCATCAGTTGGATGCTCAGATTGAAATTCTGAGTATTCACTAACCCTAGCATTAAAAAAGTCTACTTCCTCTTTGTCCCTTAAAGCCACAAAATTGCCATTTGGAGCTTTTACCCTTTTTCCTGCCATAATAAAATTATCCTTTTCTCAGCATAAAAACTATCCTGGCCCCCTTTTTTCCCCACCGCTTGACTTTCCCCAAAGCCACCTACCTAGAGGCCAGGAAAACCTTTTACTAATCATTTGACATACTTCAACAATTGGTTTACATTGCTAGAAATATTTTTTATTTGATAACAAATCTCCTATATACTATAATTTTTTGTCCTTCTATTCAAGTATAACATACCTATCTTCTTTATGTCGGAGTTTTTGCTTGACAACATTAATGATAAATGCTAAAATAGCAAAAGACTAAAAATATAGGGGTATATAACCTGGGGTTTAGGCTGAAGTCACAGTTCAGCACTTATTTTTGTAAATTTGCCATTACACCTGCATAGTAACATAAAACTTTAGCATTAACCAGGAGTTTAAAGTTTACCTAGAAATCAACAGGGATTTTAAGTTTAGCTACTGTTCAGATACCCCCAGGGGGTATGCTAGTTTTCTAGTTTTTTGATTTTTGCAAATTTTACTTTTTTATAGTTTACCTATTTTTACCTGGTGCTTTGTTTAATTTTTGTTGAAATTTTGCTGTTTGAAATCATAGTATATAAAATATACTAGAATAAAAGCTTACTAAAAGCTTTTATAGTTTATTGCTCTATAAGAGCAATATTATTAGTTTAAGAGTATATTTTTATTTATATATAATATATAAGAAAATCGAATTATGTTTCTCAAACAATGACAAAAATAAAATGAATGCAACAAAACCTAAAACTAGGCTTGTGAAATTTTTCACAAAATTATGCTTGACTTAAAAAACTATTTGTGTTATTTTAGTAAATGGAGGTGATAAAAATGTTAATGCAGGAAAATTTAAAAAATTTAAAAAATCACTGCAAATTTAGCTTCTAAAGTAAATGGTCATCTTATTGAAGTTGGAGAAGACTATATTGTTATTGACCCAAGAAATTTAGAAGAAATAAAAGAAGTAATTGTTGGTAATAGTATGGCAGTATGGGTGAGTAAAAAAGCTCTAACAGTTGACAAATAATTTTTGTTGTGTTATGATTAATCATGAGAGGAAAGTTGGCAAAATAATGGGTGTCCCTAGAGGCAGAAAGCGAAAAGCTCTGCAAGTCTAGGTGGAACCAACGGGGGTGTAGTGAAAAGGATTCACACTGGAGATATCTTAAAACAGAAACCAGAGGAGCAGGTTCAAGTCTTGTCACCCCAACTAACATGAAGCATATGGTATAATAGAGATAGAGGAGAAAAAATGATTGATGTACCCGGGGAGTTTTTTATACAGCATAGGAAACTAAAAATTAAGAGATTAGACAATAATCTTCCTTTACCAAAAAAGGTATACCCTACAGATGCAGGTATTGATTTATATAGTGCAGTTAATCGGCATATCTGTAAGGGGTTAATAGAAAAAATTTCTACGGGGATTTGTATTGAGTTGCCCGTTGGTTACTATGCTGAAGTAGTTCCTAGATCTGGTTTGGCTTCTGAATATGGGATAACGTTAGTAAATTCCCCTGCGATAATTGACAACCATTTTCGGGGAGAAATAGTTCTTGTAGTAGTTGGCCTTATTGGGTGCTATGATATTAAAAGAGGAGATAGAATAGCCCAGCTAATAATTAGAAAGCAATATGACTTTGAAATACGGGAAGTGGACGAGCTAACAGCAACAGATAGAGGAAATAAGGGATTAGGGAGTACTGGTGTATAAATTTAAAGGTGGGGGGGCCAGTTCATATAAGGATATTGATGAAGTTATGGAAGCTCAAAAAGATCTTGTTAAGATAGAAGTAAAACTAACTCCACTAGCTGTAGTGAAAGGATAAATAATGAAATACTATTTTCCTGATTTAAATGAAACAATAAAAGATGCAACTAAAATACCTGGAAATAATGAGATAGATGTTTTTAATTTTATTATGGACGCAGCTAAGTATGCTTATAATCAAGGTATGTTTTGGATACCACATGAGCCTATTAGGTTTATAATAATAGATAATAATGGTGGAGAATATCCATTTGATGTATGGCTTATTATGTGTTTTACACGACCTGTTTTTTCTTCTGTAGCAAGATGGGATATTGATAATGATTAATATTTATGATAAAGTAAAAACTAAGGAAGAATAATGACATTAAGTAATAAAAAGCTTGGGATGTGGATATGCCCAAAATGTAAACTAAACTATATTAATAAACAAGTTAATTTAACTGAACAAGGTAAAGAATATATTGAATGTTTATCATGTCATAATTGTTTTGATTTTAGAGGAAGAAATACTACTAAGGAGGTTTGTGGTGAGAAAGAGGTTTAAACTAATTCAAACTATTTTGAGAGAGCTAAAAAGAAATAAGACAAAGCAAGTAGAAACTGGTATGGAAGGAAAAACTATTTTTGGTAATTTTGATACAGATATGCCAGGAGTTGAAGATAAGGAAAAAGACAAAAATTGTAGGTGTGACGGAGGATGAAATGAATAAAAGATTGGCTGTATGCCAAACTGTAATTAGATGGTTTTTAACTTTACTACTCATCTATGCTATTTATTTAGAGGCAGGGTTTTTTACCTCTTTATTTGCTATATTAGTAGCAATAGAGATTGAGACTAATAACACTAAAATAAATCACAATTTTAAAGTTTTTTCAAGAGGTTTGAGGGGGGGTATATAAGATGCTAGGAGCTTTTTTAACTTTAATTGTTACTGCTGTTGTTGCTTATGCTTTAGTAGATGCTTTAAGGTTACTAGTAAGAAAAGATTTTTATTATCCAACTTTAGCCCTGATTTTTTCTATTTATAATGCTATTAGACTGCACGCTAATGTGTTTGCACTTTCAGGAGTAAAGTTTTATGGTACAAGTATAGAAGCATATATCCTTTCTGGTATTGTTGCTAGTCTTGGAGCAAAAGAAATTTATAGCCGTTTTGGAGATTTTGTAAAACCAAAAGATAAAGAGAATGAAGTAAGGAAGAGCAAAAATCCAAATAGAGGATTAGGGGTTTAAGATATGGCAACTTATTTTTATGGTTTTTGTGTTGGGGCCTATGAAGATTATTGTGAAATATTTTTCTATTCCCATGCAAAGTACTCTCAAGAGAATTTTAGAGCTATTGCAATTGCAGCAATAGAAGATACAAAATCTTGGCATAAAATGACTTCTTTTTACTTGGGTGATATAGTGGATAGTGCAATAAAATTTATTGAAGATAACTATGATTTGATATGTGTAAATAAATTAGTTGAGAATAGCGATAATTTGATTGATCTTGATGAATTAGATTGAAAAATGCAAAAGAAAGTGAATAGACTATGCAAATACCTTTAAACAAAATTAAATATCATCATCTAACAACAAGCAAGCAAATAGATAAGTTACATAAACACATTAAAGATAATGTTAATAAGTTTGCTTTCGACACGGAAACAACTGGAGCAGATAAATTACATCGAGTTCATGTTAAGTTTACAAAGATGTTTGGGGCTTCTATTTATTTTCCTTATCATGCTATTTGGATAGAGGGCCTTGATGAAGATAACAAGTTTACAAAACGAGTTATTGCATTTTTTAAAGATATTCTTGAAGATAAGAAAAAAATAAAGATTCTTCATAACGCTACTTTTGATATTAATGTTCTTTATAAGCACAACATTAATATGGAACTTCCTATTTGGGATACTAAAACTATGGCAAGAGAATATGATGAAAATGATTTGCGGGGTGGTCTTGCTCAGTATCGAATCAATACTAAAGAAAAAGGTCTTCCATTGAAGCCTTTGACTTGGAAATATCTTGGGTGGAAGTATGATACCCTTGATTTTGATAAGATGGATATTAAAGAATATCCCCTTGAGGATAGGGTAGCTTATGGAGGTAACGATGTTATTGCTCCTTATTATCTAGCTGATTTTTATTATCCGGAATTGAAAAAACAAAATTTGTTGTATGTATTTAATGAGATAGAGCAGCCAAATATTTTAGCCACCGCCCATATGAATCGCACAGGAATTGTTATTGATGCTCCTTATTTGATTAAAAAAGCAAAAGAAGTAAATGAAGATGTAGAAAAGATAGAAAATGAGATACAGAAGTTAGTGGGAGAAGCATTTAATCTCAGAAGTCCTGCACAGATGAGAAAAATACTATATGATAAATTAAAATACCCAATAAAGGGGCAAACTAAAGGAGGAGAATCTGGAGAAAAAAAGATATCTACTGGGACTCCAACTTTAAAACTAGTACAAGAGGACCTTATAAAAAAGGGTAAAGACACATCTCTTATAGATAAGATACTTTTTTATCGTGCGGTTGATCAGATAAATAAAATGTATCTAAAGCCATTTCCAAAAAAACACTTAATGCCGGATGGAAGAATTTATCCGGCATATCCACAAAACGAGACTGTTACCTCAAGAATGAAAAGCAGAAATCCAAATTTTCAAAATCTAAAGAAGGAAATGAAAGACCCAAAGCATCCTTTATACAAATATTCTTTTATTATAAAGCATTCAGTTATAGCTCCCAAGGATTTTTGGATTGTTTCAGCAGATTATTCTCAGTTGGAATACCGACTTTTAGCACATCATTCTGAAGATAAGAAACTAATAGAGGGATATTGTTCTGGTGATTTAGATATTCATATTCTAGTTGCAGCAGATATGCTAGATATTGATTATGGTAGTGTAACAGAAGATGAAAGACAGGAGGGAAAGACCCTGAATTTTGGTACTGTTTATGGTCAAGGACCATATAACCTTTCTATAATGCTTAAATGTACTGAAGAAAAAGCAAAAGAAAAAATAGACTACTATTTTTCTAGGTTTCCCGGGGTAAAAAGTTTTATTGATAAAATACATAGAAATATCATTAGAAAAGGTTATGTTGTAACTTTTACAGGAAGACGAAGAAGAATACCAGAAGTTTACAGCAGTAACAGGTGGATTAGAGAAGCAGCTTTACGACAAAGTGTAAATTCAGTAATTCAAGGAGGAGCAACGGGGGATATAAATAAGATGGCATTAAATGATATTTATTTTAATCTTGTTGATGAGAAAAAGATATTTATGCCTGCGGATATTCATGACGAGATACTTCTTTACGTTCATGATTCTATTGTAGATGAGGTAAAAGAAGAAATGACAGAAATTATGGAAAATGTTTGTAAGCTTAAAGTACCTCTTGTGGTGAAGGCGGAAAAGAAAAAACATTGGGTGGAGGCATAATGGATTTTTTGGAAAGCTATGTGAAAATGTGTATGGAAGCTAAAGAAGTTCAAGATTTACATAAACGCTATTCAGAATGGATAACCTATGATAACCAAGAGTTTTTTGCAGCAAGAGATTATAAAGACTATGGTATAGTTTGTTTTTGGCTGCCTCGCCAAGACCAACTTCAAGAATTGGTTGTTGATCCTGAAGGAGATCCGCCGGACGTATTTTCACTATTTAATATGTTCAATCATTGGCAGATGAATACAGTTCCTATGAAGGAAGCAACAGCAGAAAAACTTTGGCTTGCTTTTGTGATGTATTTCCGATTTTACAAGGTTTGGGACGATAAGGAAAATAAGTGGATTAAGGATACTGAAAACTATTTATAGGAGGAAAAGTGTCAGACATAAGATGTACTGATTGTGGAGGTCTAACAGATGATTTTTATTGTTTTGATTGTTATACTAGATTAGAAGAAGAAAAAGAAGATTTAGAGCAAAAGATAGAAAGCCTAGAAGCAATAATAATCAAATTAGAAAGTGAGTTGAGGGAATAATGAGCAAAAACACAGTTTGTGATCCAGCAGAGATTTATATGGAGTCAAAAGAAAAATCAGAATGGCTTCCAAAGAATTTTGGTGTTAGTATGCTTGGAATGTGTGAAAGAAGTTCTATACTAAAGAAGGTACACGCCCCCCAGAAAAAAATGGATGCAAAGAAAAGAAGAAAACAACTTCTTAAATTTGCTTTGGCTGATTATATGGAAAATGATATTATTGATTCCTGGTTCTACAAAGGAATTCTTGTATCTAATCAGTTGAAGGTAAATGAAGGATTACCAGAAGGCTGGGCCGGAAGGCTGGATGCTTGGATTAATAGATGGGATGTTGGTTTTGAGATAGTAGAGATAAAAGCTTCTCATCCAAATATGTTTTCAATGTACCCACTAACAAAACCTAAACCATATAACAAATATCAATGTTTAGGATATATCTATGCCCTTAATAACTGGTTTATGAAATTAAATCCTCTTGGAGATTTGAAGACAAAAGATTTTATGTTTACTAGGGGTAGAGTTATCTATATGAATCGAGGAGGAGAAACTGAGCCTCTTCAGTTTACATTTGAATTTACTCAAGAGGATAGACTAGAGATTATTTCCATGATAAAATCTCTTAATAATCATTTGAAAAACTACGAAAAATCAAAAGGAAAAGATCTTCCCCAGGTAATGGATAAAGAAATAAAAATTAGTAAGAAGAAAAAGAAAGTTAAAGATAAAAAAACAGGTAAGGAAAAAACGGTATCTACTATTGAAGCATATCTAGATTCTCATTGGTTGTGTGGAGATTTTTGTGATTTTTGTGATGTGTCATGTAAACCAAGCTTAGAAAAAAATAAGTGCGGAGAATTTGATGAGAAAGGGGATTTTATTGTTCGTAAAGGTTATGAAGATTATAAGGAAATGGCCGCAGAAGCAAAAATTGAATATGATTCTTTACAAGAAGCTAAAAGTATGCTATAATAAATATAGGCATATATTTTTTAAGGGGGGATTGTCAATATATTAGAGAAAAAAGAGTATATTACTAAAGGAGGATTTTAGAATGGCAGTTCGTAGAGGTGGATCATCCGGAGGAAGAAGGTCTGGTTCAAAATCAGAACCAAAGCCTATTACAGAAGAGGTATATGTAGTAAAGTCTAATGTTGTAGAGGTAGGAAATGGACAATTTGTAGGTCTTGAAGATGATGGAGGTACACAGTATTCGGTATGGGATAATAAGGGAAATGAGGATGCTTTTGATACTGCTCAGGAAGCTGAAGGATGTGTTTGTAAACTTACTTATGTTATCAATAAACAGTATAGAAATGTTTCTGAAGTAGAAATCTTGGAGGAGGTAGATAAACCAGTAACTAGATCTGGAGCATCCGGTGGAGGTGTAGATAGTCCAGATAAACAAAATTCTATTGAAGCCCAGGCTTGTATGAAGTCAGCTATAGCTGCAGTAACGGAAAATCCAGATCTTTTCTTTGATGACTTAGAAAATCTTACCCAACCAGAACTTGTTTCTACTGTTGAGGAATTGGCTCTTGATTTAGCTGAAATTTTGGACAAGACTAAAAGCTTTCTTTCTGGAGAAGATATTGGTAGGCCAGTAGTAGAAGAGGAAGGTTCTTATGAGCCAGAGACAGAAAGAGGAGACACTATTCCAGAAGATGGTGGATATGAGGAGGAAGAAGTAAAGCCTAAAGCTACTCCAAGAAAAAGAGGTCCAGTAAAGAGAGGTAAGTAATGTTGGTAACTAAAAAAGGTAAGCCCATTAATTATGACGAGTTTATTGTTCGTCTTCCTAAAAACTTGGCTGAAAAAACGAGTAAACAACGAAGTTTAAACGGAATGATAATTTATATTAGGCCGATATACAAAAAAGGAAAGATAGTAAAGATGGTTCCCATAGGACATATTTATTGTACTAAGAAAACTTGTGATTTTATGTATGGTTCTTGCTCTGCTTGTAGAATCAACGCTACAACAAAAGCTGAGGAAATGCTAAAAAAAGACGATGTAACAGAGAGAGCAGAGTATATGGGATTAGTTATACCAGAAGGGGGAATATTAACACCGTAGGTTAGTTTGATAGGCATATAATAAAAAGGTATTTGTTCTACGAAGCCGATAAGTTGCTCATGGTGCAACGACCTATCCCGAAGTCGTAGGGAAACCAAAGGGATGCCTATCAAAATTTTAGAAAGGAAGCAGATGAAATCATCTGAATTCAGATATATTTTTAGTGGAAAACAGTCAGCTTATGCCTTACAGGTTGGTAGAAAGGAGCAGGCCGAGTTTGGAAGAAAATTAGAAATAGGAGATTATTATCCAATAAGAAAACCGATAACAGTAAAAGTGTATGACAAACATTTCAATAAAGAGATAACTGCTGGTATATATGTAGTTGATGAAAACGATAAGTGTTCTTTTACCGCTATTGATTTAGATGATAAGAATATTGATTACCTAAACTCTATTTTAAGTGCCTGTAATCAGATAGGGCTTACAGAAAATAATCTTCTCATAGAGTTTTCTGGTAGTAAAGGATACCATGTTTTTATTCCCTTCCAAAGAAGAATACTAGCTAAAAAAGCAAGAGCTTTAGGACTAATCATAAAAGAGTTATCCAAGATAGGGTCTTTAGTTGAGGTTTTTCCCAAGCAGACCACCACAAACAAAAAGAAAGGATTTGGTAATTTAATAAAACTTCCACTAGGTAAGCATAAAGTTAGTAGAAAGTCTTCTTATTTTATGGATACCTCTTTTAATAGGGTTCCTGTTGATAAAATAAACGTAACTAAGGTAACTCAGGAAAAAGTAGATCAGATAATAAAACAATATAGCTACATCCTTCCAGATGAAACCACAACTAAGAAAACAGGAGAAAGTCTTCTTTGTATTAAAGAAATGAGTAAAGGAGTTAAAAAAGGGTACAGAGATAACTCTGCTTTTACTCTTGCAGCTTATTTTAAACAGAATGGCGACCCTATTGGGCAAACTAAAGAAGATTGTACTAGACATCTTTTGGAGTGGAATAAGAAAAACAACCCTCCGATGCCTCATCATATTATTATAGACAAAATAGAAAGTGTATACTCTGGAGGATATTTTGTTCCTGGTTGTAACAGTGATCAGTTATCCCCATTTTGTGACCATAGGTGCTGGAAACACCAAGTAATTTATGGAGATAAAGAAGAAGTAAATGAAAATGAGCTTTCTATTTATGATTGTATACCAAGTAGGGGGGTAATCAAAGACTATATTGATTACGCTAGCGAAAGAAATGCCTCTCCTATAGAATATCATTTAATGACGATACTTTCTCTTTTATCTGTAGTTGTGGGAGACAGTATTTGGTTTGATCTTTTTGACGATGGGGAAAAGATACCGAATATCTATATTTTGTTAATAGGGGGATCCGGTGTAGGTAAAGGATCAGCAATAAATATCGGAACTAGGATTCTAAGTAAAGTGTCTAATGGACTTCTTGTCCCACATGATTTTCTATCTAGAGAAGCTCTTATTGATAGCCTAGTTGCTTATCCTTCTGGTCTTCTTATTCTTGAAGAATTTTCTTCTTTGTTGGCTAAATCTAGAATGAGCAGATATGCTGGAATTTTGCAACTACTAACCCAAATTTATGATAACCCGGAAAATTACAAAACCGTTTCTAAGGGGGAAGGGCCAAAGGAAATACATAAACCACAGATTTCTATTCTAGCCGCCACTACTCCAGAATGGATAGCCAAAGATATTAAGTATGAAGATATATCTGGAGGTTTTCTTTGCAGATATCTTTTTATTAACGCTTCTACTATCCCAGATTTTAGGGGGGTAAAAGAAAAATCTGTAGAGCATATTAAAAAAGGTAGACGGATTGAAGAATTTTTATCCTCAGTGTTGGCTGTAGAAAATAGGGCAGAGGCTGATCTTTCAAAAGTTAAAGATGATATTAACCAGTTTTTATACGATAATGATTTGGACTTGGTTAATAGTTCTCAGGAGGATGTTCTTAGGGGATATTGGAATAGACTAAAAATGTATATTATCAAACTAGCTATTCTATATCAGATATCTCTTAACAATTCTCATGTAATTGAAGGGGAAGCTTTTGACTTAGCCTATAACTTGATATCCTATGCAAAAGACCAAGTAAAGTATATTCTTAAAAATGTTCTTATTATTGGAGATGACTATGCAGTTGCTTCTAGAGTAGCTAAATTAATTAAAAACGCTGGAAGATGGGGAATCAAAAGAGGAAAATTACATAGAATTAGTGGAATCAATAACATGAGAAAGTTTGACGGCATTATAGATACTCTTGAAGATCAAGAAATAATTTTTCATCGCTATCTTGGGGGGAGTAAAAAGAAATCTAATATGCAGTTTTATGATGGAAAGTATCAAAAAATGTTCAATAATGGAGCTAAAGATGAACACTAGATTACATAACAACGACTCATTACTATACACAGGAGCTATGGCTGTATGGGATTGTTATTTTATTTCCAGTAGGCAGGAAAAAAAACAGTGTTCAGAAAATAAAAAGACATGCAATAAAACTGGCTGTTCTTACTATCTTAGAAATATTAATTCTTGTATTGGAATAAGAGAAAATGAAAGATGTGATGACTGTATAATAAACAAAATTCCTGGACTTAAAAAATACTGCAACAAGTTAAAGAAGGAGGGAAAATGTCAAAAAAGAAGACGGGTATAGAGATAGATGACTATGATAATATAGATAAAATGTGCAGTACTTTTAACGATTTCTACGGGGAGGGTGCTGCCACTGATGCAAACTACTCACATTCTGAGTATATTCCTACAGAAATCCTACCACTAGATTTAATGATACCCTATGGAGGTATTCCCCAGGGAAGAGTTGTAATGCTCAAAGCCCCTGAAGGAGCCGGGAAATGCCTGCATAAAGATACCTACTGCTTAACGGATAAAGGGATACAAACAGTAGAGGAAATTTTTGTGGAAAATGGGGTAAAATTAGAGCAAAAAGAAATTTTTGTTGAAAAGGAAATTTTGTTAGCAAATGAGGATAATAATTTAGAGAGAGTATCTCATTTTTATTCCAATGGTAAAGAAGATGTGGTAAAGGTTATTTCAAGTAATGGACAGGAAATTGTAGGTACTCCCAACCATCCAATAAGGGTGATACATAAAGGAATGATTGTATGGAAAAAGTTAAAAGATATTACAACTGAAGATTATGTAGTAATAAGCAGAAATACAAAACAATTTGGCAAAAAAAATTCTCCTAGACTTGCTACATTATTGGGTTATCTTATTGCAGACGGCTATTTAGGATCAAAAAATCTTATTGGGTTTACTAATAACGATGAAGAAATTTTGCAGGAGTTTGAAGATTTAGTTAGCGACTATATTCCAAAAGAGTTAGCTAAATATCCTAGAGGAAATACTGTAGAAACTTCTATCTATAGTAAAAAATTACGTACACTGTTTTTTAACAAATATGGAATTGACTATGTATTAGCTAAGAATAAAACAGTTCCTAAATTAGTCAGATTAGGAAATAGAAAAACACAGATAAATTTTATTCGTGCCTATATGGAGTTAGAATCTAGCATTAATACAAATAAAGGAGTAATAGAAGTAACCTCGGCATCTAAAAAACTTCTTGAAGAAATTCAGTTAATGCTATTAAATATGGGGGTTATCTCTGTACTGTCTGCTAAAAAAGTTAAAAATTATCCTAATAATGACTATTGGAGAATACTAATAAGCGGGGTAGAAGTAGATAAGTACTTAAATATTATCGGCTACAAAACTAAAAAAAGGTTGCTGGTAGTAAATAAATTACGCCTAGTAGAAAGGAATACTAACATAGATTCTATACCGAAGTTAGCCACTTTATTGGAGGTATTAGATAACTGTCGGTTAAGTAATAAAAAGTCTACGACTAGGATTATTTATGATTATAAAAAAGGAAATGCTGCTGTAACATATAGCAGATTAAAATTAATTATAGACGAATATAATCAACAGCAATTAACAAAAAAGGGAAAAAAAATAGTTCAGTATCTAGTAAATTTATACCAAAAAGGTTATTTCTATTCAAAAGTGAATAAAATTTCACACTCTAGGGATTTTACTTATGATTTTACTTTACCAAACACACATACATTTATATCTAATGGGTTTATTAGCCACAATACTTCTTTACTTTTACATATAATAGGAGCTTTTCAGAGATCAAAAATTCTTAACAACAGGGAAACTTCTGGATATAGTGATTGTGAATTTAGATTTGATAAGAGTTATGCTAATCTATGTGGAACTAGCACTAAACCAGGAGAAGTTAGGTTGTTGCATGGATTATGGGGGGAGGCTAATTTAGAAATGGCCGAGCATTTAATGAGATCGGGCAAGCTAAAAATACTGGGGGTTGATAGTGTTCCTGCTTTAGTTCCGAGGGAAGAAGTAGAAGGAGCTATGGATGATGCTCAAGTAGGTCTTCAAGCTAGAATGATAGGAAAAGCTCTTAGAAAACTTATACCTGTTGCTTACTCTACTGGCACTACAATAATATTCACTAATCAAATAAGAGAAAAAATAGGGGTAACCTGGGGCAGTAACGAGTCTCTGCCAGGGGGACGCTCACTTCGGCACTACTCTGATTTGATTCTTGATATAAGAAAGGTGGATACTTTCACAAAAAATCCTACAATAAGAAATAAGGTTCGTACTATTAAATACGGACAAAGATGTAAGATAAAAATAGCTAAAGGTCTAGGTGGGGAAGGTAGAGAGTGTTTTGTTAATCTTTACTATGGACAAGGTATCAATGAATATGCTAATATAGTAGATATAGTAGAAGATTATGGGATTTTTAAGAAGTCAGGACAAACCTATATGAGAAACAAAGAAAAGATAGGTACTTACAATACAGCTATGAAAAAACTAGAGGAAGATAGTAAGTTCAAGGAAGAGATAATAAAAGAAATATGGGAGGTTCATAACGAATATGGTATATAGGATGATGGTATTTTTAACCTGTTTGTTTTTTATCAGTACAGGAATTTATGGAGCTATTCTAGGCGGGGGAATAAAAGTGGGCTTAGCGTCAGTTTTATTGGGGGTGGTAAATTTTCTACTACTATATCATTAAGGAGAAATAACAATGAATGAGGACAAGATGGTAACTGTTTGTGATAAGTGTTATCGAGTTAGTTGTTGGAAAGGAATATTTATGTGTCAAGAGGCTGACTTTGCTGAGACTATTGATTTACCCCTGTGGATACTTAGAAAACTAAATTTAGAGCACCCCAGCTATTGGGAAAGGGGGGAGAGAGTACACCATGAGTAAACCAGATGACTTTTCTGAAGAAATGGGAAAAAAGATAAAAGACGAAAATCAAAAAATAGCAGACATAACGCAATCCTTAGCTAATAAAGGTCTTAACATACAGGTACATCCTTTTAGTATGCTGGAAATGAGAGTATCTGCTATAATCAGACTTTTTATTGAAAAAGAAATCATAACAGGAGAAGAGTATGCTTATAGGCTGGTTAAAACACGTCGGGAATACCTTGAGCAGGAGGTAGATAAGTTTAATCAGAAGGAAACTAATAAGCTTATAGTACCAAAAAGTGGTTTGATAAAGCCAGAATAGAGATTACTACAATATATTGTATGAATTCCTACAATAGTTTGTAGGGTTAGGATAATTATGAGAATAGAAAAAATTGATTGGTATTTTGATTTGTGTAAAACTATAAGTAAAAGAAGCACCTGTATAAGAAAACAAGTTGGTGCTATTATAGTAAGGGAAGGAAAAATTCTAACCACTGGATATAATGGACCATCTTCTGGAGAGAATCATTGTATTGATATAGGTTACTGTCAAAGACCAAAAGAAGAGTGGGATGGAGTAAATTATGTTAACTGCAAAGCAATTCATGCGGAGCAAAATGCAATACTTCAAGCAGCTAAATTTGGAATTACAATAAAAGGAGCTAATCTTTATTGTACTATAGAGCCTTGTGAAATATGTAAAAAATTAATTAAAGGCTCTGGGTTAAGGGGATATTACTATATAGACTCTGAAGGAGAAGTTAAAGAAAAAACGTACATTTACAATATAATGGAGTAATTATGAATCTTAGTTCTAATGCTATTCATTTGTTAAAAGAAAGATACTGTAGTAATGGAGAAACACCGGAAGAAGTTTTTGATAGGGTAGCTAAGGCTTTAGCTGATAATGAATCTGATTATATGGAGTTTAAGTCTATAATGGAGAATTTAGAATTTTTGCCCAACTCCCCAGCACTTTTTGGGGCTGGGTTAAAGGGATGCTTAAAAGCCTGCTTTGTATTATCTGTGGATGACACACTCGAGAGTATTTTTGAAAATATTCATAAAACAGCTATTGTCTATAAATTTGGCGGGGGTGTAGGGTTTAATTTTTCTAAGCTTAGAGAAAAAGGGGCAAAAGTATCTAAAGGAGGAACTTCTTCTGGAATTTTAGCTTTTTTAAAAATATACAACGACATAACAGAAGCGGTAAAACAAAGTGGGAAAAGACGTGGGGCTGGAATGGCTACTCTTAATTATGATCACCCGGACATACTAGATTTTATTACCGAAAAGTTAAAAGGCGGACTAAATAATTTTAATCTTTCTGTTATGGTTACTGATGAATTTATGGAAAAAGTTACTACAGAAGAAAGCATATTTTTACGCTCTGTCATAGATAAAAATAAAATAGTGCAAAAAATTAAAGCAAAAGATTTATTTAGTTATATCTGTTTAGCCGCTTGGAAAAATGGAGACCCAGGGATTTTATTTTTTGATAGAATTAATCAAGATAATCCCTACGATGAAAAAATTATAGCAACAAATGTTTGTCAGCCTTTTGGTTCATTATTATTAGATAATGATAAACTATGTCCTATCGAAATGCAAGGAAAAACTTGGCAATCATGGAAAACAGGGATCAAAGAAGTAATAGAACTGACATGTAACAATGGTTTGGTGTTAAAGTTTACTCCAGACCATAAAATAATGCTAGAAGATGGGTCGTTTATTGAAGCTAGACATACTCTAGGTAAAAGTCTTTGTTGGGGGTTGGGAAATAGAAAAGCTAGTAAAATAGATAAAAATAGTGTTATTAGGGGATTTTTATTTGGAGACGGTTTTAAATGTGGAAATGGGTATGGTGTATCAGTAAGACTTAATAAAGATAAAGAGACAGAAATTTATGGTAAGTTAATACAATTTGGTTTTTATGAGCAACGTTGCAAGTCTCTATATATTTCAAAGAAAAAAATTCCTTTTAGTATAGATTTTTTAAATGCCCGGGTATTTAATAGAGATCTTCCTCAGGATATTCTATATGGAAATTCTACAGAAGTAGCGTCTTTTTTAAGGGGTTTATTTGAAGCCAATGGGAGTATTAGTAGGCAGAGTCAAATTTGTTTAAAAGCAACAAATAAAAAAATGATCAAAAAAGTACAGTTACTATTAGCTTCTTTTGGAATACCCTCTTGGTTAAGTGTTAGAAAGCCTATGATAGTAAATTGGCCTAATGGAGAATACACATCAAAAGAATCTTATGATTTGCAGATAGCTCCGAGAAATACAGTACTATTTAAGGAAAAAATAGGCTTTGTAAGTAAGAAGAAAAACCAAAAAATAAGGCACTTTGAAAAGGAATACTGTGGAAAACTTAAAGTAATATCAATTAAATCACTAGGCAACAAAGATGTTTATGATTTTAAAATGTTAGGAAATTACCCATATAATTTTTGTCAGGGAATTATTGCACATAATTGCGCAGAACAACCACTTTTCCCTGGAGAATCTTGTTGTTTAGGGAGTATTAATTTAGTTAAATGTTTAAATAGCAAAAATAAGCTGTCTATAACTAAGTTAAGGAAGTTAACGAGAATAGGTATAAAAATGCTCTTACAAATTAATAAGCATACAGTACTGCCCTTTGATGAGATGTATGTAGTACAGTCTAGGTATAATAGGATTGGTCTAGGTGTAATGGGGTTTGCTGATATGTTGATTAAGATGGGTGTTATGTATGATTCAGAAGAATCTTTAGAAATTATTCGTGTTATTGGAAAAGAAATACTAACAGTAGCAAAAAGATTATCCCCCTTATCTGCATCGGTACTCTCAATTGCACCCACAGGAAGCCTCTCAATACTTTCAGATTGTTCCTCTGGCATTGAACCACTATTTTCAAAAGAATATATAAGGCGGATAGGTATAGGAGATATAAAAGAAAAAAGAAACCATAGTAAATATCTTCGTACAGCCCATGAAATACTTCCAGAGTGGCATTTGCGCATTCAAGCAGAATGGCAAAAGTTTATTGATGCAGGGGTTAGTAAGACAGTTAATTTGCCTCAAGATGCTACCGTGGAGGATATACGCAATATATTTTTAACAGCCTGGAAGCTTGGCTGCAAGGGAGTTACTGTATATAGGGATACCGGAAAAGGGGTATATAAAAGAATTGGGTGTAATGATGAAGAATGTGTGCTTTAAACTTAAACCAATAGGAATACACACCAATTGGGAGGAAAACCTAACCACTAACGGATACAAAAAAGATGAAAAAGGCAATTTTGTAAGAGAATATAAAAAAACCAAAGAAGTTTTTAGATATAGAGAGTGTAAAAAGATAATAGTATTAGAGCATAAGCTTAACGAAGAAGATACATGGATTCATATTAGGACATTTAGAAAATAAAAGACAGGAAGACAATATGGAAAAGATGACAGAATCAACATTAACTAAAGCTATATTAGATCATTGGGCCTGGAAATCTTCTAGACCTCAGTATATAGTAGCTTTACAAGTAAATAATGGGGCTGGGTTTAACTATAGTAGACGCTTAGATGCTGTTGTATTTGATACCTGGCCCAGTACTGGTTTAGGTATTCATGGTTTGGAAATAAAAAGTACTAAGGCAGGTCTTAGAAACGAGCTTAGAGATACAAATAAGTTTTCTGATTTTGCTGCTTATCTGGATACCTTCTCTATAGTATGTCCACACGGAGTAGGTACTAAAGCCATGCTCCCGGATAAGTGGGGTCTTTATACTTCTAAGGATGGCAAAACTTTACATACTGTTAGGCGTCCTTTAATGTTACATGCCGAAGGTAAAAAACCTGTTAACCGTGAATTTATGGCATCTTTTGTTAGAGCTTTAGTTGATAGATCGTTGTCTAATGAATCTAAACGAGCTGAATACTCTAAAGGGTACGATAAGGCTAAACAGCAGTATGAATGGGAGCTTAAACTAGCTGAAGAAGGTAAAGAAAAGTATGCAAAAGTATTAAAGGATTTTGAAAAAGCTAGTGGTATTGTTATTGATACTTGGTCTAATAATGGGTTAAAAGTTGGGGAAGCTGTTAAATTTGTACTTGAAGGTGGTCTATCAGATAAAATACGTTATGCACAAGATATGAAAAACTTAGGTAATAGTCTAATAAAATTTGCTGATGGGTTAGAAAAACTAAAAGAAAGGGTTAAGTTTACCAGATTTTAATATTGGAGGAGTAAATGGGTATATGCCAAATTGCAAAAAAATACAAAAGCAAGTGTTGTGGGGCAGACGTAAAACTATACTGTCCCGACGAGTTAAAAAAGACAGTGGCGGAGTTAGTTTGTGTTTTTGTTTGCTTAAAATGTGGTCGTAGGTGTATAGTTGAGTTAAAGGAGAAATAATGGGTGATTTTTTAGTAGGAGATATAGAAGAAAAGATATCTCCTAGGGGTTGTGCTGGTTATAAGACTTGGACAGATTGGGGATATGAATTTGGTTGCCATTACGAAACAACTATTGATTGTGATTACTGTAAATATGGGGGTGGGCGTAAAGACCCAGAAGCTAAGTGCAATCAACTGAAAGGAAACTAATGGATGATAGTTTACTATACGCTATATTGCTAACTTATGAAACCAAGACTTCTTTGGAGCGTGCTAAGATTAAGGCTAAAAAGGGATTCAACTACATTTCTGATCTAAAAATAGCTAAGAGTATAGCTGAGGGAGCTTTGGACGAAATAGAAAACGCAATAATTAATACTGAGTTTAGCAGTATAAGAAAGGAAGAAGATGAGTAAACAATTAATTTGTAAGGTATGTAAAAGAAGGTTCAATACTAAAAAAGAGCTGCTACAGCACTATTGGATAGAGTTGGATTCTTTACAAAGTCAAATAGCTTTAGAATTAGACAGTAATACGGATAATTAAAACTTATCAAATTTTTATTTTGAAAGGAGTGATGCCAAATGTCTGATAAATTAAAGGTATTAATGATTAGCCCTCCGTGGTATTCAATACCTATATCAGGCTATTAACGGGGGAATTGAAATTGTAATGGAACACCTTATTAATGGACTTGTGAAAAAAGGACATACTGTTACTATGATAGGATGTCCGGGGTCATATTTAGAGGGGGTTAAGATAGTTGAGTATCCAGATAATGTGATGGAAAAGGAAGGACAGGATAGGGTAGAAGCAGCAGAATCCTTTATTACTTCTTATTTGGACACAACTGATAGCAGTTCTAAAATTAATTTTGATCTTATACATAACCATATGGGGGGTGCCACAGCAACAAAACTAGTTAATTCAACAAGTATCCCAGTTGTTACAACATTACATGGACAATATGTACCTAATGCATTTGATGAGCACACACAATCAGGAAGTTATGTGGCTATCAGCATGGATCAATCACATAGATACCCACAAGACACTAATATTGTTGGGATGGTTTATAACTCTATTGATTTTAGTAAGTATTTAAAGTTTGCACAGGCTAGAAAATTTGATTATGTAACTAACATTAATAGATATAGCCCTCTTGATGAAAAAGGTTTTATGCCTACTTTGCGTATTGCCGAACATTTACCAAGCCAATTATTTATTCTCTCTATGTTTGTGCAACCCCAATTTAAAAATGATGAACTATATCATAAGATTAGAGATTCTGCTAATAGACTACCTAACGTTGTTTTGTTGGATGGTATCACAGAGTGTGAAAAAATGCAGTTAGTTAGTAGAGCACGTGCTTTTGTATTTCCGTTACTTTGGCCGGAGCCTTTTGGATTAGCCCCCGTAGAAGCACAAGCATTGGGGACAATTCCAATAGTATACAACAATGGTAGTATGTCGGAGGTAGTTTCTGATGGTTATTCCGGTTATGTTATACCAAAAGAAGCAAGTATCACAGAGTTTGCTAATAAAATTAAACTAGGATTAGATAAAATAGACCCAATGAATTGTATTAAATTTGTTACTGAAAAATTTTCTATAAGTAAAATGGCGGAAAATTATGAAGAAATTTATAGAAAAATACTTGGATAAAATGTCAATAGAAGGCATTGCAAAAATAATTAAACTATATTCGACATTTTTGCAGAATAAGTGAGTTTTGCCTAGGTTGATAAGTTATGTTTAGTTTGTTAAGTTTTGTCTAGATAGTAAAGTTAAGTAATTGGCCCAAAAATGGTCCAAGTCAAAGGAGAGTGTTTAGTTATGTCAGAAGATAAGTCTATTTATGAAGAAAAAGCAGATGCTATTAGAGAAAGAAAAGATTTTTTTATTCGAGCAACGAATAGGGTTATTAATTCCACGAATATATCAGATCGACAGGCTAAAAGTGCAAGTAGCCTTGTAGAATCAGAAATATATGAGATCGTTGGGGAGGTGCTAGGAAAATTACAAGACTATTTAAAACAAGAGATAGAGAAGCAAGAATATTTTAATCTTATTGTCAATACCTTCAAGTTCTATAGTGGAAGAATTTTGACAATTATAGAAGCATTAGGCTTAGAAAAAGAAAAACCTGTTAAAGATGTTATACTATCTAAAATATGGAAATATTGTGATGAGATGATTTATGCAGCAATTGAGGGACATAATTTTAAAAAGAATCCTTTTTAAGTTATAAGTTTTAAACTATCTAGACAAATAAATAAGCCCCTAAATTAATAGGGGCTTTTCTTATTAAACTAAAGGTAAATACAGTTATTTTAGAGTTAATTCAAGGTTTTCCAGGTTATCTTGAGGCTTCTTTAAGTCTTTTATTTTGACTTTATATCCTTCGGGGATTTCCCCGCACAAAACAAACCAAGTAAGATCCTTTAAAGGCACCCACACAGTCTTGTAATTACTCTTCACTTTTTTAACACTAATATCCACTTTGGCAGTTTTTACCAAGACTATATCGTTTACAGCCTTTCTTTCTCCATAAGTATCCGCTTTTTTTGGTTTTTTTAGTTTTAGCTGGCCTATTTTATCCATAACTCTTTTTTCAGTCATACCAAGAATATCCCCGATATCCGGTATACTTAATGTAGTAGTCTTTCTAAGCCGTTTTAGGTTATCTACATCTTCTTCTGACCAGGGCTTACCGTGAGGGGGATTACAGGATTTACAAATAAGGGGTTTCTTAGCTCTTTTTATTGATTTTACTCTATAGAATTTTTTACAGATAGTGCACTGTACTTTCATTTTTATTTTACTCCAAAAGAAAGTTTTCTTTTTTATTTTGCTGTTTTATATGTAAAACTCTCTAATGTGGCTATACTAGATACTGGGTAGGTAAATAAAGCAGTAGAATCTTCTTCAATTTCTCTAAGTGTAAAAAAGCCTCTAGTTGGATAGTTCCACCTAATGTTTTTGTAGGGAACTTCATAAGCAAATCTGTCATCAGGCCAATTTTTTAAAAATATTCTAACTAACTGATTTCTTTTAATTTTTACCATTAATTTCTCCTTTTTAAGTATAATATCTATTTTTATTACAGTTATGGATATAAATTTTTTAATCCCTGTAAATCTTGTATTACAATACCTATTTTTATTCCCTTTGTTGTAGAATAGCTTTTTGTGTAGAAAAGTTCTTTTATTTTACATTTTTTGTAAAAATTTATATTCACCCTAGAAATATTGAATTTATATGTTTCACCTTATTTGGGGTGAACGGAGGAACTTGAATCCTCTTCAGTCCAGGGCCACAACCTGGTGCTTTACCATATAAGCTACGCTCACAGTCGGATAGGCAGGAATCGAACCTGCAGCAACCTGGCCCCAAACCAGGGACTCCACCACCTGAGCTACTATCCGGTGCCGGGGGAGGGAGTCGAACCCTCACAGCCTAAGACCACCGGATTTTAAGTCCAGCGTGTATACCGTTCCACCACCCCGGCTAAGGAAATAGGTACAGTTTTATTGGTGCTCGTGACAATCATTGTACTACCTGATACCACAGACGCCAGCTACTCGTTTCTGCACACCGTCAGGACTATTCTATTTCCCTGTGCTGCTAAGGAGAATCGAACTCCTGTCTTTGGCTTGAAGGGCCAATATCCTAACCACTAGACGATAGCGGCTTTTTATTCCACCACGCTTTTTTAATTAATTCTTTTGGGTCTACTCTTCTAGCTCCTTCGGCTATAGCTTCATACACTTTCTTTTTTGTTGTTAAATCATAATGGGGGTGTTTTCCGTTTTGATACCAGGATTTTTTTAGCTTTATTATCTTAGCAAACTCGTGTAACTCTTTTTCGCTATTTGAGCTAATTAAATGTCCATTCTTGTCTACTAGTATCATATTACCTATTTTCTGTTTAATCGCCTGTATGAATGAAAACGCATATCTATAGGCCCTTTTAAAACATTAGAAAGTTATTCTTTCCCCTATACTTTTTCTTATATATCCCTCTGGTTCATTTTTCCCATTTCTATACGGATAAAATGGACAAGAATTATCTGGACAATTTTTTCTTACAGAAGGGGAACCTCCACAGCACCAGGTACAAAATTCTTTCATAGCTAATGCTTTTGTAAAGATTTTTTTACCTGTATAGCCTTTTGTATTCTTTTTTCCTGTTCTGTAAACAAAAATTGTACAATCTGTTCCTTGGCAATTAAGTATCAATTTAGAGTTTCCACTACATTCTGAGCATAAAAGATGAATAGATTGATATCTTGAATAAGGTTTATCCCCCGCATACTTTTTTCTACTGTGTTTTTTATGCCCTTTTTGAAAAGCCATTATTACTATCCTTCCACATTAATTGATATCCAGTTATTACATTGAATACAGGTATTATGGATTTCAAAACTTTTTCCTTCTGATTTATATTGATATATTGTTCTTTTTTCTAGTGTGCAATCAAAGTCTTTTGTTTGAAAATAGTTAAGTGGTTGAGCTTCTCCACAAAAGGGGCAATATAAAACAGTATCTACTGTATCAAACATTCCCATTAAATTACTCCTTTCTATTTAAATATACTATTGAAAAGTAGTCAAACATAACTAATGAATACTAATGCCCATATACCATTTGCTAGATGCTGTATTGCACGGGATATTTCAATTAAAGCTTTTGCTTCAGTCATTATATTTCCCCCATTACTCGCTCGCCCACACAAACAATATCTACAAAATCGGATGCGGAAATAATAATTTCTTTATTGTCTTTTGTAGTTAGTTTCATTACCCCTTTTTCAGGGATATTCAAAGAAATCCTTTTTATTTCTATATCAATTTCTTTATTTTTATTCAGTATTCTTACTATCATTCTTTATTCCTCCAGATTTCTCCAGTATTTGTAATAATCTCTATATCATAAGGGGAGGGGTTTTGTAATTCTATGGATTTTATTTCTCTACTTATTTCTTCTACTACTATGTCAACATCCTTTTTTACTGTTTCCCAGGTTGTTCTGTTTTTTGTATGGTAGTGTAAGGATTCGTGGTATTCTTCATGGAACCCAAAATTTTTTAGGTGGTTTTTTAAACCCACAGAATTTACACAGACTATTTTTGCACTTTTGCCAAGAGTATTAAAATAAAAAAATACACGAAAACCAAGGTTTTTATTACTTATCATTTTTACTTCCTCCTTCTACTATGGGTATGTTGAGTTATCCACTTACCTTCTCGGTGGCTACAAACCACCCAAATAACTAAACAAATAATAATTGCAATCATCTTTACCTCCTAATACTATTATAACATACTTTACGCTTTTTGTAACTATTTTATTACGCACCGCGTAACCTAAATCATTTAGAGCGTAGCTCGTCGGCGACTACCTAAAAACCCCAGCTAGAAAGCTTGATAATTTACTTGCCAACCAATCTATAACACAAAGTAAATCAAACAAAACAACTAACGGCCAGATAAAAACAAAAAATCCAGAATCTAAATAGTCTTCTACATAGTAAGGATCTCTAAAAATCCCAACAATAAAATAAATATAGCGCCTAATCCTCCTCTAAATCTAATCCCCTAGCTAACTTAGCACACGCTATTTGAAAAACACAACACATACAAGTACTAACTTCAGCTTCTTGACAAGCGGCAAACCAAAAATCTAGGGCATCCCTCTCTCTTTCAGTTATCTTGATAACCCAATTTTTTTCAACTTCCATTTTTTCTTATCCTCCTTTCCCATAAAAAGGGCAGTATAAAATATCACTTACTCTATCATACATTCCTATTATTTACAAACCCCCTTATTAATACAGTTATTTAGGATATGATCACTACAGTTACTACAAAGGGCAAGATCTTTTTTATAGTGGGGATTATCTGTAAGTTTGTCTTGATATTTGAATGTAACAGTAACACAAACCCGTTCAAAAAACTCCCCACACTTGTCACAACGAAATCCTTTAGGCATTTTGATTACTCCTTTCCTTTATAATATTTTACTTTGTTATTATAGTCAATACACACACCTAAACAGTTTTCTCTACAAATTTTATCCTTCATAGAGTCATGGTCTTTAAACCATTCTTTTATTTTCAGTTATGTGGTAATTCTTAACAATTGCCCCCTCTAAAAAATGGTTTTCGTCGATATCTACCTAAATAGCCCCCCAATTTACGGCCACACCAACCAATACCACAAACAATTAACCAAGGGACTGCAAAAGCCCAAAAAGCAGTAAGAAATATTACAGTCATTCCAAGATCAAAATTAGAGTAATTTTCTTCTTCATTAAGCATTACTGCAAGCATACCAATTAAAAACCCCGCTACCAAATAAAGAGTTAAACCAAAATACCCCATTAGTTCTCCTTTATATTAGCTTACTTAATAGTCCCACACACAGGATCAAGAACATAAAATCGACCACCATAAAAATAATACTACGTAGAAGAGATATCAAAAAAAGACACATTCTATCATTCTGACTATTTAATTGAGTACTCCAGGCCCACGTTCCTAAAAATAATATAAGGGTTAGCATTAAATTTTCTCCTTTTTATTTAATACTACCACAAATATCTTTATTAATCAAGGTATTTTTACATTTAATAGGGGGTTTTTTAACATTTAAAATACAGTTTTTTCATAAGATAGGTCTGTACACCTAAAGTGTGCTGAGAGACCTATTTCCCCTGGTTATGTCTATGATAGGGGGTACATCTAATAGCTAGTGCAATATAATTAAGCATTATAATGCATCTGACCTGGTCTTTAACAAGCTGGACTATGAAAATCGAAACCTTGACACTATTAATGTAACAGTTCTACTGTCATATAGCAATCTTCTCAGCCTACATAGCCTCAGACTTAATGATCTTGATTCTAAGCTACCTTTGTTCTTGCCTTGGTATTACCCTACCTGTTTAGTATTCTCTCTTCTCTTGTTATTAGTGTTGGCCGGTTTCATGTGAAACCAAGAGATTCCCGGATATCATACTGTCCGAGAGTCTCTAATATTGATTCTGACAGGCTTTTATATATCCCCGGTATATTACCCTTAAGGGCAAAGAAAAAGACCCTCAAAGCTAACTCTAAGGGTCTTGATTGTTCGTCGTGCTTTGCCTCTATCTGTATGGGTCTCCCCCTGCCTCAAGAATATCAGCGCAACACTCGCAAAGTATATACATTTTCGACCTCCTAACTGTTCGCGATTTTCCTAATAATGTTGATACTGTCGGCAACATTATAGGTCTGTTTTTCATTGATCTTGGTTATGTGAATATTCCAGGTTTTGAGTTTGTGTGCTCCAATGTCCTTCGCCGTATTGTCATTCTTTGCGATTACCAGGCAAGATCTGCTCTGCTGATTGTTGTCAATCACTCGATAGAGATCCATTTTTCATCCTCTCTTAATTATGGTGCTGTTGTTCGTTCGCTATCTGAGATGATACTATACGTGTTCGACCCCCCCCAATATTTCGTGTAGTCCGTATTCTTTTACGACTAAGCTCCCTCGGACATTCGCCGATACTCTCACCTGAAACCCAAATTCTGACAGTTCGATAATGTAGTTCGGCTGCGGTAGCAACTTTTGGTGGATGATCTTTTGTGCTTTAATTCTTTCTTCTTGTGTCATGATTCAAACCTCCTAAAGATTTTTGTCAATTACTAATTCACAGGTTTCCCCGCAGATTTTTTTGTGCTTACAATCGGAGCAGCATGAATCTAGGCAGTCGTCGTACCGGCAGTCCAGCATTCCCGGATGCTGACAATCTAGACAACCGGGAAAATCTTCCGAGGGTATGACATACTGACAAAGCTTTTTTACTTTTGCTTGCCGTTTTGCTTTTGTGCTTTCCATTGTTACCTCCTTTTCATTTCTTTACTTAGTTGTTCATTTGCGATTTGGAGTTCTTTCAAATAGTTGTTTGGATCGACTTCCACCGCCCGCAGTTTGCCATTGACGATAGTTACCACCTGTGATCTTCTAGTTCCCTTTTCTAGACTTTTGATGTATTCCTTGTCAAGTTTGACTGCCATTTTCTTTCCTCCTAGTATATACATCGGTCTATGATCAGAAAAACTTTAGCCCTGTATATAGTATTCGACGCTGGTCTTCCATTTACCTTTATTTTTCCGGGCTTTTGTCTTAATACTTCTTGTGTTTTGATTATCTCAGCATACTATATATTGTGTATATTTTACCAGGCTTTGCCCTGTTTTGTTCAATACCTGCTAGATGAGTCGTTGAGAGCAACTCTAAGAGGTTTTTATGGTATGCTTAATGGTTTAGTATTCAAGGTAGATTTTCAAGGGCTTAAATCGCAAATAAGAGCCTCAAAATTTTTGGTTTTAACTATTAAGTTTTGCCCGGAAAATGTCGATAATATATTTATATGTCAAAATACCTTGGAGGTCAATTTGAGCTTGTCAGCAGAGGATAATTTGTCTATTTGTGCAAATAAATATTTGGGCTTTCAGCTAGGTAAGCTTTAGCCCAAGTTCAGGTAGGCAAGCAACCAGAACAGAACTGAACAGGAATTCAAAAAGTTTCTAAAATGAAAAAAGGACCGATTTTTTATTTTCGGTCCCTTCTTCTTTTCTCCACGAGGCGGTACAACTTTTCTAAAAATTTTGGTTAACTGTATATTGAGCCAACAACAGATTATTTAATGTATCTTTGTCAAAATCTTTTTTCTTCAAATTCCTATCAATTGCATCTCTTAATTGACGTCTAATAAAATATAGATCGTCAATTTTTACCGGCTTAAAATTTTCGTACATCTTTTCATTATTTAATGTAATTGTAACATCTTTTACTATCTCTATTGCTTCTTCAAAGTCATCCCCATCTATATTAGTTACTAGTTCTTTATCAAAACCATTTGTTACACACTTAAAATTCTTTTCACTCATTTTAACTCCTTTTTTCGTATCGTTGACAACTATTTACATAAAAAGATTCATCTTGATATGTTTTGGCCGTTATACAATTCTTTTTATGCTTACAATCATAAGAAGGAAAAATTAACTATTTCTTGTCAAATCTTCTTGGGCTTCCTTGCAAACTCCCCATAGCTCCTGATAATCTGCTATTGCGACTGCCCATTGCAAAAGATCAGTTCGCAAGCTTGCGTTTTCAATTCCCTGAAAAACTTGATCTTCTACGTATTTTTGAATTTCTTTAGCTGATTTGAATTGTAGCCAATGATTATAAGTTGTCTCATCATTTGTTAGCCAAAGATTAGTCAGCCATGTTGCCTTGTCTTTGTAACCATTATACTCTTTACACATTTTCAAACTCCTTTTCTATCGGCTTTTTACTTCTTAATAGTATTATCGGCAAATTAAGCAAAAACCTTTAGACTATTATAAATCTCATTTCTGGTAAGCTCTCCAGAATCTAACTTTTTCAAAAGTTCTTTTGCTTCTTTTCTTTTGCAAGGTATAGAGGAAAGAATTCTGCTTTCCTTGCTTATAAATTCTGGTAATGTCAATAAAGCTTTACAATATATCGGCATAGCTAAAAAATCAATATTGTGCTTCTTTTTGAATTCATCCTGCAATTTTGCATGGTTATTATACCACGTTGTTTCTTTTTTGTATGTTGTTTGGCTTATATCTCTTCCCATTTTTTACTCCTTTATTTTAGTTATCGACACAAACAAGGAAAATCTTTAACATTATTTTAAACAAATTTTTTCAGAAAAGACTAAAGTTTTTTGAGATTTTGTCGATGTATCTTTATAATTTTAGTCAAAATCTAATCTTAGAGTAACGTTAAAGATTTTTACTGGTTATGCCGATAATAAAAATAATACAATATAATCAGGAGTTATAATGCAAGAAAAAAGCTGTGAAAACTGTTATAGAAGGTACTGCTTGCACAAAAACAAATTTGTGCTTTCATGCAGTGACCATTTACCAGAATACAGAACCAAAATAGAAAAGCCAGGAATAAGAGAACGGCAGTTTTCAATAATTCAAAAAATATTAGAGAATAGTTCAGAAATTACCTTTTCGGATTTAACAGCCTTAGTTAACCGAGAAGTAAAAACATGCAGGCAAACAGTAAGCAAGCTAGCTCAGGATATCGGGCAGGTAACGGGGCATAAAAAGCAGGGACATGTCTTGAAAAAACGTCCTATATATGATAGAATTAAATAGAAATGCCAAGTGATTTTTAACAAACTAAACAGGACTTAACAAGTAAACAAAAGTTAAAAAACGGAAAAGGAAAAATCAAATGAAACTAGGATATATTAAAGTAAGGAAAACCAAAAAGGGATACAAAGCAAAATTATTGAACGGCAAACCTATTATGAAAAATCATTTTGAAGAATTGCCGGGTTTTGTAAATCAAAAATTTGCAAGACGGTATGTGGAAAGTCACTGGGAACTACTGAAAGAGTATAACTAAAGCTTTTTGCTGAACTTGCCGATAATAGAATTAAGAAGCAAATAAGGGGGAAGTAAAAATGGAATTAGCATTTAATATTTTAAAGGGGGAAGTATTAACAGATATTACTATATCTGAAGATAAAGAAGAAATATTTTTTGAGACAATAGAAGGGGAATGTTTCAAACTATGCCATCTCCAAAACTGATGTGAGTCTGTTACCGTAGAAGATATCTGCGGAAATTTAGATGACTTAATTGGAGAGCCTATTCTCCTTGCAGAAATGGCCACTACCCAGACTAATCCAGAAGGAATAAGTAAAGAATATCAAGATAGCTTTACTTGGACATTTTATAAATTATCAACAAATAAAGGATCAATTACCATAAGATGGTATGGAGAATCAAACGGATGTTATTCAGAAGAAGTAGATTTTGTACAAGTAAAATAGAAGGAGTAAAAATGAGTTTAGCAAAGGAACTAGACGGAGCACGACTTGTTAAGTACGACGATCAACTTGATGCTGTAATTGTTTGGTTCGGCGGGAGCGGTATAACAGCCTATACTTCAGAAGGAAAAGAGTTTGCTTTCTGGAATTTACATTCTGATAAAGATTTTCCAACACAAGAAGAAGTAGAAACAAATATTGCTAGGCATATCAAAAACCAGGACTATTTAGAATTGTACTCATGGGAAGGAGCTTATTAGAATGGCTATAGTAAAAAGTGTAGGTGTATTTGGTGGACCTCTTGGAAGTTATGGTTTTAGAAGGGGTAAGTGGTTGGCGGCACTAGAGGACGGAACAAAATTTGAGTTTTTCGCTTCTATCAGCCACAGCTTAGATTTGTGGATGCAAGAAAAAATGCTAATAGAGAATGCACAAGCAAAACTAGATAAGGAAGTAGGTTGATTATGGGTCTTTCAATGGAAGAAGTAAAGGCAAAGAATCTATATAGAGGAGATGCTTTAAAATAGATAAAGTAATACGAATAGGAACAATTCCCTATGGAGACAGTAGAAAAAGTATCTACTGTAAAATTAAGTTTACAGACGGAAAACTTAGTATTTCCGGTGCAGTAGACCCTAGATCGAATAATACCACAATTACCTGTGGACAAATTCAGAGCATAATACAAATAGCTTTAACTAATCAAGATATCCAGTATGCCAAAGACTGGAACAATGAGCTTGTTGTGGCTTTTCTTAGCGTTTGGAATCGCTGGCACCCAAAAGATATAAGTATAAGTTCAGTTACTTGGAAGTGTAAAAATAAAATCAGTATGTGGGCATAAAGGAGGAAAATAAAATGGATCTTAAAGACTTACCAAAAGAATCTCAGTGCTATGACTGCAAACATCAAAGGAACTGTATATCAGCTACAATGTATCAAGATGAAGGATTTTACTTTAATTCCTGCCAGAGGTATGAGACATCCGGCGAGCACCAGTTATTTATCGGCTCATTGCATGACGCACAAGCTCATTGTAAATGTGGATGGCGTTATGCTGTTTCCGGTTCGCGAACCAAGGATGAAATAATGGTAGAGTACCTAAAGCACATAGGAGAATACTATGAGCAAAAATGATTATTCTGTGACTGTGGGCGATTGGTTTTATAGTGAAAAAGACGGCAGTTATTATCACTTTTGCCCAAAATGCAAGACGTATAAGAAATGTGTATCAATAACTGATATAGAAGAATCTAGGCATTACCTAGAATGTAAGCATTCTGTAGTTGTGAGTATACTAACAGGTAACACTGTAAAGGAGAAGTAATAATGGATAAGCCTGTATGTTTTACAGCCAGCAAGAAGGATTTACAAACAGCTATCTCCAAGGTAAAGTATGGGATTAACAAAAAAACTCCTTTGCCTATCCTTGGAGGTTACTTGTTTGAGGTCAGCGGTGAGCAAGTCACTGTGAGGTCAACTGATTTAGAGGTTGAGATAGAAACCAGCGTAGAAAATGCACAGCTAAGTTCTGATTATCTTCCTGGAGGACGTTTTGCAGTTGATGCACGAACGCTTGAGAAGATTTTGAAGACACTGCCCAACGAAGAAATAGAATTGCATTATTGTGCTGAAGAAGAAGATTCTTGGAGTCTTGGAATTTCTACGAAGGATACAGCATTGCATATTTCTACTCTTAATGCCGAAGATTTTCCACCTAGCTTGGCACTAGAAAAAATAGATTTTCAAGCTGTTGTAACCGAACTAGCTTTAGTCGCCGCACTAACCAGAGTTCTTCCGGCTGTTAGCACAGATGATACACGACAAGTTTTAACCAATGTTTTGCTCAAGTACAAGGATATGCACATGCACTTAGTGGCTACAGACAGCTATCGACTTGCACAAGATCAGATAGAAACATATGAGGCTGAAGTATTCACGAACAGGAAACCAGTTGTGCTTGTTCCAGCATATGCTGTTAGAAAGTTGTTAAAAATCATGGGCAAAGAGGGTGAAGTTCTGATTAAAATAGACTTGGGTGTAACTGGAAGGATAGAATTTATCGCTCAAGATGCACGGATGGTAGCAAGACTAGCAGAAGGAGAATTCCCGAAGTACGAACAGCTCTTGCCAGAGTTTTACTATCTGGATGTGCTAGTCGATAGGCAAGCATTACTGTCCGCTGTCGAACGAGCAAGTGCAATATTGGAAACACCAAGAGCAAATTCTTATAGTGAAAATCCTTACTTTGTTCAACTTGAAACTGGAGGCACGAAACTGTATTACCCATTGACCATTACAGCGAAGCAAGAGGATAATACAGTTGTAGAAGAAGTCAAAGCCATCGTAGAAGTGAATTCTCGACTTGCAAAAGAAACAGCCAAAGAAGAAGCTAACTTGCTAAAGTTGGAAAAAAAGTACTCGGCTACAATCGAAGATGATACAGATTTGCTAGTTGGGTTAGAAATGTCTATGTCTAGATCAAAAAGTAATATTTTGAAAATGAAAGCTATTCAAGATAAAAGTGTCTGTATAGGTTTCAATCCAGATTTTCTACTTGACGGTCTAAAGGCACTTGAAGGGGATACAATTTCGCTACAACTAATGTCAGCGGAAAATCCTGCCCTGTTGGAATCGACTACAAACTATTCATATCTGTTAATGCCTGTAAGATTAGGAGGATAAAAATGTTAGGAATTATGATCTTGATTGGATGGCATGTGTTTTGTATCGGTATAGCAATAGCTCTTTGGAGTCAACTAAACAGAAAAGAGGAATAATGACTAAGAAGAAAACAAGCAGACTAAAAAAGCAAAGAGATTTTTCAATTAAAAAGGTGTAAGAGTACGCTAAAGCAAAGGAGCTAGTAAATGCCTAGTGAATTAGTAACAAATAAGCGGTATAGCAAGATATTACATCTGGAGTGTTTGCAGCGGGTGTATTTTGAAAAATTGGCCGGTTACTCTAAAGGATTGAAAGACGTGTTGGCAAAGTCTGAACGAGAGTTACCAGACCGACAAGAGCGGTTAGCGCGTTTTCCACAAGTGATAGATGACGTAACAGCCGATTTAAGAGAAGTTACAACCAAATTAAACCTTTGTATTGATTTATATTTGAGAGAAGGTTAAAATGTGTACTGTAAGAGTTTCTGGTATTAAAAACAGTAGCTTTAGTCAAAAAGATATTGAAAAAATAGTAGCCAAGGTAGAAAAATATTTAGGCTGTAATTTGCTTGAAGTTACTGTTGTATTTTATGCCAACCGGGGTTTTTTTGGTCGGTATACTAAACACATAAATATAGTTGAACTTACACCAGAGAAAATTAAAAAACTCAGTAAAACTAACATACAAAAAGGATTTGGACCAAGCGAAAAGGTGGTTTTAGCACATGAGGTAGTTCATGCAATACAACATCAAAAGGAAGTACTCGGTTCTCCAGTATGCTATAAGGGAAATTTAGTTGAATATTATGAAGATAGTGGGGAATTTGAAGCTCAAGACACAGCAATTATTTTGTTTGGAACAAAAGAGGAAAAAGAAATATGGAAAACCGAGATAAAGGATAAATTATGCCTAAAGTAACCAATTTTGAAACCATTGTTCTATTTGATTAGTTACAAGAAAAAAGAAACCCCGAGAAAGGAAAAACATGGATATCAAAAGCTATGGGAGAAAGACAATGGATAATAAGGTAAAAGAGGCTGTAGAAAGGTATCAATGTTCTGGTTGTGTAACTGGATCTGATACTACCTGTTATTTACATGCGGATGATTTAGGATGTGTTTATCATGTCGTAGGAACTAGCCTATTAGGAGTAGGGAATTTTTATCTTGGAATGCCTCGCGGTTTTGATAGACTGGGGATGGCAAAAACACCTATTCAAATATTTAAAACATTAAAATATGGGTGGAAATACGGTAAATTTAATGCTCCTGTTTGGAAGTACTTAGATAACTACGGTAATACCCTAGTTAGAGGAATTATGCCCAGGTTAAATCTACCTTTTTTGCACATTTTCTTAGGGGATTTTATGAAAGATATTGACTGTATAGAAATAACAGCAAAAGATATGGAGGAGATGGATTAATGTATAAAGATTTAGATGGTAAGTTTTGTTCAGAAAATAAGGTGCTTGGGTATGATAGTATACATACTCCAATTAGAGCGGGCTATCAAGGTTATGTATCCTATGATAAAGATTTTCCTAATCATTTTATTGCTGGAACATCTTTACCAGAAAAGGGAAGTTTAATATTTCAAATATCTTTTTATGCTAAGTCTGGCAAGCAAGCAATAAGCGGAATTCAATATCTTACCAGTTTAGCAAGAAAGCATAGTCCTTGGAATAAAGCTAGTCAAATCCCAAGAGAAAGGATAAATAATGTACTCTAAAGACTTTGTATTGAGTTGCCCCGGTGTATACTGGAAAATGGAAAAAGGTCAGTATTATATGGTAACATCTCTAAGTAGGATCGGTATAGTTTACAGGGCGGATTGTTGAAAAACATAGGAGGAATAATGATTGATTGGAATAGCTTTATTGCCGGTGTAACTATAGGTATTTCTATAGCAGCTATTATGTTTAACATAATAAGGTGGAGGTTAAGATGAGTTATAGCTATGAGGAGATAAAAGACAAAAAGTATCTACCTGGGATAATATGTCCCCATACACCATAGGTATACAAACATGAAAAATGATTATATAGTAATAGAAGAGATATTAAACAGAAAGTTTGGTAGAAAGGTCTGTTATGCTTGTGGTAATATCCAGGAGCACAGGTTAATCTTTTGTCGTATTTGTGGCCGGAAATTTGGGTGGACACATCCCGAATGGACAGTACTGGAAGCAATAAAAATAATTGAAAACAGTAATGGTACAAGTGGCATAACTATGGATTTCTTTTATAATATTCAATATGACAGGTATCTAAAAGCAGTAACGACCCAAGATTTTTATAGGGGATATGTAACAGCAAGAATAACCTAGGGTAGTTTAAAATTAATTTTTGGTAACTAGTAAAAATGTCAGTATCAAATTAAACAAAATTAAAGAAAGGTACAGTTGGTAGCCTAATGGAATATAATTATGAAGAAGCAAAAGACAAGTATAGAGACCCAGTATTTAGACTTCTAAAGCAGGGGGTATCTACAAAAACTATAGCTTTTAGTCTTTCTTTGCCGGAAATAATAGTAGAGGAGTTAGCAAATGAATATTATGTTGAACTTTTACTAGAAGCTAAGAAAAAAGGAAAGCCAGAAATAATGGGAGGGTTTTTATCAAGAAACTATAACCAAGATTTTTTTCTTGAAAAAGACTATGTTCAGTTAACAAACGACGCAAAAGAACTATTTGAATTATGCAATGGAAAGGAACCAACAGAAGAAGAAATAAAAGTAGAAGCAAAAAAAGGTGTTGCAAGATTAGAAGAATATTTGAAAGAAGTATAAAATGAAATTAATCATAAAAGTGCATAGTCCTGTTAGGGTGTTTACTAGTATAGTCGCCGACAACCCAAAACCTGATGAGGTAGGTTCAGAGAAATTCTTGATAAGGATTTAACAAACCTTCACTTTAATCTAGCAGACAACGCTACAGTGTTTTTTCAAAAAGGCTTATTAGAAAATTCGGCTATAGAAATAATAGAGGAGAATTAAAATGAAAAAACAAGTAGGTAGTTTAGAATTTTTTATCTTTTTTCGTCCAACAGGATATTTTTTTCTAAGGAAGGGGTACCGTGTTTATAGGTTGAAAAAAGGATCTTTAATAGATATTGGTGCCATTACTATTGGATACGAGGTAAAACAATGAAAAAATTTGAAGATTTGGTTGGCAAGGTTCTCTCAAACGTGGAGAATAATTCAGATGAAATTATTTTCACGCTCGAAACAGGTGAGAAATACAAACTCTATCACAACCAAGATTGTTGTGAGTCTGTTTCTGTCGAAGATGTCATTGGTGATTTGAATGTTTTGATTGGTTCGCCTATCCTCATGGCGGAAGAAGCATCACAGTCAGAAAATCCCGAAGGCCTCTCTATAGAAGACCAACGGAGTTTTACTTGGACATTCTATAAATTGGCAACAATCAAGGGGTATGTCACAATCCGCTGGTATGGCGAAAGTAATGGCTATTACAGTGAGTCTGTTGATTGGGGCGTTGCCTAACCACGTGGAGACATTATTATTGGGTTAGAAAGGAAAATGAGATGACAAAACGAAAGAAAACTAAAATAAAAATAGAAACCTACTTTAATCTATATATTTGTGCCCCGACCCTAAAAGAAGCTATAGCAGAGTTGAAAAAAGCAGTAGAAACTGCTAAGATTAAGATAACGGCTTTAAAGGATTTTGTTAGAGTAAATGACATACACTACTATTTTGATGTAGGGGTGAGAAATGAAAAATCATAACTGGGTAGTTTCATTTATTGATAAAAAAGAAATAGTAATATCTGCTGGAACAGCCATAGAGGCTAAGATATTAGCTCAAGCGGAGAGAATAAACCTGGGGGAAACCTTCTGTGTAAATAAGGTTGAATTGGGGGAGGGCTAATGGACTTACAATGGTTTGTTGACGTATTACAGACTGTCTGTATAATAGGAGTATTTGTTTTGGTGTGCATTCAAATAAAGGATAAGTAATGAGAAAAGCCCCTAGATTTTTGGTTAACCAGGATTTTGAAAATGCAATAAGAGACAATGAAAGATTCCGAATAATTGACATAGGACTATGGAAAGAAGCCGGTTTCACAGAAGAAGAGATATCAAATTTGTTGGTGGTTAGTCAGTCTGAGGTAAGAAGATGTATCAGAAAAGTTAAAAATCTAGTGGGAAAAGGTAGTGTAAAAGACCTGTTGACAAACCTAAAATAGTGTGCTAGAATAAAAAAAGAGGTAATTAGGAATGGCAAAATCAAAATATGGTACGCTGGTTGTATATCAAGATGTAAACGAAGTTATTATTTGCCGCCTGGAAGATGAAAAACAGATGGTCAAAGAGTATTTTACAGAGGGGGGTAGGGTTTTAGAGGAGTATGATAAAACTGAAATAAATGATGCTGTGCCAGTATGTTCTAAGGTACTGCTATTTTAGGGAGGAACTATGAGTACTGACGACGGTATTTATATAGCTAAGTTTCTAGATGGTTTTCGAGTAACATATTCTCAAGCAATACGTAATATAGACTATTATCCCGAAGGAAGTAAAGAACGAAAGGAGGAACTAAAACGGTACTTTAAATATAGCCCTATATTTGAAACTGTGGGAAGAGCCGAAAGATTTGCACGTTTCTTAAAACATAAAGAAACAACCGCTTACTGTAAGAATCCGGAATATGGTATAAGTTATATTGGAGAGTATGAAAGTTGGGAATAAAACAAAATAACTGATAATGTTAGATAAAGTAGGTGCATTGAAAGTGTTCTATAAGAATATGTCCTGGAAAGCTTGGAGTGCCGGAGTAAGCTATGTTAAAAAAGTAGTTAACAAAGCTAAAGGAGAGCAAGATGAAGATTAGAGATTTAAAGCATGGACAAAGCTGTACCTGTGTTATTGACGAAACTTGGGTTGATGATGCTAGAATATCTATTAATGGCCTTAAAGTATTTATTTGCCAAAATGTTATACGAGGAGTAATGGCAACAGACCAATTAGGCTATGAGTATGGTTGGATGATTGGTCATGTTGATGATGGGGATTTAGAAGAAGTTATAGCCTCTTGGGGTGTAACGGACTTTAAGCTTGTAGAAGACGAAAAACCTACAACTACAGCAGGACTTGATTTTATACGAGGGAATATTTCTGCGGCAACAACCCCGTTAAAAACAAGTGTATTTGATCTTGGAATGGGTAATAGACTAGAAATAACTAAACCTAAAATCAAAATAATTAATAAGTATACAAAAACAGAAAATAGTCTATCTGATAGTGAGATAATAGCCCTTCGAGACGTTTTAAATAGGCTATTTTCATAAGGTGATTATATGTTTGTAATTGAAAAATACTATAAACCAATAAAAAAAGTTTACTCAAAAATTAAAGTTTAAGACAAAAAATGCCGATAATAGAGTTGTCCCAGTGTTGTAATTTGGTAGCTGAGCAGGACTTAAAATTCTGTGGCCATAAGGTCGTGCTGGTTCGAGTCCAGCCTGGGACACGAAAGGAGAAACAACAATGAATATGAGTATTAGTTTATTTGGTTCTGGTGGATATTTTCATATTTGGATATCCTTTAGAAAACAAATTGTTCTATCTATTACTATAGATTCTTTGTTTGTGGAACTAGTAGTATTTAATAAAAAAGTAGTAGAAAAATGGTTTTAAAAGACAGAGAAATTCTTTATGATGAAGACGCGATATTAGCAGATAGGATTATTTCTGTTATTGAGCTAAGAAAACGTTGGATAACAGTAAAGTTTCCTTGGGACTATACTATATACGCTAAAGTGTCTTCTCTACCGGTGCGCCAATGGGATAAAGCTAATAAAGTATGGAAAATTCCCTGTGAACTATCCTCAATTAATCTCCTGCTTGATTATCTGAAAGATTTTCCTATTTCTGGAAGCTTCGTTAAGCTATATGAGGAATTATTGACAAAAGAAGCTAAACTAGCTACACAAAAAGAAAAACTAGCAAATACTCAAAATAATCTGTCTACTAAACTCAATATTGATTTGAAACTAGCCCTTTTTCCTTTTCAAAAAGCCGGGGTTAGCGCAATTAATGTAGCTGATGGTAAAGTATTACTAGCTGATGAACAAGGTATTGGCAAAACATGTCAAGCCATTGCTTATTGTCACCAGCATAATCTGAAGACTCTTGTAGTATGTCCGGCTTTTCTTCGCTATGTTTGGGACGGGGAAATAAAGAAATTTACTAATAGAAGCGTAAAGCTTTTGGATAAAGAAAATGTTAAAAATCAAACAGACTTTACGGTTGTGAGTTATACAAGTTTAAAGAAGTATACAAAAGAATTACTGAAGCAGAATTTTGACTGTGTTATACTGGATGAGGCAACCCATATAAAAAATCCCCGCGCCGCCAGAACTAAAGAAACCCACAAACTAAAAACAATAGATAAAAGATTAGTTCTTACAGGAACCCCGGCTTTAAATAGACCTGCTGAATTATTTAGTCTTCTTAATTTTATAGATAAGGATAAGTGGAGTTCTTTTTGGGAGTTTGCAGCTAAGTACTGTGATTTGAAATTAGTAGAGTTTGATAAAAAGGATGGCAGCCATGTTAAATTTTGGGACTATAACGGGGCCTCTAATCTAAAGGAATTACACGAGGAACTATCTACTGTAATGATTAGAAGAAAAAAAGAAGATGTCTTGCCGGATCTTCCAGAAAAGCTTATATCGGATATTTATTTGGATCTTCCCCCAGAGGGAATAAAAGAGTATAATCAAGCCTATGATGATTTTATAGGTTATCTAAAAGAGCAGGGAAAATTGCCTTCAGATGAGCGAGATTCTACAGCTATTCATCTTACTAAGCTAACTACTCTGAAACAGATATTGTCAAACTATAAACTAGAGTTTGTAGAAGAGTTTATTGAAGAATTGGGGGATTCTAAGGCACTAATATTCTCTCAGTACCTAGCTCCATTATATGCTCTTCAAAAGCAATATAAGGATTCCTCTGTAACCATTACAGGAAAAGACTCTGATAAGATTAGAGATATGCGGGTTAGGCAATTTCAAAATGATGAAAGGATTAGATTGTTTTTAGGGAGCATCAAGGCTTCCGGTATGGGTATTACACTTACAGCAGCAGATAAAGTCCTGTTTATTAATCTATTATGGACTCCAGCGGATCACGACCAGGCGATGGACAGATGCCACAGAATAGGGTCAAAGAACTGCATAAATGCCTATTTCCCGGTATTTCGGGGAACTATCGAGGAGGATATATTGGAAATCCTTAACGAAAAAAGAAAAGTAATCTCCCAAATACTTGGAGAAGAAGACAATAGAAAACTCCGAAAGGATGTCTATAAAAAGTTTATTAGTAAGGTTAAGAAAAGAGAGAAGATTACAGAATGAGCTTAAAACTTCTTGGTAGGGACGAAAAAGGTAGAAAAAGATATACTGATAAATGTGGGTATGTTAAAGTAAGAATTCAAACAGGTAGGACAAAAATAAATATAAGGGGTCAAGTGAGAAAGATAACTAAATTAAGATTTGAGCATAAGCTAGTAATTGAGGAAGCTTTAGGTATTGAGCTTCCTTCTTATACGTCTATTCACCATAAAGGTATTAAATATCCCATCGGTAGTCGGAAAAATAAGCAAGACAATAGGCTTATCAATTTAAAAATTTACTACAAAGATGACCATTATAAAAAAGAGCACCAGCTTGAAAAGATAGGCACTAAGTAGTATAATAGTATTAGAAGTTAAAAAATAGGAGGTATAATGTACAAATTTCTTAAAACAGGAATGAAAAGCAGTTTTGGAAATCAGGTTTGGAAAAAGAATATTTGGTATACAATTGACGGCCCATTGTCAATTTGTAACAAAGGATTTCATTGTAGTAAAGAAATTCAACAGGCATTTTCTTGGGTGCAAGGAAGGTATCTTTGTATTGTAGAGGTTAGAGGAGATAGCATTATTCACAAGGATAAGCAGTGCTGGTCTGAAATGAGGGTTACAGAAGCCTATCCTTGGAAAAAGAAAGACTCTGTAGCCATAGCTATCTATGCTGCTGAATTAGTTATTGATAATTTTGAAACGGAATACCCAAACGATAATAGACCAAGAAAAGCCATAGAAGCAGCAAAGGCATACTTGAAAAATCCTTGTAAAAGAACCAAGGATGCTGCTGCTGATGCTGCTGATGCTGCTCATGCTGCTGCTGATGCTGCTCATGCTGCTGCTCGTGCTGCTGCTTGGTCTATTGCTAGATCTGCTGAGTCTGCTGCTTGGTCTGCTTGGTCTGCTTGGTCTATTGCTAGATCTGCTGCTAGATCTGCTGAAGTACTGCAGCAAATTGAGGGGTGGTTTCAAAATTGGCTACAAGAGAAAAGAGCTAAAAATGTATAGCTTTTATAGAGGATCTAAAATAGTATTAGGAGGATAAAATAAATGGTCTCTTCGTTTCATCGAGGGCATAAAACAATAACAGGCAAAGATCTAAGGTGGAGATATGCCGACACAGAAAGATTAGTCCCTATTAATCCTTCAAAAGAAAGGCCCTGTAAACTATGTGGCAAAAAGCCAACTAGGGGTGGTGATGATTGGTGTCTTGGACATCTTCCAGGAGTTTTGTTTGCTTGTTGTGGTCATGGTGTTGAAGAAGGCTATATTCTTTTTGAAAACGGCATAAGAATAAGCGGAAAGTTTACAGTAGAAAGATTTAATAAAAGGCGTAAGTAATGAATCTTAAAGAAGAATTTCTAAATGAATTGAAAGTTATTGGTTTTTCAAGATATACGACAATTAACTATAGTTCAGATATTTCCAAACTGGAAAAAAACGGACTAGAAAATATTGAATATAACAATCTACGAAATATTGTATTAGAGACATTAGGAAATATTCCCAATCTTCGCTCAAGATCAAGAGCATTAAGTTGCTATAAATCCTTTTCTCGGTGGCTATATGACAACGAATATACGGATAAAGACACTTTAAAGTCCCTAAAGTCAATCAAAGTACCTAAAGTCCTTTTAAAAATTCCTAAAATTCAAAAAAGACCTATTCATAGTGAGTTTAAAAGCAAAAATTCGTTATATCAGACAATTATTGACACTCTAGAGCAGACAGGGGTGCGAGTAGGGGAATTGAGTCGATTAACTTTAGGAAATCTTAAAGAAGAAAGTATTATTGTATTCGGTAAAGGTTCTAAGGAAAGAGAAATACCTTGCAATAAAAAATTAGTCCTAGACATTCAAAGGGAATTGGGGATACATAAGCATTTTCCCTCTACTTCACAAATATTTAGGATCGTTAAGAAATATCTAGGGGTATCGCCGCATAAGCTACGCCACAATTTTGCCAAAAAATTAGCTGCTTCTGGGGCTAATGGTTTTACTATAATGCAACTGCTTGGGCATAGCTCAATTTCAACCTCTCAGATTTATATAAATCTTGCAAATGATAAAAGCCTAAAGAAAGCTGTTGAAAAAGCTAATGAGAGAACGTAGTTACTCAAAGAATAAAAAATGTGTTGATTGTAATAAACTAATTAGTAATAAATCTACTCGATGCAATAGATGTAGTACAATATTTTGCTATAGTAGAATAAAAACAGAGTATAAAAATAAAGATTGGCTTTATCAAAAATATATAACAGAAAAAAGACAATTGAAAGCATAGCAAAAGAGTTATAAGGAAGAATAATGCTTAATCTTGATAAGTTAAAAGAAAAGTTTAATAGTTTAAGCGGAAACTATTCTTTTCAAACCAATAAGTTGAGACCCAAGGATTTTGATTCATATATCGGAAATTCTAATGCCAAGAATCTAGTACAGATGACTCTATTATCTTGTCAAAAACAAAATAAGCCGTTCCCCCACGTTTTAATTGCAGGGCAGTCGGGGACAGGAAAAACATCCTTGGCTATGCTTATAGCCGCATACCAGAAAGGTTCTATAATTGATTGTCAGATGCCCGTGAATTATGACGAATGGGTTGCTTCTATAGTTAGAATCCCTGCTCGGTATCCTGGCGACGGTTTTTCTGTACTAATAGCTGATGAGATCCACTTACAATCCCGAAAACAGCCAGAAACACTTTATTCTATACTAGAAGAAAATTTTATCATTATTAATGGGGAAAGATGTTATGTTCCTTCATTTACTGCGGTCGGGTGTACTACTGAAATAGGGGAGATAACCCCCCCGCTTAGAAATAGGTTTTCTTTACTTATACAATTAGATAAGCTAACCCTAGAAGACATGAAAAAAGTAACCTTGCAAGGAGCAAATAAATATGATATTGATATTACAGATAAAGCAGTTGAGCTGATAGCTAGGGTTAGTAATAGTATACCTAGAGATTGTAATAGCTATTTAACGCACTGCCTAAATCTTTCAAAGGCATTAGAATCAAATAGTATAGATGAAGAAACAGTTCAAACAGTATTTTCTCTCTTAAAAGTAAATGAAGATGGGATAGATCTTTCCTGTATTAACTATTTGAAAATCTTGCGAGATGTTTTCAAAATGGAAAAGACAGGGATTCGTACTATAGCAGCTACCATAGGGGAAAATCCTGCCACTATCGAGCTAATAATAGAGCCAAAGCTACTGAATTTGGGCTTGATTGTTAAAACTCCTCGTGGTAGAATGCTAGTAGACAAGGGATTAGATTATCTTGAGTCTGATAAAGTAAAGGAGATTTAATGATTAGAGAATTAGCTGTTTATGAAGTAACAATAGAATACAATAACCATTTGTCTCCAACTATAACGGAAACAATATCCGGGGACAGTATTACAGCAGCTGAGGGTGTGTTAAACTATTATTCTAATCTTAAAGATTAGATTGATAAAGTAAGTGTAAAATATGTTAAGAGAATCTATAAGGAGAGTGTTTAGTTATGTCAGGGTGGATGGATAATGCTGTGGTAGGATCTATTGCAAGACAGTACAACTATTCTACGGGTTTTAGTGCCTTAGCTATAGAAGAAAAGAAAATGGCTACCACACTAGAAAATAGAGCTGTAGCTGATGGTCAGGTGTATAAACCATTAGGATCTCTTGATCAAATAGAAGTTAAGTATATGTTTGATGGGAATTTTACAGCTTGTATTGTACTTGACCAAGGTAAAGAATCTGTAGGAATTGCAAAAAGAGCTGCGAGCCTGGACAATTATAATAAAGAAACTGGTAAAAAGGTGGCTTTCAGGAGCGCAGTAAACCATCTTTTGGGTGTTAGTAATAAATACACTAGACAGCATAGTTCTAGGAAATACTATGGATAAAAAGGGTTCCGATTGTGTTGGTATTTGGATAAATGGATCTAGGATAACTTGTCCTAACTGTTACACAATAGTAGAACCAACACAACAACATATAGCAAAATGCCCCAATTGTCTAATAAGTTATGAGGGACAAAACTTGAAAAACTTATGTGATAAAAGGATATCCAAATGAGTTATATAAATAGTTTTCTATCCCTGCGCTGCTCATGCGCCAGGCGTTCGGCACACAGAGAGAAAAGGAGTAGGGGATGAGACAAATGAAGCATAGAGCTCTTGTCGTTCCCCTCAGACAACTTTCTGAGTCACAAATGATCCCGTTCGGTAATCTTTGAAGCAAAAAGACTTGCGTTCGCCAAAATATTACCGCACGGTAAGTTATTGCTTGACAGGCACTCAATAGTGTGATATATTCCCTATCGGTAACATGAATACTAAAAATCCAGAGCAGCTTGGCGCTGCTATTCGCGCAAGGCGCAGACAGTTGAAGGTTACCCAGAAGGATCTGGCGATGACCTGTGGTACGGGTTTGCGCTTCATTATTGACCTTGAGAAGGGCAAGCCAACCTGCCAAATCGGAAAAATCCTACAGGTTCTCCAAGCCCTGGGGCTCAAGCTCCAGATTGTTAGCCCTGGCGTTGACACCGGCCAAGGCGAGAAGTCATGGATAAATTGATCGTTTATCTGAATGCCGAGAGGGTCGGAAGCCTCGAACAAGACGATAGTGGCTTGCTGCAATTCTCCTACGATCAGACATGGCTTGAAAAGCCGAGTGCCATGCCTCTCTCTCGTTCACTACCTCTCCAAAGCGAGGTGTTCTCGGGGAAAAAGGCCAGGCCTTTCTTTGCCGGCATACTACCCGAAGAGGGACCACGAAAAAAGATAGCAGAGATCCTCGGAATCAGTGACGCAAATGACTTTGCAATGTTGGAGAGGATAGGAGGTGTTATAATGAAAGATATACTAGAGTATCCTTGTGGGTTAAGTGGGGTGGATGCAGTAGATTGTGAAATAATATACAGCAAGTGTGGTATCTGTTGTGCTGAGTGTGAAGGACCCTGTGATGAAATCTGTGAAGAATGTAAATTATAAAAAGGAGTAGTAATGGAGACTAAAAATGCTAAGATTACAGGTACTATGTTAGGAATAGAAGATCATGGAATATTTACTTGTTTTATTTGTCTAGAATATGGGGGTAGTGGTCAGGGTTTTGGGGGACATGCTTTAGACGAATATGATAAAGAAGCAGATACTCGTATTGGTGTGTCTGGAGGAATAGAGTATATCAGAAAAGTTTTAGAAGTAATAGAAGTAGATTCTTGGGAAGAGTTAAAAGGAAAATACTGTAGAGTAATAGTGGATAATTTTAAAGTATACTCAATAGGGAATATCACTAAAGAAAAATGGTTTGATCCACAAAAGGACATAAACTGGAAGGATTAAGTTGAAAATGGTAGAATACTATGATTAAGTGTACTCAGTTAGATAATAAAACTTGTGGCCGGTATCCTTGTGAATATGGACATACCCGCTGTTGTTATTATTGTTCTAGATTAGTAACATGTTTTGCCAGAGATAATGGATGGAAACTTTGTAATAAGATCTATAAGATATTAGCTAGTAACATTTCTATTGGAATAAAGGTAAAGGGTGAGTGCAGTCTATGTAAAGAAGGTTTTGATAGTAACCAGAGTCTCATAAAGCATTTAAAATCTAAAAGACACATCACAAAGGTATTGAAAGAAATTGAAAATGGTTAAAATAAAAGGTTGGCTATTGAATGAGTTATTACTGATAATGCCGGGTTTAATATTAGGAACTATTTTTTGTGTGGCTATTATTAATTTTGCTGTATTATTAGCTACAGAAAATAAGCCTAAACCTAAAAAAGAGGAAACAAAAATACGGCAACTTCAAAAAGAAATAGAATATCAAAATAAAGTTAACTATAATCTTCAATGGAAGTATGTTGATTTACAACATCAAAAAGATACGGTAGAATTGTACTTGTGGCAATATGGTACGAATCAAATTACCAAAGAAGAACTAGCTGCAAAAATAGAGGCCATAGAACCTAGAAGTTTCTTATTAAAGATTAAAAAACACAAATTAAGCTGGGAGAAATAATGAAAGGAGCATTAACATTATGTGTTTAGAATATATAGGTGGTTTGTTAAGACACTGTTTTAATTGTATACAGAGTGAAAATAAAGAGAAACTTCCTAATAGTATAGATAAAGCTAAAATAATTCACCGACTAAACGGAAGTGAGTGTGCTGTTATAACAAAATACTATCTTGATAAAGAAAATCTAAAGAAGCATAGATGAAAATGAATAGCATAAAACTGTGTGTCCGCGATTTAAGCGACTGTATTGAGTTTCCAATATGGCCGGTGGAACCAGAAAAGAATCAGGAGATAAGAGGTCATATCTGTTTTCCACCAAGAGGAAGAAGCCACGACTTAGTTTATGTTGAAGGACAAATGGCAAGACTAATAGATATAGGAATAAAGGAAATAACTATACATACCGCAGGAATTAATCTAACAAAGCTAGTAGAAATCGCTGATTTTGCAAACTATCAAAGAATAGCTCTTAATATTGAAAATCGAAGAGATGGAAGGACAAGCAGAATAAAGAATTTAGAAAAAATTCTTTGGGCTACCGAGGCTGGCCTAACGCTAGACGTGGGGCATACAGAAGCCAACGGAAATACCGAAGAATATATCAGAGAATTTGGAGACCTAATCAGAAACGCTCATCTATATAGAATTGAAACAGCTAAAGGACATCAACCTTTTGAGGATTATGCTGATTTCAAAGAGTTAGCTAAAAAGCTATTCTTTCTTGAAAACCTTAACTGGGTAGTAGTTGAAGTAAATCAAGTAAACCAAATAGTTAAGTGGTGGGAAAGATCTCTTAAAGAGCTTGAAAAAATACAAAAAGACGCAATAAATGACGCTGGAACTTATCTTGAGGATATGTAATGAAAAAGATAAAGTGTACCTACCGTAATTCTATTTCGCCTTACTACTGTACTCTAAGTAAAGGTGAATATAGAGAAAATATAAACTATTTTTGTCCGATACGAGAGAATAACTGCTGTATACTGTGTGTTTATCAATTAAGATGTCCAGATATTTGTAGGAAAGCTGAAAAGGAAATATAGTATGAGCATTCTGATAGTTGGGGATAAGAAATGGGAAAATTAATCAAAATAAATAGAAGTTGGTTATATCAAAAATATATCGTTGAAAAATTATCCACATATAAAATAGCAAAACTATGTTCTTGTAGCAGCACAACAATAGCCAATAAACTTAATGAATTTAATATCCTTATTCGTTCTACTAATGTAAAAGAAAATAATGGTAAATGGCAAGGGGGTAAATATTTAACTGGCAAAGGATACATTAGAGTTAAAGAATATAACCATCCTTTTACTGCTAGCTATAGCTATATTTTAGAACACCGTTTAGTAATAGAAAGGTATCTAAGAGAGATGTGCCCCAATCATCCAGCTTTAATAGAAATTAACGGAGAAAAATATCTTAACCCTAAATGGATAGTTCACCATAAAGGAACTAGATACCCCTTGGGCAGTATTGAAAATAAGCAAGATAATAAAATAGATAACTTAGGGATATATAAATCTAGTGGATTACATACTAAATATCACCACAGTATAAGGAGATATTAAATGAGTATTCTTGTTATCGGAGACTGTCACGCAAAAATAGCAGCTTATTTTAGTATAGTCAAAGACTACGATAGGACTATTCAGGTAGGGGATTTTGGGTTTGCTCCCGCCCATAACTGGCATCTGAATACCCTAGATCCTACTAAACATAAGGTAAACTTTGGTAATCATGATGATCCAGCATTTTTAAAATCTCCCCATAGTTGTGGCGACTTTAGTTTCTTTGGGGATATTATGACTATTAGAGGGGCCTATTCTATCGACAAAGCTTGGCGAATTGAGGGGTTTAGCTGGTGGACGGAAGAAGAAATGAATTATGAAGAAATGCAGAAATGTATTGATGTTTATCTGGAAGCAAAACCAAGGGTAATAGTTAGCCACGACTGCCCTGAAACCACAAGAAAGATAATGTTTAATATCCAAAATAAGACTAAGACTTCTACTGGACTTGAGCATATGTTTTCTATGCATCAGCCTAAGCTATGGATATTTGGACACCACCATGTTAGCAGAGATGTAGTTATCAATAAAACTAGGTTTATTTGTCTAAATGAATTAGAGCCATTTTTGATTTAAAGAAGGAATAATGAAAAACCTTAAACTTAAAAATAATAGAAAATACAGTATTAAAAGAAAAGAAGTTATTGAAGTAATTAATAGAGTATATAAAGAGGAAGGTCTTGGGTATCTTCTTTATGAATACCCTTTAATTATTGAATTTGGCAAATCTCCTACTACCAATACCTTAGATTGGAATAGAAAAAATAGCCCAATAGAAATTTGCCATCTAGCGGGTAATAAAAAGACATGGAAAAAAACTCTTGTACATGAGCTATACCATTGGATGGATTTTAAAGCTCATGGGAAATGGGATACTAGACAATATATTAAACATATTAATGGACCCCTGCATAAATACTTTTCTAATTTCCATGAATTTTCTGCAGAAGATTTAGCTATCCGATTATTTGGAGATCAAGATGATAAAGTACGGTGGAGTAAGATTAAAAATGAAGTAAGAAAAAAACCTAAGCTTTATAATTAACCTAATCTTAATCTTTGTAAATACTAAAGTACCAATAATACTCAGGAAACCTGTCTGTTAGTAGTTTATTAACTTCTTTAATAGAAAGCCCACTTTCTCCAGGATAATAAATAGTCCATTTATCTATGGTTCCCCTTCTAGACCCGCCAATTTTTTCTTTAAGGTATTCTATAATCATTCCTATCATTTGCTCTCTTATCTCATCTGTTTTCTTTATATATTCTAGTTTTGTTTCTTTCAAAGACATTAGTTCTTTTTCCCAAGGAGTATTAAGTAGCATTTTTTCCCTTTCTATTTAGTAGCTCAATACTCAAATCTCTTACTTCATTAGTTATGCCGTAATGGGGGTTACAGCTTATCCAATTAGAAGCCAAATCCTTAAAAACAGCCTCATCATCTAGTATTACAAAAGAGGATACCTCCCGTGAGATCAGCCATGCCTTAATTTCTTCCTCTTTGTTTCCTGTTAGTGCTGGAGTATTGTCTATATAATAAGGGTGTAACCCATACATCATAAATTGAATCTTTAATGGAATATCCAGCGAATGACTTGACAAGTCAAATCTTCTGCTAGAGTGTAAAACAATATGTGCTTTAGTTTCGTGCCTAATTTTTGCCAGGTTTTCAAGAGATTTTTGGCAAAAAATATTATTATAATCCCAATTATCACATTGATTAATATCACGAAGCTTAACTCTGGCACGTTCTGTGTTTAATACACCATCAATATCTAAAAATATTATTCTCATTACTTTTTCACCACCATTTCCGTGAACGGGCAAATAGATAAAACTCTACATTTACTATGATTACTACAGACAATATTTACCACACTAGCTTCTTTAAGCTCATACTCTATAGTTACTTGTTTTTCTAAATTATGACAATAATATGGTAGGATATTCATTATTTCTCCTTATTAAATCCAAGACTCCATTTCGTATATAAAGTAATCAATTACATCATAAATAAATTCATCCCAGTACTTTCTATTAACTTTATCGGGTAGCCTACTTTCTTTTGCTAATAACTCTAGTTCTTCCATACGTCGTTCTAAATCAGGAGCTACCTCTTTTTGATAGTGAAGTTTACCTTGCTTAATATCTCTCAAATACCCTGCTTCTTTAAGTGGAAAAATGATAGTACCTTCAGTTAATATTTGTTTTACTTCTATAGAGGCGCGAATTGCATGACTACAAGCTTTAAAATCTATTCCCTTGTTCTCTGCTGCTTGCCTTGCTCTCTCACCATAATTATCATAAAAGTTTTTTACTATATCATAAGCATACTTTATTCTAGCTGATTCATCTATACATCTTCCACATACTTGATAGAGTCTTCTCTGGTTTGTATCTTTTGGATTTGGATCTAGTCTGTGTATATGTTCTCCTTCAGGTAATTCGTCCCAAAAGAAAGTTAGTTTTGTATCAAAAGCTTTGGGCATTACTGCATTAAAAAAGTCTAATACTTTCTTAGCGTCGTTAAGCCTACTTCCCTTTATTCCATATTTTGAAGCTTGCCGCCTGGCATACCCAACAAAAGCTGACAAATTTCTGGTATAAAACTTCGACCGATTTTTAACAATTTCATCCCATATAGGGGTCTTCTGCAGGATAAACTCGTCTGGGGTATGTAACATATCCATCTGAATAGTTTGCCCATCACAGGCCAGTTTCAAAAATTCATGTATAGAAAATAATTCTACATCAATATCTTCTGCTGTGTTCTTATCATCTTTATTTTTCTTGGTAGTTAAAGATATATTTCGGGGTATCCTACCTAAATAGATTTGTTCTTTTGAAGGTAAGAAAATGCCCTTAAGATCTATATCGGAGTCTTTAGTATCACAGCCGTAGACCTGCGACCCGCCTTGCATAAGAGCGATAATATTCAATTTTTTTATTTGGTCTTCTATATTTTTTGGCAGCTTCATTATCTCACCCCATTAATATCATGGTCATCAATCATTTCTATGCCATCAATAACTGTAAGTGGGTCTACCTCACGAAGCAAACTAACAAGTATTCTAGCTATTTCTTTTTCTGTAGTTACCTTAGAGAAATCTATTTTATATACTAACCTAGCAATTACTTTAGCCATACTGTTTGCTTGTATTGTATATCCTTTGGATAAAAATTTTCTCATCCTTAATATTGATCCTCCAGCATCTTCATTACGGTCTGGAGCCGTATAGTTTAGCCTTCTTGCGGCTAAATCTGGATAAAACATATCAGAACAATAACCCACCCACTTCTTATCCTGCAGACCTATTACAGCTTGGCAAATAGTATAATCAAAAGACTCTACTAGCCCTGTTGGAGTTTCGTATAACCAACGGGTAATAAACTGAAGAGGCATTCTGGAAGAAGTAAGTACAGTTATAGCATTATCAGTTTCGTGTATGCGACCTTTACGGTTTAAAGCTATTTCTTGGGCGGCATATTTCAACATATCTTTACCGGGTCCAAAAATATCAATATCTGATACCCTTTCTCCTGCAATAGTACTGCGTATAAATCCTCCGGCTACCATTAAGGTAGGATACTTCACAAGTAAATCTCTTATATCTTTTGGTAGTCTTGACACAATAAAGCATACATCACTTTCAATTAATGGTTGAAGCACATTATCCTCCTAAATAGCCTCTTTTTTTTAATACCTCAAAAAGATACCCGTTTGCGTTGAATATCAAACCACAGATAGCGTCCTCTAACCCTTCCCTACTGGCAAATCCCCTATGCTCTAACCACCAATCTAAAAAATGCCTCCAACCACTTTTCATATAGACACTTAAACCCATACCATGCTGCCAATTATCTGAATCTCTAAGTTTTCCATCCGATTGTATTCTATGCTTATGAAGGTACTCGCTATATCGTTGAATTACTATAGGATTCATAAAACCTTCCGGGTCAATTTTATTCTTATCATCGTCCCTGGTACTGCCACTTTTAAACATCCTCATTTCTTATCCTTTATTTATTCCAAGGAATATGCCCTTTGGAAAATCTTGTTTTTAATCCATTTCCGTTTCATAAGTAGATATAGATTCTATATCATCTACTTTAATCGAATATTCCTGTAGCTCCCTGGTTATCCAAGAAACATCCCCTGTTCTAATATATACCCCGTCACAAGGATCAAACCAATCTTTTGTTCCGTCTTTAAAAATAATTTGGATTCCTTTACCCATTAGGGTGCACCCCACAGGCATTTGGATCTAATACCTTTATTGCCATCTTTGTCATTGAACCTTTTTTTGGTTTGGGATTAACTGGCCAATCAATACTGTAAGTATAGATAACAGACTCATTTTCCGCAACCTCTTGGCCCATAAAATATTTTCATTATTTATCTTCTCCGTTCTTTTATATACTTACCTAGTACTATTTTAGCACAATGTTGGCATAAATCAAAACCGACAATTGTCCCATCTCCAAATATTGACCCATATCCTCCAGTTGTTTGCCAACTAACAACTTCTTCCCATTCAACATAATCTTCTGGAAATATTGTTATACCACATTTATCACATTGTATAGAGGATAATGCATATCGCTTTTCTGTAATTGTCCTATACTTTTTCAATGTCTTATATCTCCTAAAATTGCAATTCACTGTGGGGTAAATACAAGCGATTTCCAAAAACCCATTTAAAAACCACTACAGCTTCTTCTATACTGGATACTACTTTAGACGCTTTTGCACCTGTCCATTCAAAAGCAGCTTCTTTTTTATTCATTCGATCTCTTAGTTTCGGCGCAACTACCACAACGGGAATTTTTACTACATAATGAGCAAAAGCAAACTCAAACCAAGTTCCAGAAGATGGGGTATCCCCTGTTAATACCAGTAACCCATCAGAAGCTCTAATATCGGCTTCGTCTCTGGCAACTATTTGCTGTACTTCAAAAGAAGCTTTAGCTAAATCCATTACTGTTTTTCCCTCTTTTAATTGTACATGTTTATGCCGTAATGGATCACATACAGCAAATCCCTCACTAGTAAAGAGTTTCTTTGCTAAATTACGTTCCTCCGCTACTTCGTTATATGGCCTACCTTCCATATTTCCGCTAAAGATATACGACTCTAAAATTTTTATTCATAGTAGTCTTCCTCCAATCTTATCATCCTTTATCAATAATCTTGTATCTATCATCATGACTAAAGTTATAATACACAATAGGCTCTACCTCAGACCATTTCAAATTTCCATTACCACATCCTGGGCGAGGTATTACTATATTATCTATTCTTATATCAGAAAGCTTATCTATTAATTCAGATAACTCCTCAGAAGATCTATTAATTAAATCTAAATCTGCTGTTTCATACCAATTATACTTTACAGGAAAGCTAACAATCCTATGGGGGAGAAAAAAACAATGGTTGTCGTAGCTTTTTACTAAATCACCAAGTAGTTTGGGAAATTCCGGATATCTTTGGGTTGCTTCTAAAGCACAACCCCTACCCATAACTAGTTCCCCATTATTCTTTATAGTTCCATTAGTTGTTATACAGATAATATTGTTTTCATTATGGTAATCCCAAAGGTTTCCTTTAACTAATTTCATACTCTAAACTCCTTACTAGCTGCTATGAACTGATGGATTACGTTCGTCTCAATGAGGTTTATATCTTCTGTAGCTACTTTATCAAAATGCTTAACACATTTTCCATAGTAAAACGCTACAAATAACTTTAAAATTTCTTGACTTAACTCTGCATTATCACTTTTATTATACAGCATTATGAATTGAAATACAATAGTAGGCCATAGTTTATCCATCATAGAAAGCATTAACTCCGTAGACTCCAAATTTAAGAAAGTTTCTGTTATTTTTTTAAAATGACTTAAAGTTTTTTCAAGTATACTCATTATTGATAGTACTGTCAAGGTTACATCCGGTTTTCTCTTATCTACAGCAAATACATCTATTGGCACACCCATAAATTTTGGTATTTCCCTAGGGTACCCAGTTTCCTTCCACTTATCTTTATTATCTAGAATAATATTAAACAAAGTATCCGCCACTTCCATAAACATCTTACCTAAATCTGTGGGAGCTTTTTCATCATGTATTTTGTTGCCCAAAGCTGCCTGGTTCATACTAAATGCATCTAATATAGCTGTGGAGGTTAACCAGATATCTATTCCAAATTTAGCTATTTTTGTTGACCACACATTTTGTTTTAGACAATGCTCAACAAATTTCTGTGAAAAAGAAAAATCTCCCCCAATGGGTTGCTGTAAATCTCTTTTAAATAGCGCATTTATAAGAGGTCTTACGAATAGTCTTGTTATAGTAGCATCATACTTGTTTCGGTAGTAAATTGGAGTTACCATATCCACATTACGGCTTAAAATGGGCTCTACAAGATTAAATACCCAGTCTGGTGTAATACTTCTTAAATCAGCATCTACTGTTACAATAGCTTTTGCCCCTAGCCTTTTAGAAATCTCAAATATTTCTCTTATTGCAGAGCCCTTGCCTGGAATTCCTATATACTTAGTAACTATCTTATCCGATATAGTTAGCAAATTGTTAGCTACACAATAGGTTGAATCAAAAGAGTTTCCGTCAGATACTACGATTACACTTTTTTTTGTTGCATAATATTTTATTAAACCCTCATCAACAGCATTAATAACATTGGATATAGTATCTTTATTGTTAAAGCTGGGTATGCCAATTACAATATCACAGTTTTTTATGCGATTTATTTGTTTAATATTATCAGCATCCATTTTAATCTCCTAAATAATAAAACCATTTCTTTAGTATGTCAAATCCTTTAAGGGCTTCCTCTAGCATTTTAGTTTCTTCAGTATGTGCTTTTACTAAAGCTTTCTTATCCCTATAGTCTACATTGTCATAAACTGTCTCGACATTGTTTACTTTAGCAAAATATTTAGATATTTGCTCTAGTATCTCTGTCCATTCTTCATCTGTTGTCCCGTTACCAGGGTATGCCATATGATTATCTTTAAGATATTCAGTACTTTCACTAATTATCTTAGCTAGGTAATAACATAAATTCCAACAGTCATAAGGGCTCCACCCATACCTACCTCTCTGTATAAACCACTTTATTTGTCTGTAGTGAGATTTTATATCAAATAGCCCAATAGCTTTTCTTCTAATACTATAATATACCTTTTCCCACATTGGAGTCTTATCTAATCTATCCATAACTTCTTCTAGAGTACGGCCTTTTTCTTCCTTACTTTTCATTAGGACACCCCCAAACTTCGTAAATACCTTCCTTATTTATTTCTACTTTAAGTGTAATTTCTCCTGGCTTTGGTGGAGTATAGTTCTCTATAATCCATTGTTTAAATAGAGTTTCTTTAATAATATTTAGTTTTTGTAACGCTCCTCCTGCTGTTTCCCCATCAGCACAAAAAAGCAAACTCCCTAATTCAGGCATATATGCCATATATCCCCCACCTTCTTGTTCAGATATTTTATTAACAACTATAAGATATGGAAGATTCGTATAGTAGTCTAACCTACCTATTTTCGTCGTAATCTCCTGCTAATGTTTTAGGTTTTTTACTTGCTCTGTGGTCATCAATAATCATCCACATAAGGTTTTCACACTCCGTTTTTCTATTACATCTTGGAGGACATAGTTTACAATCTTTGCAATAATATCTAAGATTGATTGTCATTAAAATATCTTCCTCACTTAACTCAATAAAAGCTTTTTCTAGATGGTTCATATGTTCTAATGTTTTAGTTTCTAAATCTTTACAAAATTTGGCTAAGATGCAAACACCACAGTTTCTATGGGCACCACAATATTCTATAAGATATCTCAAATGTTCTACATTAACCAAATCTACGTTCATTTTTGTCTCCTTAAATATCTAAATCTATCCCAGTATCTACAAGATATCCAGTAACACCAACCCCACATTCTTCAATTACCTTAAAATCAATATGTACATCAAGCACAAGAATCCCTGTCCTTCTTGTAAATTTGTTATTTTTTTTCTTGAATAAAACTAGAAATTTCTTTAGATAACTCTTCCCTTTTCTTTACAAGTTCATCTACTTCCACTGTTCTCCTCCAAAATAAAAATTACTGTCTTCTAGTAATATTGTAACATATTTCCTGTAAAAATACTAGCTTTTATATTCCAATTTTTAAATAAAATAATGTGGCACAGTCAGGACTCGAACCTGATTTCCATGCTGGAATCGAACCAGTCTGCCTTCATCAAAGCTGCAACCATGCTCTGTGCCACATTTTTATTATAACATATTCAACTAGTTTTAACAACTCTAAATACCTAGCTTATTCCAAGTTTCCTCATCTACTATTCCATCTGCTTTTAAACCAATAGACCCTTTATATCTAGCTACCACTCTTTTAGTTCTAGGACCGAAACTTCCATCTACTGCTAAAGGATATTTATGTTTTCTAAGAGCCGTCTGTATCTCTCGTACTACTTGTCCTTCATATCCATATCCAATAGGTTCTGTATATTCAAACTTAAACTCTTTATTCGGGGGTTTCCAGTTTTTCATAGCTGTTCTTGTTCGCTTATCTACTTTTCCAGTTACTTCTAGTCCTGCCTCTTCTTGAAACTGTTTTATTCTATTTTCGGTGTCTAAACTATAAATCCCACTCTCGTTGACATAGTATCCAAGCTTATTAAGAAGTTTTTGAATCTCCTTTACCGCTTCCCCCCCTACCCCTCGCTCTAATATAGTGTTAATTTCTTTTGCACTTCCTACAGTATTCTTTTTAGTTATTCCAACTTCTTTATTTTTTCTCTTCTTTGTCATTAGTCCTCCTAGTAATATTATCTAAGATATACTTGATTTACAGATACTCTCGGATCTCCGGCAATAGGTCCAACAACCAAATGTAAAGAAAAATTTCCTATATCTTGAGGAAACTCAACTTCAACTGGTCTGTTGTCTTTTTCAATGGGTGTCCAGAATGACCAGGAAATTGTTCTCTTCTTATCTTTGGCAGCTATAACATACTTATAACTTCCGGCCACACCATCTTTATCCAAACGTACCGTCATAAATACTCTAGCTATTCCTAGCTTTCCTAAATCTCCTGTAGATAGTCCGTCATACCAAAAATGTCGTCCGTCTTCCCTATCCTCTATTGTTGGTATTGCTTGAAATGACATATTATCATCCTCCTCAATATCTTGTTCTTGATAATTTACTTTCAAATATTCGCATATTCCATTAACTAATCCCTTAGCATACTGTTCTCTCCAATCGGGGTTAAGTAATAGTCTTCTATCGTCTGGATCACTGTGATTCATAATCTCTATAAGAGCTGCTGTAGAAAAATTCTTTAGTACCATCAAATCAGTTCTTAATCTACTAGCATAAAAAGGTACGTTAGCTACAGCACAAGCTTTCTTAGTTATTGTCTCTCCAAAATGTTTGCCTTCGGAAGTTCTATATAGCATAAGGCTTCCGGTATATCCACGACCATCATTATTCTTATTTCCGGCACTATCTGTATGAAAACTAAGAAATAGTTTAACACCATCTCTTTTTGCTCTTGCTATAGCGTCTCTAAGACCAGCAAGATTTCCTGATCCTGTTTTTTGATTACCTCCCCAGTAACTTCTGATGTCTAGCCCTTGTTTGTTGCCCAAACGGACAACTCTTTCTGCTATATCATTAGTTCCCACTGCCTCATTCCAATCTCCTGAAACATTAAATCCCTGTGAGCTGGCATTTAAAGCAATGATTGTCATATTAAACATCTCCTCTCTTTTGTGCAAAACATACAAGCTATGAGTTTGCACTGTTTTCAAATAACTGTAAATTCTCTATAACTACAATTTGGATGTGTGCCATAGGCATCCTTATCAAGGATTAAGATAGCTACTTTTTCTAAATCATATTCCTCATCAATTAAATCATAGACAGTAGCTTTAATTGAAGCCTCTTTTATGTGTTTAGTACACCATGCCTTTACATTTTTTCTATCTGTACAAAAATCTGCAATATGTATAGGTATTCTCTTTTTACATCCTTCATGCTCACATAGTGCTTCATAGCAATCACACACAATATCTCCTTTCTTTTAATGTTATATTACTTCTGCTACACAGTAACTTCCACCCATATAATAAAAACCATGTTTAAAAACTTCTTCAAAACTACCGAAATTCTCAAAAGTTTGATTAACATGAATACTTTTTTAATTTTCAACCCAATATTTCTTTTCCTCGTTCATATATCCCAGATGGTTCATGAAAAACATTATACCGCATATTTCTTTCTCTTAAAACTCTTTGTGCTTCCCATCTTGACTGATATAGCCAGGGGTTACTATCTAACTCACCATCTAATTTAACATAATGCCATTTTCCAAAAGCCCATGTCACAAGCACAAACGACATCTCAACCTCACTTTATTAATCTTTGTCAACTTTATCACAGTTTTTTTCTATCTGTTCTCGTCTTTTGGTACTTGCATAGAATCCACTTCCCTTAAAGATTATTGAGTTTAATAAAAATACCCTATTTATCTTATGTTTACACTCAGGACATTTAGGATGTTTGGCCGCCTTACCGAAAGGATAGTCCAGTATAAAGTTATTTTTGCACTTATTACAATAATATTCATACTTACTCACTTAAATCTCTCCTATTTAATAATTTTTCTTCGGAAATTTTTATCACATACAGTACAATAGTATATAGTCTTACTCTTTTTTGTTTTTCGTTTTCTTATTTGCTGCTTATTGCATATAGGGCATTTAACCATTTACGTCCTCCAGCTCTTCACGCCACCAACTACAATCTTCCTTATAGTCTATTAGACAATCATAGTATAGCACACATTCCTTACATACAAGATCTCCGTACCTATTACTATCTTGTAAACTCATTACTCTCCCTTCTCTTTCTACCTCTGTCCTTTACGACCTAAGTCACATGGATATAAAAAACTTAAGGGCCTTTTTTTATTAACACCAAAAACAAGCTGCATTGGATCTGATTCTGAAGCCAACTCTTCAGAAAACTCGTCCATACCTGTAAGTGACCCTCCACGGAAAACTGGTATTGTGCTTACATCAAAAAGACCATAATGGTGCCAATGACCATAAGCAAAAGCATTAAATTGATGGTGCTTATACCAGCCTAAAAATTTAGACTTACCCGCAGGGGTTTCCGGCTGCACAGGAGCATAGTGTCTAATGTGAAACTTCCATCCCTGCACCTTAAAATTTAGATAGTCTAATTGGGAATACTCAAGGGATACGTTTTTATTCCCCAATGACCTCATCCAAAAATCCAGCACCAAAAAAACCATTATATCCCAATTAGCAAGAGGATCTACCTCTTTGCCGCTCTCTCTTATCTCTCCATGATTCCCCTTTACCGCTTTTATATCTACCGCTAATTTTCTTTCTAAAAGAGACAATACTAGTTGCTGTAAATATTTTATTACTACCATTACTTGAAACGGTGGGGCTAGTTCTGACTGTGTTTGTTGTGTTGCATATATTCCCATTCCATCCGGCAAATCTCCAGTTATCATAATTAGAGCATTTTTTATAGGTGTTCCCTGTCTAATATGTAAATCCAGAAGACTCAATATCTGATTAAAAAGCCAATTTATTCTTATTTGAGATATCTTTTCATCGTATATAATAGCTCCAAACTCATCTCGAATAACTTTTCCTACATGCCAATCCGTTAAATGAATAATCATAGTATCCCCATTGACATGAATACTGTTTTTTTCTAACCTTTTATATGGCTTTGCTCCTTTTAATTCCCCCTTTAGGGCATCAGTAACAAGAAGAGCATTATGACTAACTTCTCTTTTATTTTTTTGTGGGTTAAATAGCTCTTCTGTACTATCTATTTCAGTTTCCCTATGTACTATATATCCTTTCTCCTGTATATGGTCAAGCCTATTTTTGATAGAATTCCTAGTAAACCCTAACCCAAACCTACCTGCCATCTCCTCTGCTATTTTTCTTTGGGTTAGTTTTTCCTTTGCTAGTTCGAGTAAAACTTTATCAAAACGGGGGTCAGCTTCCCAACCTATATGCATAATATTCCTTTCTTTTAAACATCTTGTTCTGGAGGATTTTCTTGAATATAGTCATATATATTGTCTACATGAATATATTCTTCTGCTATTATTTGAAGAATATCCCCAGCAAGTTCCTCCGCAAAGTCTTCATTAATTAGAAAACTTCCTTCAGCATTATCAAAAGTCAGTTTTTCTATAAGAAACTTTTTTATTCTATCCTTCATTATTCTCCTTAAATAGCTCCTTTTCTAGATAGTTTTTGTAAGCCTGGGGTATTCTGCCACATATCATCCTGCTTATTTGTTTCCAATATTTATCAAATAGCATTTCTTTAATTTCCTCCTTTGCCTCAGAATAAATATCTTTTGGAATATGCTTAAGTAGATTTCCTATGTCTCGTGGACTTCCATCATAAGTACCATCTTCCCTAAGATGCTGAATAGATTTCCTTAAACGAGCTTCATTAAAGTATTTTTCTACAATCTTTTCTTCTAATGATGTCGTATTACTTGACTTCCGCTTATCTCGATGGTCTTCCTTAAACTCTTGTGACACTATTTTAGCAAATATAGGCCGACCAAATTGATTTAGTTGGTTATAGTTTTTTATAACTATTCCCTCAATTTTTGTTCCCCCCATAAAACTCTGAGTATCTAACAACTTATCCAGTTGCTCTCTAGACCCTATTTTTCCTTTATACAACACAGGTACAAGTGGAACCCCTAATTCTAAAGATAGTTTTGATAGCTCGTGTTCTTGAAACTCGGCACTAACAAAATCTAGTCCATATTCTTCTATCCTACCCACATTAAATAAAACAATTGGAAAAGTATTTTTATATTTTAGTACGTTATGGTTTTGGCACATTTCTCCAAATAGTGTAGTTCCACTGGGCAATAGTTTTAACAATTTTTCTTCTTTTTCTTTAACCCAATTAGTAAAAGGAGTAAACATTTTAGCATCCGGCACATCAGAATCTAAAGATAACTCTCTTTTATGACTACCGACTCTAAGTTTTCCATTATCATTCATTACCCGACAGTTACATCCGTCACATTTTTCAGTAACTTCTACCTGGTCTTTAAATATCTCCTCAGTACCCCTTTGACCAAGAACCATTATCTTAGGATAGGTAGAAAAATTCATTTTAATTACCTCCCAACAATTCCAGAAAACTTTGCTTTTGAACAATGTTTTCCAATATAACCCTGTTTAATACAAATAGCAATACAAGAAGAGCAATCGACTGTTTCTGGCCTTCCCTCTATTTCTGCTATTAGCCTTTGTAATTTAACTCTTTCTTTTTTAAGCACTTTTTGTTCTTCTGCTAAAGTAGATATAGTATAAGAGTTTCTTCCTAATTTCGTTGTTACTGCTACCAATTCTTTTTGTAAAACAGAAGATATTTTTTCAGATACCTTCTTACTTATATTCATTAAACTTCCTCGGCAGTATCAACAAAGTCTAATATCATATTAATTATTGTATCTTTACTGTACTTACTTAATTCTTTATACATACTTTCTCTTGAAATACTTCCCAAATAGTCATCATAATCAACTGTGGAATATTTTAAATCCTTTATTTGTAAGTACCCCCCAAAGTATCCAAGCTTTATTTTTGATTCTAGTTGTAGAGATTTAGCTTTTCCACACATAATATTTACTCCTCATCAATACTCCTTTATGCTAACAAAAGTTAAGTTAGCAAACTATTTTTCTTTTATCTCTTCTATTATACCATCTAATATATATTCTTGCAATACTTTTTTTGTCATTGCGTGAAGCTGTAAAGATGTCCATGACCATTGCTGTATTTCTCTTTTATGGCACTCGATTGCAAATCCGGGGTCCTCACCTTGCTGATGATATTGATATCTTACCCCACTTAAATACACTTTTTTACTCATAAGAGCTACCGCTCCCGTCATGTCCACAGGTATTAGTACGTTTCTAATAATTGGCTGTATATGTTTGAAATGATTTTTTTGGGCTCCCCTTAAATTCATTATGTTTCCAATATGGTTTGGTTTATCTTTTCTAGCGAAGTGCAAGTCATTCCAAACTAAGGCCCCAATAAAATCCTTTTCAAAGCTCAAAAGATTTTTAACAATTTCAGGGACTACTAACACATCACTATCCAAACTAAACATATAATCAAAATCATTGTCTCTGAAAGCTATGTCCAACATCTTGTTTCTTATCTTAACAAGACTATGATATCTTCCACTTGTGCGCTCTGCCGTGGACTCTACTTCATTGTATTCATAGACTTCCCCATATTCCTCCAACAAGGCAATAATGCTCTTATCATTATTATTTGATAAAAATATTGTTTCCTTGTTAGGATAGTCTATTTTAGATATAGCTCTAAGAAAATAGGACAACAACCATTTTTTGTTGTGAATAGGCGACATAATCACAATTCTAGGATATCCCATCTGTGCTAACCGTCTTTCTATTGGTTAACAGTTGTTAACCATCTATACCAATTTTCATTATTTCTATCCTACCATCTGGAAATACAAATCTTATTAGTAACATATTCTTGATACAGTTGTTCTTTATTTAGCAATATGTCCATTTAGATTCCTTTTATTATTTTAATAGATTTCTGTGAAGCTAAATAGTCTGACATAGCTAGGATATCTGCTAATCTTCTTAATTCAGGATTTAAAAATCCCGAAATAGGGCAAGATTTTTCAGCCCAATGGCTCATATGGACCATACATAGCATAGAAATGATATTAGACCCTCTAAAAGAATTTTTTCCTATTATCTCTGCTGATAATATTGGATGTATATCTGCTCTTGAATTATCTCTTGACCATCCTGTAGCGTCATAGTATTTCCATTTCTCCCCCTCAATAATTGCTGTCCCCAATTTTGCACTGACATTCCCTTTTTCCACCAATCTGCTGTTTCCTATATCGTGTAAGAGTGCAGCAGACTTCAATAAATCAGCTTCATTAGATAAGACACTAAATTCCCTTATATGCATTTCTACAAAAGCAAATGTTTCTATGAGATGATCTTCCATTGTCTCACCTTGATGGTGCTTTCCACTCACAGAGGCAGGGGCCTCTTTTATTGTTTCATAATGTTGATCTATAATCTTTTTGGTTCCTAATCTTATGACAGGATTTTCTATTCTATCAATACATACATAAATACTCATTGATTCTCCTTAGCTGCCCAATATGCTATCATATTTTGGAAACTTTTATTCTCTGTTAATTCTGGAAGCATAATTGGAACTACTTTTTTATTTAAAGCAAAAGCCATTCCTAAGTCAAATAAAAATCCCTGGCTTTTTCCGTCCCAAAAAAGATGTATTGCATCTGCCTCGATTAAAGCTTTTTTGTTATCCTGACATATTCTTAATCCTATAATATCCTTTTGGTTTGTATCTCTTGCAGGATAGTAAACAAAATATCCACAGTTTTCCAGTGTCTTTATATGCTTATTTATTTTTTCCCTTATTTCTTTTGTAGCATTTCTTACAGGACAAATTATAAATATTTTCATTTAATTCTCCCCATATAGTCTTTAAATTCACATACTTTATATAATCTTCTATTTACCCATCTAGCAAAATCTATTTCTTTTTTACTTTGAATTTTACTTGTTTTATTATAAGGCATAATATAGGGATCAAAACCAAAATCTCTTACTAGTTTAAATCTTTCATAATCTTCTTCAAATATGGAATTAAATCCTATTAATATGTAAATCATTATTCTATAGGGCTTAATATGTTTTAATAAAAAAGTCATCTTTTTTATAAACAATCTCTTATATTTAATGTCATCAAAAGCAAAATGTATTTTATTGCTCTTAAACGTATGGTTTCTAGTCATTGTATTGGCAAGCATTTCTGAATTTTCTTCTGCTAATAATCTAAAATCAAGTCCCTGACTTATGTTAACTTTTATTTTGTTATCTATTATATACTGTAAGTTTTCTTTCCATTTAGGTGAAGCCAAAAAATTATTATCCAATAGTATCAATTTTTTATGCTTTTCATTCATAAATTCTACTATTGATGCATGGTCTTGTATCTCTCCCTCTTTCTCCGGCACAACACAAAATTTACATCTATTAATGCATCCACGACTGGTAAAACCCATACTATAATCAATGCTGTATAAAGAATAATCTGGCATTATATACTCTACATTATCTGGAAGTTTTCTATTTAAGTCTATCCCACTTCCTCCCATAGCAATTTTCCAATTATACTCATGTTTTAAATTTAAGCTTTTTTGTAAAGATCCTTTAAATATTGCAGAAGCATACACAAAATCAGGATTTTCACATTCGTTAAGAAATACCTTATTTCCTATGCTTTTATGATAAGCAGATAATTTCATAAGAGCTAAATTTGGAATTTTTGAATCAATATCAATAAGTAATATCTTCATTTCAAACTCCTATATAGTCTATTTAACTTCTGAAAATCCTCATAAAGCAGGGGAAAATTATTGGGGTTGTATACTGCATATGCCGGATGGTAGGTTACAAACAGTAGTCTTTTCCCTTTATATACTTTTCCATGTCTTTCTTTCATTGGCTTTTTAGTTTTTAAAAACCATTCCGCAGCTACTTTACCAAGAGCACAGACAATCTTTGGATTAACTATCTGTATTTGTTTTGTTAGCCGTTCCCTACAAGCTTCTATATATACTTGATCAGGGTCTTTACCACCTAATGGCTTGCAAAGACAAATGTTAGTAATATATATTTCTTCTCTATCTATTTCTATGCCTTCAAATAACTCATTTAGTACTCTACCGGCATCCCCAATAAAAATTCGGGATAACTTGTCCTCCTCTGCGCTAGGACATTCTCCAATAAACATCAGATTTGCGTCTAATTTTCCTTCTCCAAAAACTACGTTCGTTCGGGATTTGTGTAAATCACATAAAGTACAGTTATCATACTCTTTTTGAAATTGCAGCATCCTAGTAAACTTAGGAGGATTTATTAGAGTCATTCTTACCCCCGTTTCTAATCTTAGATATATCAATATTATAACCTTTAAATATATACTCAATACTGTCCGCTAGTACCTTTACATCTTCAAAATTTTCCATGTTTATGATTTGAAGATAGAGTAACCACATCAAAAATAAGTCATATTCATCTATCTTAACAACTAGATCCTTTGTATTGTTTGTTTCTATTATACTAAATACTCTATCTACCCCTAGCTGAGAAACCACATATCTTCTAGCTTCATCGTCTGAGGATAATCTAACTAGATATTCTGTTTTCTCTAAGCGTTCAGCTAGTCTAATCTCTAACTCAACCTCTATATCCAACAAAGAGCAGGTATTATTAATCAGAGTTATGTCCTGTATCATCGGAATAAACTCATCAATAGTTATCTTTTTGGCCCACGGCACAAAAGTTTCTAGTGTATTTTTTATTTCCTGGTATGTGTACCTATTTTTTCCATCTGACAGATAACTAATTTTAATCCCTCTTCTCTTGGTATATTCTATTAGCTTCTATAAGATCGCTTTCTGTGTCCACCTCAATTACTCCTGGAGTTGTTTTAGTGTGCATATTTTCACAATGCAACATCTTTGTCATCGCATCTTCGTAGTATTTATTTTTAGGCATCTTATGCATATTTTCTAGCAATAATTCAGTAAAACTACTTTCAATTCTATAAATTCCTATTGCTTCTGATCTGCCTCTTGTTTCTTTGCCTATTTTATCTATCCTATACCCTTTTCCAAAACTATTATAGTCACTAAAATCAACCACTACTTCTTCTCCTGAAAATTGGCAGTCTTTTTTCCTTACCCTATCTATTCCGACATAATTGCCTGCTTGCATAAATTTCTCAATATGCTTAGTTTTAAAATAGACATCCCCATTTATTACTAGTGTTGTACTGGCATCTTTTTCTAAGGCTAGTTGAAGTGAGTATAGGGTATTTGTGTCATAATAATTTGGGTTATTGATTAAGCGCACACTCATTGGATATTTAACAAACTCTTTAATTTTTTTTTCAAACATAAAAGCCAAATGACCAACTACAATATCTATGTCATATACTCTGTTATCATATAGAGCCTTTAATTGGTGTTCAATAAGATTATATCCTCCAACAGTTAGAAAAGACTTTGGAAAATAGTTTGTTATGGGCATCAATCTTATGCCTGCTCCTGCTGCCAAAATTATTGCTCGCATAGCATCTCCTCTATTTCATGTTTTGCACGTAAACAGGATTTTCCATCTGTAGGACGATAAAAACTATACTCAAATAATTCCTTCCGCCGTTCAGAAAATCTTTCTGGTTTATTAAAGCTGTCTTCAATTAACCAATCTAAGTTATCAAAATCATTACATACATATCCACATTGCCAAGCATAGGTAGTTGAAGTAATGTCGTTAAAATTAGGAAATAGTGATTGGGCATTTGTAAAAATAATTGGGATAGCAAACACCAAAGACTCATATGTTACAGAGGATACCCCTGTAACCAACAAGTCAGAAATTTCAAGATATTCTAGTATCCTATAATCTGTAACTAACTTAATATTGTCATGATTTGAAACTAGCCGGTTAAGTATAATCAAAGAGTCAATATTAGAAGACTGCTGTATTAATGTGAGCATCCCTGGATGGGGTTTTATTATCAAATTATGCCTCTTAGTAATAGCTATTTCAGATAATGTTTTAATTACCTGCAGCATTTCTCTAAAATTAGTATCCCATGTAGGGGCATATACAATAGTTTTGTTTTGGTTATCAAAAACATTAAGCTTATTCCTAGTTGTATCCTTTAAACGATCAAATTTCATGTAGCCGGTTATTTTACAATTAGACCCTATTTGATTTCTTTGCTTCAGTCTATCCCAATCCCTTTGACCAGCAAGTAAAACTAGGTCATACTCTTTTAAAGGAAGACCTAGTTGGTACTTTTTATCACTAGTCCCGTGGTTTGAAAATATTGACTTACAATTTAGCCCTAACCGTACATCACCTGGGTACACCACGGCATCTAGAGTACCCCATAAGTCTTTCTGTATAGTAGAAATATCTGAAGAAATATAGGCATCTTTATGGGCAGATAAAATATCAGAAGAATAAGAAATTATCCTGCCAGGGAGTACTGATATCAAATCTCTACAATGATCATAGTAATGATTAGGAGCTTTCTCTACAAAAAACCCTATTTTCATTATACTGGTCTCCTTCTTTGAAACAAAAAGAAATCCTCTAATCTCCAAACCTTATTCCCTGTCTCTTGTTTCCAATAATACCCATTTGTCATTCTTCTTAACTTAGTAAAGCCACATCTCTTAAATATCTCAAGCCAGGTATCTACAGGAAATACCGACCAATGAGTTATATGCTCCATTTGTACTTTGTCAATATATGAAGGTATTATAGCCAATATATATCCTCCTGGCCGCAATACTTTATATGCTTCTAGTAAAGCAAGTACTGGGGTAGGGCTATGCTCCAATGTATGACTGTAAAAAATCATATCGAAACTATCTTCAGCATAAGGTAAATCGTGCATATCTGCCTTAAAAACTTCGATAGATTGTGGATATATGTCGATAGATACTACTTCAATACCGGGTAGTAATGGTGCTAATTTACCATAACCAGATCCAATATCTAATAAAGTTTTTACATCTTCAGGAATCCAGGGAATAAGCTTCTTATAAGATTCTATGCGTCCTTCATGCGCAAATTGATAAGCCTCTTTCTGTATTTTATTAAGAGATTCTATTCTTTTATCCATTTTTCTCCTAAATATCTTGATTAAGATATCCTATAACATTATTCCAATCAAGACTATACTCTTCAATGAGAGCTAAAAAAGCCCCTTCTCCATAAGCTACTTGTTTTCCTTCGGCAATTCTGCATTGATTCTCTACAACCATAGCTGCACATCTTATTTGTGCTGCAGCAGCTTGAGAAATAACTAATGCTTCTGTTCTAGTAGACATTTAAATAACCCCCTTTCTAGCTTCTCCCACTATCCAAATTGGATTTTTTTCAGGGGCAATTCTAATTGTAACATCGTGACTAGCAAATAATTTTAACACATCAGAAACTTTGTACTGGCGAATGTGTTCTCCCAAGGGGTCAGGAAAAATATCTTCTAAAGGGACTGAAAACAGCAATATCCCATCTTTCTTTAATGCTTTAAAAGCTATTTCAATAAGTCTTTTGTCATCTTTAACGTGCTCAAATATCTCATAACAAACCACAATATCAAAATATTCCGTCCATCTATTTAAGTTATCTTCTACAAAATCTTTTTGTAACGTAACTTTAGTTCCTATCTCGTCTTTTAAATAAATTTTAGCCTTAGTTAAATAACTCTCTGAAATATCACATGTAACAATATGTCTAGCATACTTAGCAATTATCTTTGTACATCCCCCAGTCTGCGACCCTGCTTCATAAACTATAGCATCTTTATAATAAGGAATATGCGGTTTAATCCTTCCCCAATCTTCAGTAATATGTTGATTACTATATCCTTGCTTTCCTTGTTGCTCATAAAATTCTCTATATTTTTCTTTTGATTCTAGATGTTCATACATTATCCTATACACCTCTCACATAAGGGTATTTCACTTCGTTTTTTAGTTGTGTGCAATTCCCTAAATTCCTGTGCTTTTTTTCCATTCCATACCTCTTCTATAGTTTGAATATTCAAATCCCCAAAGACAACCTCATTATTCACAGAATTGCAGCAACTTTGTACTTTGCCATCCCACGCAACCGAAAGATAGTAGTCTAGCCGATTGCAATACTTAACTTTATCTATTGGTTGTTGTCTTCCACGAAGCCCTCTAACATCCCAGGGTATGTGCGTTTCTATCCTACCAGCATATGGAAATAATTTGTATAAATACTTCATACTTGCTTTATTATCTTCTACAACATTTGCTGTAATAAAAATAGGTATCTTTAATTCAACAGCATCAAAAAGATACATAGCATTATAAAAAGAGTTGTTATAGTCAATTCCCATAACTTTTTCATAACTATCTTTATTTCCCCCATTGAAACTAATATAAATAGCTTTAATAGCTTTTGATTCGGCAATATCCTCAATAAGACTATTCCCTGTAACACAGCTTTTTCTGTGTAGTAGGCTACCATTAGTATAAAACATTATTTGCTGTTTGTCAAATATTTTAAGAAACTGTTCAAAATTATTAGTGATTGTCGGCTCATTCCAGCTATTAAGGATAACAACTGTGTCTTTAGTTAGCTGATTAGCAATAATTTGTGCCAATTCTATAGACATAACGCCTTTTTTGCGAGTTATGTGCTTTCTAATACAAAAACTACAATGTCCGTTGCAAGATAAATTGTTTTCTATTGATACTACACTAGGAAAACTTAGAGTTCCCATATTAATCTCCTGAATTTATGTGTAATCTTCTAGCCATAATTTTTGTATACTCTTCATCTGTAATTAGTTTAAGCAGCTCTGAAACACAGCGTAGTTCTGGACATCCTGTTTGTTCACCGGATTCGTCATATCCATACTTACAATCACAAAATTTTGGTGGCTCTGCTAACAACATCATGTCATATACACATCTTTGTCTTTGCATCCTAGTAATTACCTGTAGTAAATACTTCCTACCTCTTATAAACATTATTTATCTCCTTGGTTTTTAATTGCCCTTTCTAATGCTTTTGGATATTTTCCTTCATAGGGTTTTGTGACCAGCTTATACACATAATCCCCTTTATTTAAGAAATTCCAGTCAGGTTCCCCATCTATTAAATCTGTATGTCCATAACCAACATCCCCCCTACGGTTATCCCTATATTTCAAACCCACCGCATAATGGATATGAAACAATGCCACGTCATCCACATAAGTGATTCTTCTATTGTCAAAATTTTCTAGTGTACAATGGTGCTTATCAACATATCTTAGGTTTGGGTTATTTTTCCACAAACAAAGATGATGGCCTTCCCAGCGAGGGTCCACCGGATGATTAAGGCGCACTGTTTTAAAATCCTTCCAAAAGCTTACAAAATTAAAAGCATATGCATACCTATAAAGACCCTCCTTAAACTCTTTAAACGAATCACTTATGACTTCATCAATATCTAATGATAAAACATAGTCCATTGTACAATTATCTAAAAGAAGGTTTCTGCACTCATCTTCTTTCCAATCTGTGCTATAAGGGTTTCCTTGCTGTGGCTTTACAATTAGTTTTATATTTAAGTCTTTTTGTGCTTCTTTAATAATATCTATGCTATTATCTGTGGAATCCCCATCAACAACTATTATTTCATCTGCCCACGGTGCTACATTCTCTAGCCAAAAAGGCAGAAACTGAGCCTCATTAAGACAAGGGGATACAACACTAACTGTTTTTTTCACTTGATGCCTCCACAGCAGGTGCAAACTTTTCGTCTTTTAAATTCCGCGTTTTCTTTTAATAACTTTCTAATCTGCTCTTGTAAATCTTCATTTCTTTGTCCTGGAGGATGGTTTTTTCCTCTAATACATAGTTCTAAATTATCTGCTCGGTTATCCTCTCTAATTCCGTTAATGTGATGTACTTGATATCCTTTTCTAAGATACTTTTCTCCAGCAATTTCTATTAGAGCTGGATGATTCGGGTTTGTTTTTCTTAGACGGTTTTCCATTACTAAACGATGTTCTCTTACATATCCACGGATACTGGCAAAAGGATGTTCTGGATTATGCAATAGTATATAATCTAAGTTATTAATCCTTCCGCCCTTCCAACCGCCTGCTTTTTCTTTAACTCGTAGCCCTTTGCTGGCTTCACTTAATGACCTAACTTTTATGTTAAACCTGAATAACCTTTTCCTAATTGTTGCAGCAGAGCAATCGGCTATTTGAGCTACCTCCTTTGGGGATAATTTTTCACTTATATATTTTTGGTAAAGCCGTTCTTTATTATTAAATAAACTGACTATTTCATAATAGTTATTATTAATCTCTTTTTTAGTTCTCCTTTTGATTTTAAACTTTTGCATCCAATAATATACTTGTTGATTATTGCAGTTAAGTTCTTTAGCTATTAGGTAAGCATTTTTAATTTTATACTGCTCTTTTAGCCATTCTTTATCCCCTAACATTTTTAATTTTGGATTTAATCCCTCTTTGTTTATAAGTCTTGCTTTATAGCAAGTTATTTTTTGTATATTAGTGGCCATCTTATTTCCTTTTACAGTAATACATTATTCGCCTAGTTAGTATTTCTTTTTTCTTCTCTATGGTAAACCCAGTATATTCTAACATTGATTCCATTGCCTTTTTAGAGGGCATAAACAATGCTGCTGGATAAGGTTTAAATATTAACAATCTCTCATCCTCTAGCCCATCATGCTTTATATACTGAATTTCTAATACTAGTGTGCCGTCATTTTTAAGCCAGTCATAAATCTTTCTCAATACAAGTATCGGATTTTCAACGTGGTATATAAAAGCTAGACATAATATATAATCAAATTTTACACTTGGGTCTATATCTACTTTTTCTATATCCTTATGTAAAAATTGTACTTTGCTATTTAATTTTTCTTTAGCCCACCAAGCTTGTTTTATATATAAATCTCCAAGCTCTACCCCAACTACAGTCTCAGCCCCTAGGCTCTCACAATAGAAGCTTTCGGCTCCAGCATTTGATCCAATATCCAAAACATTCTTGCCCCTTAAATCCGTAGGAAGCCAGTCTTTCACTTCTTCCAATCTTCCAGAGGGATCATAATTAGAATCCCCCATAGTTTTTACCCCATTAATATCTATGTTATGATACCAAACTCCTTGAGCTTTAATTTCTCGTTCTAATTCATCTTTATTCATTATCTCTCCTTAAAAAATCTTCTATTGATTTTGAATTACTAATCTCTATTAGTCTTTCATCTTTGGGAAATTTCTCCCAATTCTCATAAAATTTTCTATTTTTTCTCATAGGAAATTTTTCAGGTACTTGATTAATCCACTTATCATGATTAATTACTAGTCTAAAAATTTTGTAGTCTACGTTAAGATTATCTGCCTTATCTACAAAAATATCTAATACTTCTTTAGACATAAAGTCTACCCCCTCAACTACAATATCTAAAAAAGTATAGTATACTGATCCAAAAATTATCTGGCAAGCTCTATTAACTAAATCAATTCCTGCGGGGGCAAGTCTTGGAAATTTCTTATACATATTATCAATATTATGAAAATTATCAAACATAAAACCTGCTACAGGAAGATTCCTTTGTAATTCTTTTAACAAAGTAGACTTGCCACTATGGGGCATCCCTGTAATAATAACAAGTTTGTTCATCTTTATCCTAACTTCTTAATTTCTTTAACCAGATGATTAACCCGTTGGTCCCAAGTATCCTTCTTTACTTGATTACGCACTATTTCAGAAAAACCTTCCACTAAAGAATCCTTATAAGCTTCTTGTACCCTATTAGGCCAATTTTCAAGACTTTCTGAAATATAAATAACTTTTCCTTGTCTTTTTAATTCTATTATTTCATTCAAAGGAGAAGAAACTATGGGTTTACCTGCTGCGCAATATTCGTAATACTTAACGGCATTACAAGCTTTCATAATTGGCAGATTTTCATTAAAAGGAATAATTCCCACATCAAAATGTCGCATATACTGCATTGCTTTTTCATGCTTTTGTTCCCCATATAAAAATATGTTTTCTCTTTTTCTAAGGGCTTCGATATTAACACTAGAGTTACCAATTAGTACAAAATTCCAGTGAGGAAGCTTGGCTGAAAGGTTAGCAACTATCTCTTGATTAAACCATTCAGCAATAGCTCCAACATAACCAACTATTTTTCCATATGGTAAATCTTTTGGTTTACTACTTGTTATACCAAGATTTTCCCAGTTACATCCATTACGAATAATAACTACGTTATCAGAGTACTTTTTTGCCTTTTCATACAGTCCTATAGAAGTACAGTATACTAAATCAGAGGACTTAAATAGTTCAACTTCTTGTGCATCTATTATATCTTTAACTACATTCAAATCACTAAACTCTGTATAGTCGTCCATACAGTTATACAATATCTTGTACGGTTTAGTATATTTTAATATTGGCTGCCAGTAGGGATAATCGAATAAAAATATGGGTTTATCTATATTTAACATCTTCATTACAGCATTTAAAGAATCAGCTACTTCCTTTGGGTCTATTCTTAGGGCATGTCTTACTAGACCACTTCCTCTAAGACTACCTAGATATAGCTGATTTCCAACTCTAGTTACTCCCTCATTAGAAAGGTTGGCGTCAACATATACTAAAGGATAGTGTTTCGCCAATAGTTTGGCCATCATTTGCGGTCTCTGCTGCCTAAAAGTCCAGGGTATGCCCCCAAACTGCACTATAGATTTCATTATACCCCTTTTCTGCGCCATGATTTGAATACTTTATAATTAAATATAGAAAAAAACCCCATTTTCTTATCAACTATAAGACAAATAACTATATAGCTTTTTAATTTAAAGAATAAAAATATTTTATAACTTGTAAATAACTCAAATAAAAACTCCATATCTACTCCTTAAATAGTAACTTCTATTATCGGCACTAGTTGTTTTCTTGCATACTTTATACAATTATATGTTCCGCCCTTACTTATTCCATCATAAAAGGCTATTTCTATTTAAAACCCCCACAGCATATATCTACTATTTTAAATCAGGGATATTCTATTTAACTCCAACTAAACATATCAAAAAGCAGGCATTTTTTACATAGAATTGGTGTAATATAAGCAGTTACCTGTCTTTTGTCCCCAATAAAAAGAATATCCTCTTGCTCTTCTCCAATTTGTTCAAAATCATGGTTACAGTTACTCTGTTGTTTTAATATAGAACTAACAATTTCAGTAAATTTTCTATTCGTGTTATTCATAAATAAGCTCCTGTAACTTTCTTCTATAATTATATCAAATAACATAACTATAGTCAACTTTAATTATCAAATCCTCCACAACACGTGCAAACTTTATGGCCTATTGGGTGGGTTCGACTCCAAAGTTCTAAGTTTTCTATTCTATTATCACTTCGTTTTTGGTTTTTGTGATGGACCACATATTTTGGTCTAAGATATCGCTGACCAGCTATTTCTATTAGAGCGGGGTGCCTAGGGTTTGTTTTTCTTAACTGCGCCTCCATTACTAATCTATGCTCAAATACGTAGCTAACCTTACGATTTTTATTTTTGCCATAGGGATGACCCTGTGTGTATACAACAGTATATCCTTGGTTTGTTGTTTTACCGCCTTTCCAGCGGGGACTATTTTCTCCGCCCTTCTTTTTAAAGTTACTGGAACATTTATAACATCTAATAGATCTATCGTCAATTATTATATTACAATCAATACACTTATTCTGCCCCAAGCGATGTTTATTCTTATCATACTGCTTCTTTTGTTTTAAAATTTTTTCTCTATTACATTGGTAATATTTATGAGAAGATTTATTGCAAGATTCTTTATGCTCTTGATAATATTTTTTCCAATAATCTTTTTCTAAACTCATCCGTATATCAATTCCTCTAAACTTTGAGCGTCTTGTTCCAATAGATTATGGTACTCTTTAAGATATTCCAATGTTATGACCCCATTCCAATTAAATTTATGTAATATCTTTATTACTTTTTTAAAGTCTATTCTACCGTTTTCTATAAAACAAGGTAAATGCTGCTTATTTCCAACTGTATTGCTAAAGTGAAATACTGAAATAATTGGTAGATAATAGTGAATATCCTCTTCATCTTCTCTAGTATGGCTAAAATCATAACATACTCTAAAACCATAGTACCGATTTAACCAATCAAAATTTCCCCAACACCCCCATCTTTTCTTGCTTCCAAAAGTCTCTATACATATGTTAAAATCCCCCAGAATCGACTTTATTAAGTCTAGACTATGTAGAGTACTATCTGTATGTAATTTAGCAAATGAGGGGTGAATTACTATGTTATCCACTAACAATTCATTACCTAATTCTTTAAGCTTGTATAGAATAGATTCAAGTTGAGGGTCTGCTACTTTGAAGTGTGGAGCATGAATTGAAAAAACCTTTAGTTTTTCTTGCTTAATCTTCTGGATATACCCCCGATTTTTTGTGCTAAGAAACACCTGTGTATCAACAAAAGCGAGTTCAATTTTGAATCTGCAGAATTTTAAGTAGTTTGAATCCATCCTCACAGCAACTTCTAGCATAATTTTTTCTCCTTGTGTGGACATTCTCCATAGTGTCCTTTAGCCATATTACAGTTATAGCATAATATCTGAAACCCCTCTGGAAAATCATTTTTAATTAGCCAACCAATGATTTGTTGCCCGCCACCCACATTTGCTGTTTTCCTGTGCTCTGCACCATCGTTATTTATATGGTCTATTGTAAGAAACCTTATCTCTCGTTCTCCACAACAAGCGCACTTAGGAGGATTGCCACTATAATGATTAAAAACTCTCAATCTACGTTTTTGGCAATACTCCCTCATCTGCATATGATTTTCTTCCCAACGTCTTTTATTATAACCAAATATTTTTCTGTTCTCACTTATTTTTTCCTTATTCTTTTCTTGGTATTGTCGCTGTTTTTCTTTTAACTTTTCTTGATTTTTTAAATAGTAATTCCTTTTTTGCTCTTGCAATCTAGTTTTATTCTCAAAATACCATTTACTTTTATATTGTTTTTCTTTTTCTGTTATTGGTTTGCCTTTCCTATTTTCATTAATCCTATCTTTATTTTCACTATAGTATTTTTGCTTGCACTTTCTTACATACTCCTTATTATTAAATCTCCATTCTTTCTGGTATTCTTGTGAGGTTTTATTTTTATACACCATACTTCTATCACTATTCCATCCTTGCTATGCCAGGTTCTTCTGGAAAATATTTTTTTAATATCCTCAAACTTTTAGTAAAGTATTCTGCTCTTCTTATCCTTGTAGCGTCTTTTGAAGAATCTAAACTTGCCTCATGGTGGTGTACTATTATGTGTGGTATGTACCAAGTAGAAAAACCTAATTCTTTTGCTTGCAAGCAATACATAAGATCCTCGCAGTAAAAACGCATCTCCTCACAAAAGCCTCCAACAGATTCAAAAACATCCCTTCTGGTGAAAATCGCTGATCCCCCAATATATTTAACTTTCTCTGGTTTACTATACTTTGCGTCCACATAATCCAATGACTTGTTCCATCCCCTTAGTGTGTTATTAAAATCTACCCCACATCCTTTACTTCTACCTTTTTTATCTACAAGCTTATATCCCAATACTCCACAGGACTTATGCTTTTGCATAAAAGAAACAGAAGCCTTGTCATATGCTTCTGTCGTCTGAGTATCATTATTTAAAATTAATATATGGGGAAACCTACCTACGTTAACTCCTTGATTAACTGCCTTAGAATACCCAAGATTTTCCCTATTAAAAATGACTTCAACTTTAGGGGAGGCCAAATTTTTCAGATAATCTATCAATTCTTTGTTTTTTGAAGCATTGTCTACAATCGTGATAGTATAGGGCAGGGTTGTGTTTTGTTTTATAGAAGCTACTAAATCTTTTAATTCATCTAATAGCTCATAGCTGATAATACAAATGTCAATTCCTATTTCTTTCATACAAAAAATTCCCCGTTTCCTAATTAAGCTGAAGTCACCAAATAATGACAACTTCGTAACTCGCTCTACTCCTGATAGATGAGCTATATTTGAGGCTGCCTGCTTTAGATAAATTCGGCAGGTTCACTCTGATTTTGGTGTTACCAACACCTACTAACAGAGCTACGAAGAGTGATAAATTCTTCTAGACCCTATTTGGTCACAGCCTCAATTATTATATTACCACAGCACTTTTTATTTGTCAAGTATTTTTTATAAAAACTTTAGGAAGCTGGTAGGAATCGAACCTACTAAGACTGTATCAACTAGTTTACTCAGCCTACCACCTGTCGGCTCCATTTGCCGTTCGGATACAGCTTCCTAGTCACAGTTTAATCCTTGGGGACTTCCTATGACTAATACTATTATACCAAAAAACAAAATTACTGTCAAGTATTTATTCCATCATATTTCATTCTTAATTCACACATGTCTTTTCTAAACTCCGTTAATCCCTTACAAATACCAAAATATTCGCAATTTCTACATGATTCACATATTCCTTCCTTATATGCTGATAACAAAAGATTGGACATATGTTTAATAAAATCAAAAATTAAATATATATCTATTGTTGTTAATATTAATGTTAATAATAGCATTAATAATCTCCGATTCCTGAATTAATAGAAAAACCACTAGCTTCTCCCCCTGCTGGGGGTACATATTCAGTTATTTCAAATGTCACTGGAGTATTACAAGTCCCACCTGCTGGATTAGTAACAACCAAATCCCAAGTACCTGTCACTGTTCCTGTTAAATCAAAACTACAGGTAAGTTCTGTATCCGAGCTAACAACTATACTTGTTGCGTTAATATCCGACTCTCCTAGTTTTGTAAGTTTAACAGCGGCACCATACCTAAAATCTGTCCCTGTTATTGTTACAGGCACATTTCCATTATTAGCCCCCGTCGCAGGATCAATACCTGATTGTACCGGTGCTGTTGTAATAGACAACAAATCAAACATTAAATCATACTGTGCTCCGTTAAGTCTAGTCCAGAGTACCCCTAGATAGTCTACTAGTTCTCCACGCATTTCTAGCAATGGATAATATTGTGTAGCTGAAGCATTATAAATAACTGTCTTAGATCCAAAAGAAGGAGTCCCTGCTACTGTACTTGCTTTATAAACCACATCATTATTTGAATTATCAACATAAGCAATATATATATTACTATCTGATCCAAAACCAATTGAAGGTTCTTTAAGATTGCCCGTTGTGTCTAGTGCTGTTCCTGTAGCGTTATTCCATGTAGTTGCTCCTGTAGAATAATTATAATGAATATCTAAATCTGTGCCTTCCCCCGCTACTATCCAAGCTCTATCATTGCTATCTATAGCTAGTTTAACTTCCCCTGTAGGAATCGCATTATTTGGATTAATTACTGTATCTTCTCCCGCTGTTCCGTCCCGTTTTTTCCAATTACTTGCTGTATCCGCATCAGCAAAAGCACAAGACTTATAAAACACGTCTATAGATCTATAAACAGCATGTAATTTATCAGTACTATCTATAGCTATTCCAACATTAAATACCCCCGTAGCATTAATAAAAACAGCTACAGCACTACCTAACCATCCTCCATTATAACGATTGTAGTAGCCTGTAAATACATTAGATGCATTATAGCCTGTAGTAATAAAAGCAGGTTTGCCATCGAAAGTTAGCACTATTGATGGATAGTACCCCATTTGAGTAGTTCCTGGTCCACTATTAGGTTGATCAAAACCTTGTGTAGATAGATCAGCTTTTTTCCAGCTATTCGAGTCATCTAAATTATCCAAGTCTACACAACAGGAATAAGCAACCGTCCAAGCAGATGTAGACCTATCCGACCAGACAACATGAAGCCGATCATTTGCATTATCTATTGCTAATGAAGGGCGTAACTGGCTATAATTACCTTGATTAAAAATAAAGCTTGCGCTATTTCCAGCTAAACCTACCGGAATACCCCAAGAAGTACCCAGAATATTTGAAGATTTAACCAGCCAAACTCGATTGTACGATCCATCATAGTCCATCCAAGCCAAATAAAAATATCCATACTTATCCCTAATAACTTTTATCTGACTAACTTCTTGTGTTCCGCCCTCTGTCCCTATATTAGCATCAATTGTTTGTGCCGCCATTTTTATCTCCTATTTAGCTAGTCAGCGATTGTTTCGTGCGTACCCAAACGCCCAGGTCAGCAGCAGTATGTGTATCATCTATTGTTTCTATTTCCGTTGTGAGAATATCGTTCTTAATCAATGCTGTTGTAGTTGGTGTCGCTGACTCATCTGCATTTGTTCCGTTTGCAATAAGTGGTTTATCCCCATCTGATGTGAATATAGATACTCCATTTTTAAGCACATCTACCCTAACTCCAGAGCTTACCGGCGTCGCACCAGCTACTGGGGCTGTTTTAACTCTGGCATATACCTTGTCTATCGTTAAGTTTGTTGCTGGAAGTATCTCTATGTTGCACACTTTGATTGTTGGTGTAGCCAGTGAATCATCCCATAAACTTCCAGGTACAAAGAATACAGGGGAAGCCCATACTTTATTTGTTCCTATAACAAAGGCAACCCACGAGGCACCGTTCCATAAGTATAAAATTTCGTCTTCATTATCCCAGTATGCCTGTGCTGTAGCGGGTGTTCCTGGTGCTGTTGATGCTCTATGAAAAACTAGATTTAACCCCTGATACTTTGCAAAATCTAGATTTGCATCCAATGGAGTTATGTGGCTTGTTGGTAAATGTCCTTGTACTTCTGAAGCTAAGTTTACTTTTGGAGGACTACCATATGTAGTATCTGCTCCTAATGGCATACCATACCCAGGGTCTTGATAAATATCCTCTTGATTTAAGTCACCAACATCACTATCTTCTAGCAGAGAGTAAGACCCATAATTACCACTAATAGTTGTTCTATATATTCTATATCCAGTAGCCCCCGCCGGATACCCTGAAAGAGTAATAGTTACTTTATTTTCACTATTAGTTGTATTAGCCGAAGGTAGTCCCTCTGTCACATTTGCATCCCCTGTATCATTATATGTTGGTGAAGCTACGACTTCTTGGTGTGTATAGTACCAATGACCACTGTCTTTTTTCCTATAGATATTCCAGTGGGTTGCCCCTGAAGGAGCTGACGGAAACGTAATAGTAATCTTATTAGTAGAAGTCGTAGTTGGTACTACAATAGCTGCGGGGTCTCCAGAAAATGTCTCCCCATTACTTTTTACTGCACTTAAAGTATACATATAAAATCCGGCTGTTAAAGTTCCTCCTGTTGTAGTAGTTGCTAATGTTGGTTGTGTTGGTGTAGAAACTGGGTCCGGCATCTGTATAGTTTCTTCTGGACTAGCTACTGTTTCTCCTGTAGCATCATAAAAAGAAACTCTATAACACATTAAAAGACCAGCGGGAATAGCTCCCCCGGAAGCTGCCTGCACTAACGATATAGTTTCACTGGGAGTAGCTTCATTAAGAGGATTAGTTAATCTAGTATCCCCCGTATGCTGATGAGAATTAACCGCAACATTAAGTAGAGCATCTAAGAGTACTCTATCTCTATCTGTAAAAGCATAGTCATTTGTAGTTGGGGATTGTCCTCTTAATCTTTGAAAACCAAAGTAATCTGTAAGATAATCTCCAGAATCCCCCACCCATTCATTTTCTGGCATCTAGTTCATCTCCTTTTTCTTAAAATAAAGTCTACCAAATTCTAACTACCTGCTTATCTACATCTAAAACCATTCTTCTAACTGCTCTCTGTTCTTTAATTATTTTGGTGACTGTTTCTCCAATAGACTCTGGAGAATGTAAGTCTCTTAGTGTTACTACTTTATCCTTAAGTACTACATATTTACCTGTCTCATCCAATGGTGTATCTGATACTTCTCTCAAAACTTCTTTAACTATTCTCTTAATAAATCTTTTAATCATTATAATCTTCTCCTTTATCCTCTTATTCTTTTTACTGTCGGTCTATACCAAGATGTTTGTACTCCCTTATGGTGTTGTCCCTCATTTGCTACACTTGTTGTCCATCCCTTTAATTGAGCTGATCCTTCTACTGGAGGTTCTTGCCAAACACCAAACTTGGAAAAACGTACATTTAAATCGTATGCAACATTTTGTGGATCATCCCAAACCCCCGCTCCACCACTCGCCAATACGTTTGTAGAAACCCCACCTACTACCGGCCATCTTGCCCACATAAGACTAGGGTCTCCAGGATTACCCAATAGTTCAATAACTTCGGGTGATTGCCAACCTGCCCCAGTTCTTTCTATATAGTTTATATCTAAACTAGCATCCAAATAAATGCAAACAATTTTTCCATCCGCCGAACAAGATATTGATGGTCGTGTACGCAAAGGAGTAATTTCAAAAATCCAGCTTACACCCGATTTATACCCGTAGTTATTTGCGCCCACGGCCACTTCCCATACAATATGAATAACATTACTCGCATCTACTGCTATGCTAGGAGTACCGACCGAAGAGCCGGAAGCAATTGTTTCATACGTACCCCAAACTCCAGTTGCCCCTGGTGATCTTTTATTGTACCTTACGGTAGTACCCCCTGAAAGGGTTGTCCATATCGCATGTAACCAATTATTAGAATCTACGGCTATTACAGCATCATATGACCGTGAAATACCTCCTGAAACAGTTTGTACTGCTGTCCACGTACTCAATGCGCTCGACCACATTCTATGCTTTAGTGAGTAACTATTCCATTGACCTTGCGCGTAAACAACATGAACATTATCTTCAGAATCTACTGCAACACAGTTTATGTATATTCCACTAGCATCTAGCGTTAAAGAACTAATAAAGCCGACACCTGGTCTATAACGCGTATAAAATACATCTCCGGTATCTGCTGCGTGATAATAGACTATATGTAAATCATCAGTACTATCTATTGCCATTGCTACTGCTGTAATCTGATTCACACCTGCCTGACTAATCAATTCCGATACCCATGTTACTCCATCATCGTCAGAATGTGCTAAAAACGTGCTGGGATACGTGACTGCCTTATTCTGGTAACAACACCACAGTATGCCCTGACTATCTCGGACTAAACACCGTTCGTTGACACTACCTGTATTTGCGACAGAATATACTGAATAAGGCATCTAGTTCCACGACCCATCTTGATCAAATATTAGATGACATTTCGCTTGAATTGAGTAATGTATATCAATGTCAAAATCCCCCGTAGCAGTCGTGCTAATCCTAAATTTACAAGCCGAATATAGTCCCTTGCCGCCCATTTCAAAATCTGTTATTGATAGATCGGGCTCTTGCACAACTCCATTAATATATAATCTAGCATAAAGTGCCATTAATCCCAGCCTTCCCCTTTTTCATACATTAAATGACATTTTCCCTGCATTCTATATGTAATATATATTTCAAAACTTCCGGATGCTTCTATAATTGCTCTTAATTGCACCGCTTCATAAAGACCTTTGGTATCCATTCTCCATCCAATAGGAGGAAGCTGTACTTTAGTTACTGTTCCCGTTTTTATCTCATAGCCAAACACAATATTTGGTTTTTCCATAAAACGAATAAAACCAAATGGAAGAAGAGGAGTATCAGTAGAAGAATTCCCTGTTCCAGTAAATCTAAGGGAACCATACACTTCCCTCACCTGCTCTCTTAAATAACTTCTTTTGCTCTCTTCGGCTTTACGAAAGTCTAAAATTTCTGGTATATCTATTATAATCTCCTCCTAACTTATGGGAGTTCCCGGCTCTACGTTTCCGACAGGTTCCGGAGGTTCCAAATCAAAAGTATCTAAAGTTATCTCCCAAGACCCATTTTCCAGATTCATAGTGCTACTTAGTCCTGTTATCAATGCCTTTGTATTTATCTTAGTTCCATTTTCAAAAATATCCACTATATGACCAACATCATACCTATTTTCCCCATACACAGTAAGACTTATGGTGTTATTATGTATATTAGACCAAAAATCTATTAGCCTTGCCATTTCCGCACATTGCCCCTCATTTTCAAGAGCTTCATCAGAATGAGTTGCTATTCTTATTTGTCCTCTCATTGGGGTAAGAAAATGGTTTGGTTCAAAACTTGCATTAACTATCTTTAATTCATCATAATCAATTTCTGTTCTCCCCGGTACATGTTCTACCCAAGAAGTGGGTACTCTAGAGTGTATTTGATTCCATCTATTACGAGCGGCTAGAGTAAAGAAATTTCCTACCCATCTATCCGAAGGAGATCTTCCTCCATAACTCCACCTTTTAACTTTATAGTAGTTTCCGCTTTTACCTATTATTTCGTCCCCCCACACAGGGGCAGAGGTATTTGTTATAAATGACCTAATAAGCCCTTCTTGAATCTGAAAATTCTTAACCGCATTATAACATTTCATACCATAATAGTTAGCACCACTTCCACGTCTTTCCGTAGGTATCCAAGATATGTTGTCCCAGCTATCAGATTCACCAGCAGACATTCCAGCTACCCAAGACTTAAAATTATTCCAATCATCGTCATTATGCCAGTGATAAACCCCACCAGATTGCTTTGATTTATTACCAAAACAATAATTATGTGTAATTTGTCTATTTTGATAATCAACATGTTGTATATCCTGTGGGGGAATAATGTTAATATTACCAACTCCTCCTAGAGTTTTGCCGTAAACTAGAAGTTTACTTCTAGCATAAGTATCTATAAGTCTTCTACTTACATTGTTTATATGGATACCCTCAGTTATCATATACTGAGAATTAGGAATAACCGATCCACTAATTGGGGCGTGTTGAAAATGAGGTATTCCATCAACATCAAAATACAAAGAATACCCAACTATCTCTTTTACTCTTGTTATGATATCAATAAGCATCATTTGAGACATTTCTTCAAGAGTAATCATAACTCCAGTAGATTCTACATTCCAGCTATCCAATCCAGCTATTCTAAACACACATTTTACAACTTCAGATAAATCATTATAGGCTACCCACCTATCTGTATTTTTGTATATTTCATTTTGCTGTTTATCATTTTGTGTGCAAAACCCAATAGGATAATAGGTATCTGGTATAATTGGGGGGTAAAGCGTTTGCTCAAGTAAAAGTTTTCCTAAATCTCTACATCTAATAGTAATCAAATCTGGAGGATTATTAAATACTACCTCATCAATTAACCAAGTTCCTGTTTTTTCTAAAGAAGTGTCATATCCTTGATATGTCTTTATTAAAGTATTTGGCACTAATGCCGGATAAGAAATATTTCCCCAATCTTCGTCATTTCCTAGTGGGTGCAATTCGTTATTAGGATCTAATACAGTTATTTCACAGGTAGCTGCATCAGAGGCATACTCTTTATTTATTTGTATAGACTGTACTCTTGGTAGAGTTAATTCTACGGCCCCTTGATTCAAAGCCCTATAACTTATCCCATTATTTGGTTGAAAGCCATGCTCTACTTCTATTATAGCTCTTGGATAAACTAGAATACTGCAAGAAGATTTCCCAAGAAACCTAGCCATGTAATATCACCTGTTTCATTATACCTACTTTTAATTTAAAATACGCAGCACCAGAGTACCTGTATAATAATGCTGTGTATTCGTGGCAAACTGTCTTTGAAGACTAAGAGACTCTATTAAAACAGTAAAAGAATCATTATGATCATCTACTAAAGTAAGAGTTCCGCTAGTGTTATACCAAGTCTCAAATTGTTCCTTTGCTGCTTCTGAAATTGCCACTATCTCACAAGATTTAGTGGGAGTTTCCGGCTCTCCCTCTTGTAATACATCTTCACCTTGAAGTATACCGATATAATTTATTCTTTTTCTTCTGTCCGTTGTCTCCCCTATTGGATTTAGCTCGAGGGGGGTACCTCCAAGTGACCATTTAACTGACATTAGTACCTCCTAGCAACAAGACTTCTTGCTCTTGCTTCGTCAGCTATTTTTTTGTTAACGTTCTTAGACAAAACATCATCTAATTTAGTTAAATCAACATCACTAGATACAAATATAGTAACTTCTCTATTATCTACATATCCTCCACCCTGTTGTTGATACCCGCCTTGCATACTTCTTCTTATCTCATATATTGTTGGCAGGGTTATCCCAGGAAGATTAAAAGCTTCTCTTTTTTCACTTTCAGCTTCCTCTTGAAGCCGCATTAGCTCTAACCTTAACTGATATCCTTGTTCTCTTGTAAGTTCTGCACCTTCAGCCAATTTTCTTACTGCCTCTATCTGTTGCTGGACAGTTATTTCCCCAAGTTCTCTTCTCATATCAAGAATAGTTTTTTCTTGGTTATAGTAATCCATTCTTAACTGTTTAGCTTTTTCATAATTTGCTGTTTCTTGTCTAAGTGCTTGTGCTTCCCCTTCCATATTTCTAACCCAGGGAACTTCTGCTTCTGATCTTTGTAATTCGGCCCTAGCTTTTTCAAGAGGCTCAAGAATCCTAGCTTCTCTTGCTTCATCTACAGCTTTCTCTAAATCATGCAAATCTGCGTGTTCTTGAAGCCTTAATTCTTCTATACGTGATAAAATACCTAATTGTTTTACTTCATCTTTTTCTAAAGCAAGCATTTCATATGCGTGCTGTATTTCCATTTGTACTCTTTCTAGCGGTTTTTTCCTACTAGCTAGGGATAAAGAAAATCTAGCCTCTACTAATTGTTTGTTATATTCTTCTTGTTTTATTACAGCAGCATTTTCAGCTTGAAGAGCTGCTTGTTCTTCTTCAAAAGTATCCGCTGTTTCTTTTAATAATTTTGCTGTTTTAAAAGCTATAGCTATTCTTTCTTGTTCCGTTCTAGCTGCGGATTCCTGCGTTTGTAATAAAAGTTCCTGCTGTGCTACTTGAGCGTCTAAATAAGCTCTTTTTTTGTCCTCTAATACTTTAAGAGCATTATTTTTTTCTACTGCTCCCCCAGCCCTATCTACCTCATTTTTAGCTATCTGTAATTCTATTTCCGCTATCTCTACCCCGCTTTTGGCAAAAGCTAAAGATAGTTGTTCTTCAGACCTTACTTGATTTTTTCTCGACTCTTTAGCCGCTGCCCCTGCTTGATATGAAGCTGCCTTAGCATTATTTAATTCTTCTTCAGTTGCCCTATTTTGATCATGCAATTTTTTAATTCTGTTATATTCATCTGTTGCTTGTCTTTGTGTAGTTATAGCAGACTCTAATTCCCCTGTTCCCGCATATTCTGCAGCGGCTTTAGCTAAATTATTTCTAGATTGAATAATAGCGGCTTGTTCTTTGTTAAATCCCTGTACTGCTTTAATCCACTCCTCGGAACCTTCTGGAAGTTTATTTAAAGCCCTATTAAAATTTTCTTGGTATTCAGCAAAGGATATTAATCCAACACTATATTCATTTGTTGCCGTAGTTAAATCTATAGTAGCATTTTCCACAGCCTCGATTTCTTTTTTAGATAGGTTTTCTATTCCAGCTAATTTAGCTGCCATTTTTTCTTCTTCTATCATTGCTTTTATAGTAGACTTTTTAAAATCCCCCGACTTGCCCATCTCTTTTATCATTGCTATTTTTACGCCTGAATCACTTAATTCTTTTCCTGATTTCTTTTCATATTCTTTTTTAATCTTATCTTCCGTTTCCATATAAACTGCTTTAGCCTGAAGTTCCGCCTGCATATCTTGTTTTGTTTGTTCTAATGCTTGTTCTCTATTATCTAATAATTTTTTCATTGCGACTTTAGATTTTGTTTCTGGAGTAGCTTCTATTCCCAATAATGCTTTAAGGACTTCCTTATTATGTTTTTGCCAAGCTTCCATTCTTTCTTTTGCACTTTTTGCTTCCGCAATTTCTGGTCTAAGTGCTCCAGCAACATCTAATGCTGACGCCGCTCTACCGGGCACAACTGCTGGCCCTTTTATAAACGCGGTTGTTCCTGCGGCATAGCCCATTTGGGCTACTTCCCCTACTCCCGCTTGTACCCCCCCTGGAGCTGGGATAGGTAAAGTAATTTTTCCAGGAATATTGTTTAATGTATCAAATAAGCTACCAGCAGCATCATTAACTGCTAATACAGCTCTTAATAAGGCATCAAAAGAATCTACCATTTCTCCTATTGGATTAGTTACGTTAGATGCACTAGCAAATCTATCTATTGTAGCATTAAGTCTTGCCATTTTTTCAGAGGTGGTATCCATTATCAAAGAATATTCTATAGCTGCACTTCCAGCAGCTCCATAGGTTTCTTTTTGCATTGCCATATAAACATCTTGGTTTTTAAGTAGGGTTGCCATTATGCCCCTACTTCTTCCTTCAGCAGCTAATCTTACAATAGCCTCTTTTCCTGCTTGATTTTGTTTAGTGTATGCTTTAAATAAGTTGTTTATTCGTTTTTCCAAACTAAGAGAAGTTCCATCAGCTTTGCTCATTTCTGCGCCTAAAAGTGCAAGTTTTCCTTTATTCTTTTCTAAGTATTCGGGAAGTCTTCTAAATAATGTTGCTACCTTAGATGGCTGTTCTCCTGTCATCTTCAAAGCAGCAGCAGATAAAGCCATTGTTTGTTTTAAATCCCCCCCATAGGTCTTAATAATGCCACCAGACCTAGCTAATACTTCCATCGTACCAGAAATATTTGCACCATATTTATTCTGCAAAGCATTTAATTGGTCTACTACATCTATAAGATCTTGTCCGCGCAACCCCATAGAATGATAAAGAGCCGTTAAATACTTAGTAGAATCAGCTAACTCCATTTCTCCAACTTTTACTGCCAGTATTGATGCCTGTTGCCCATATATTATATCTGTCATACTTCTTGTAGTTTTCCCCCATTCAAATGTAGCATCTATGACATCTGTAGTTGCAACACCAAAAGCGTGAGACATATCAAATATTTGGGTTGTTATTTTACCCATATTAGTCGCATCAATTACTCGCTTTAAATCTGCAAAATGTTTCTCTAATTCCATACTCCTTTGAGTTAATTCAGAAACAGCTCTAACCGTACCAAATACTGCTCCAGTTGCTATTGTCCATAAAGCTACCTTACCAATAATGGACCCTAGTGTATCCGCACCAGTAAAGGCATCGGTAAACCCTTTTTTGGCCTTTACTCCCGCTTGTCCAGTATCTCTTAAATATTGATTTACTTTACTTTGTACTTTAGCTGCTTCTCTAGCCTTAGTAATTGCCTCCGGGTGTATTCCTAGTTGTTTTGCCGCCTGTTGATTTATAGCTAAGGATTTCTGCTGCGTTGCTGTTAAGTTACTGGTAGCAGCATTTCGTTTATTTAGTGCTGCTGCTACTTCATTTACCTGCTTACCAGTTTTTTCAGCCTCTTTGCCTACTGCCGACATCTGTGTTGCAGCTTGCTTTCCCCCTGCTGCTCCACCAGCTAATCCCTGCTGTACTCCTTGTTGGGCTTGACTCATTTTTGCTGGTAGGGTAGCTATTGCAGCGTCAAGTTGTTCCATATTAGCAAGAAACGAAATCACAAATGAGTGTGTTGTATCCGGCATTATTACTCACCTACTTTCTGTAGGTATTCCATATTAGTCCTTTCTAATCCACCTGGACAAATTGATCATAATTACCCCGTCCCTTTTTACCAAACCTGCTATCAAACCATTTTTTAAGCTTTTGATCATCCATCCAAATACTCTTTGGTGGTCTGTCTTCATCAGATAAATGCTCATACCAACTTAAAACTGTTTTAGCGTGCTCTATAGCTCTTGTTATTGTCCAGGGTAGTTCTAGTATCTTTGTTATTCCTTCTGGAAATAACGTATCCAAGTTATTAAAACTTTTTGCGATGCCAATTAAATTTAAAAAGACATCACTATGAGCTAGTTTTTTACATCATTCTCCGACATATTACCTCGTAGAGAATAATACTTGTCTATTAACTGCATATAAGTATCCCCGAAGATATTATCCTTCATCTCAGAGACAGAATTAAATAGCCTCT